CCAAATGTCGTTAAATTTCCAAACGATGTTTCAACTACTTTTTCATTATTGCTTTTTAGTCTAACAATAAGTTGATCTGATAAGATAAGTCTTAAAATAATTAAATTTGTAACAATTTTCATTTTTTCTTTTTGTAGTTCATCTGGTAATGTAAGAGTGTTCACTGCAGTATCTAGTATACTACTATTTGGATCTAATGGTAAGTTAAGAGCAATTAGTCTTTGTTTTAAATCATTTGAAGTAGACTCTGATGTATAATTACAGAGCATAGTATTTGCTTCTTCAGCACTATATCCTAAATAGATAAAATGTGAAATAATACTATCACGACCACTTGTATTTCGTTCATTATCTTTATTCTTAAAACACTCAAGTTCAAGTTCAAACTTTCCAATCTTTTCAAGTGTATCGATTCGTGGAATAAAGTCAATTTCATTTTTCTTATCTTTATATTGACGCCAAAGTCTTCTTATTAAATCATAATTGGTTGTTCTTGCATTTGTTATGATATTAGCACTGATTTCGTTTGATGCTCTAGTTGTTGTATTATTAGGACCTGTGATTTTATTAGTTCCAAATCTTCCAAATAATCCCCTACTTTTTTTTCCAACTTGTCCAACTTCACTATTGCCGAACGCTGGTAAAAATGTCTTTCCAAATTGCTTCCAGGATCTAGTTGTTGTAGTTAATCCTGAATTATTTAGTTTTTTTCTAAGGTTATAATTTGATCTAGTTTGACGTAGTGGATTCTCCACAACGGTCGGGCTTGACATCTATATAGTTTAAAGAAAATACGAAATAATGATGTAGAATGTCATTCTTGGCAATGATTGATGAGGAACTACTCAATGGACCTGGCAGCGTATCTCGTGAAGTATCTTGCTGTAGTCGCTTTTCGTCAATCGTTTGGGAATTTGGCCAGTTTCTGATGTCAAAGTACGCTGGATATGAGCCTCCATCCGATGAGGAAAATGAAAATGAAAATAATGCAGTCAATGGCAAGCCAAAGGTGGAAGAAGTAGAGGAAGAAGATGAACTCTACATCGATGATAACGAGCTCTATGCTAGCTACGTTGCCAGTTTGGAGAAGGAGAGATCGACCAAGCGTGTCTACAATCTCAGACCGCGTAAGCCTGCCCGGGGATAAGGTATAGTATAAAAAATTGAATAAGTAGATAACCCTATAGTTGTTAACGCAGCTATGTTTCTATCGACTCACAACTACATTGACTTTCGCATTGAAACCTGTGAAGGTGAATGTATTCATACATTTTCAGGAGCTGAGAAAGCAGGAAAAGCGCTTCCAGGTGATTCTGTTAAAGCTATACCTAACGCAGGATGTGAATTAGTCTATCACGTATTACATCCACCTCTTGTAGGTCTTCTTGAATTAAATACAACCGTACGCTATGGCTTTACAAATCGTAATGTACCTCTTTACTTATTCAAACCCTATAATGAATCCTATCCACCTATGCTAGTTGCCTCTAAAGATACAAGTCGTACGAATCAACTGGCAGTGGCAGCCTTTGAACACTGGACTGATACTACCTTTCCGCGAGGTGGAATTACAAAAATACTCGGCCCTGCAGGTGTACGAGAGATTGAATTAGAAGCCATTGCTCTTCAATATTCTCCGTGGTCTTGGACCTCCAAAGTCTGCCCTACAGAGCTCATTCATCCAGATCGCGAGAAACGCTTTATTCTTGATAAACCGACAATTAATATTGATCCAGAAGGATGTCTTGATATTGATGATGTACTTTCTCTCTGGAAGGAAACTAAAAGTACCTGGACTCTTGCAATCTCTATCTCAGATGTGTCTGCCTATGTTGAACTCAATCCATCCCTCCGATTTGCTGAAAAAATAGGACAAACACTCTATACTCGTGAAGGTGCCATTGTACGATCTATGTTTCCTACACGATTTGCAACCGATACATTCTCACTTTTACCTGGAAAAGAACGATTTGTTCTAACGCTCTTTGCTACCTGGAATGGATCCTCTCTTTCCAACTTTCACTGGAAAGAATGCTGTCTAACAAATACAGCCTCCTATTCGTATTCTAACTGTAGTTCAATCAAAGAACTTGATACAACTGTTTTGAAGCAGATTGTTTCATCTCTCGAAGGTGATCCCACTGATTCTCATTCGTGGATTGAATCTCTGATGCTTCTCTATAATTCAGAAGCAGCCGCTGTCTTGAAGAAAGCGAATGCAGGACTTTTGCGTAGTCATAGCGAACCCGAACAAAAACGTCTGATTAACTATGCAGCTCTAGGTCTTCCTATTCAAGAACTTGCTTATCCTGCAGCAACCTATACAGACTGTCAAAATGAAACTGGACACTGGGGTCTTAAGAAAGGACTCTATTGTCACGCAAGTTCTCCTATTCGTCGTTATGCTGATATCATCAATCAAGAAGTTCTAAAAAATCATCTTGAAGTACAGTCTACACAGTATACTATACTTGCAACTGCACTAAATAGGCTTGAGAAGGCTGCAAAGTCCTATGATCGCGACTGTCGATTTGTAGACTGTCTTCTTAGTTCAAAAGGACTCTCACTTTCAGGAATCATTGTTGAACTTCATCCAGAAAAAAAGAAAGTAAGTGTCTATATAAATGACTGGCGTCGTATGATTCGCTGTCCAACGACTGATGAATGGAAAGTAGGTGATTCCGTTCAAATCCAATTTCACGCATCAATGACCGGTCGCTGCTGGAAGCGCAAGGTGATTTACAGACTAGATCGTCAAATATAGACTCTCAGGAATTGCAGCACCCTTTACAAGGACTTTCTGTACATTTTCTAATTTTGCCAGCATTTCAATATTTTGTGTATACGTTGCTAGAGATGTGAATTCTTCCAATAAATTAGATACTTTCAAAATGGTTCTCATAAAATTCCCTTCATAGACATCATAGTCTTCGCAAATAGTTGAAATCGCATCCCCTTGAATCCATCGCCAGACTGGCTCAATCCAATAACTATTCAAGTGCCAGAAGGTACTTGGACTCTGAACACCGTGCTTTTTTTCGGCTTCAAAGAATGTATCTAGCAAGGAATCCAGAGAGTACAATTGATCAATGACGCCTTTAGGAATTTTCAAGGAGGATATAGCAACAGCCATTTCAGTACGCTCATTTAAGAATGCGCAGAGAAAGCATATGATTTCCTCACCTGATAGGACATCACAGAGTCCCTTTGTATAGGCATAGCTCATTAAGAGAGGATTTCCTTCATTTAATTCAGTTGCAAGAGTTCCAAGAAGAGTTAACTTTGTATTGAGAGGATCTGTTATGGGTTCTATAAATCCAGTCTGTTCGAGAACTCGTAGAATAGGATAGAGTGTCTCACGATACTGTTCCATTTGAGTCAGCTGATCTTCTAGTCTCTCAAGATCGACAACTAACTTTTTACGCTCTGTATACTTTGTCCACTGTATAGCATAGATAGGACTCATATGCTTATTTTTCCACTGCTCTAATGACTGCTGTGCCTTCTTTTTTGCAGCATTTATATTCATCTTAAATTCATACTCTAGACGGTCGCGTAGTGTCATATCTTGAATCATCTCCTCTGTAAGACCAAGGCCAGTAAGTTTTTCTCTGACTTCATTTATTTCACGTTTGACTCCTTCAACTAAACGCAGATGCTGCTGATACCAGTAGCTCTGTGACATAAGCGCCATCCACGTTGTATTTCCAGACTGTAGAGTTTTTAAGATAAAGTCGTAGTGAAATTCCATTCGTGATATAAATGTACTCTTATTTCCCGTAAACATCCTCTGAACTTCCTGCAAACTAATCGGATCACGTTCAGGTAAATAGAGAACAAGGCCTTCTGTATCTTTACCTCGCCTTCCTGCTCGGCCTGCCATCTGAATATACTCATCCGTAAACAAGGTGCGTATACCATTTGTTGCATCATCGTACTTTTCATAGCCTGTAAAGACAACCGTTTTGGTAGGCATATTAATTCCTACTGCAAACGTTTCCGTTGCAAAGAGAACTCTAACAAATCCCTTTGAAAACAGGATTTCAATAATTTCCTTCAAGAGTGGAAGAAGACCACTGTGATGAAATGCGATTCCACGCTGTAGAAGTTCAGTAATTGTAAAGAACTGTTTTGTCGAATTATAGACTGCAGGATATTTATGAAGATGAAAGTCAATAATATGTTTTACTGAGGCAGTTTCTGAAGAAGTGAGCAGAGATCCTTGAACTCGGTTAGCAAAGTTTTCACATCCCTTTCGTGAAAAGTTAAAGAATAATGCAGGAAGAAGTTGCTTCTCATCCAACATATGAATACATTCATTGAGTTGCTGAATATACGATACTGGCCTCTTTGTTCCTTCTACAACTGGAGTTTCATAGTTTCCTTGACGTCTTACTGCCACCTGCTTTTGATGCGCCTTATAACTGTCAACCTCCTCTTTACGAGATCGTAGCCAGTCAGTATAGACCTGTGCATTAAACTTTTCCTTGTGATCCATCAAAGTATGTAGCGTAGTTCCACGGATTACCGCGTGAGTCAAAGGAACAATACGATACTGTGTTGAAATTAAATGAATCGGCTTTTCCTTCAAGTTACCTAACCATCCTGCAAATAGTTCAGGCCCATCAATCGTCGCGCTAAGTAAGACAAGATTTACAGTTGGAGGTAGAAGAATCAGAGTTTCTTCCCATACACGACCACGCTCTCGATTATTAATGTAATGGACCTCATCAAATACAACTGCATCCAAGTTATCCAGGCTCAACGAGGCAGATAAACCCAGAGATCGTGTAGACGACGTATACTTGAATAGAAGATTTCGTAGAATTTCTGTAGTCATAATGACGATTGGAGCATCTGGCTGAAACTTGATATCTCCTGTCATAATTCCAACCTTTCCTGGCCACATCGCCTTCAAATCGTGAAATTTCTGATTTGAAAGTGATTTAATTGGCGTCGTATAAAATACACGCTTTCCCTTTGCTAAGCTGTGTGCGATCTGATACTCTCCAACAAGCGTTTTTCCAGATCCAGTCTTTGCAGTCACAAGAACATTTTCGTGCCGATGAATGGCTGAAATTGCGTGTTTCTGAAAAGGATCCAGAGGAAATGAATAGTGAATACTTGGTTCTTCTGGAAACGTTGTACACGGAGATCCAGCATTTACAATTTTGAGATACGTCATTCTATGTGTACATTTATAAGCTATCCAATGTAACTCAATTTTTTAGGGTTAAGGCCTGAATACAGTATACATACAATGGCACCCAAGATCACTATACTTACACTCGCGATTGGCGCAGACTACCGCAAATCGCTAGCGAAAGCACTGAATTCAAAACAGCTCTATGCAGACAAGCACGGCTACAAATACATTCAGGCTGGCGAGGAGTGGTGGGATCGGAATCGCCCTGTTGCCTGGTCCAAGGTACCTTGTCTTCTTGATTTACTATCAACTCTAGAAGAAGGTGCTCTTATTTGGCAAAGTGATGCGGATGTTCTGATAACAAACCCTAATCTACGTATTGAAGATCACGTGCTTCCGTTGCTACCGCCTGATAAGGATATGCTGCTCATCTATGACGCGTGCCACCACGTCAACAGCGGTAATATTCTAATGAGAAACTCTCCGTGGACGCGCGACTTTTGGCGACGTGTCAATGAGCGCACTGACTGCACCTTTCATATCTGGTGGGAGAACAAGGCAATCTGTGATCTTCTTGAAGAAAACAAGGATGACGCAATGCACATACATGTATGCAATCAGCACAAGCGATTCAATGCATATATTATGGGGTTTCCTGAAGAGCCGCTATGGACACCTGGAGATTTTCTTGTTCACTTTGCGGGTGTCTATGGTCTAAACAAGATGGTTAAGCTTATTGAAGACATTGAGGCAGGAAAGACGCCTCGTCGTGATATGTATAATCCTTAGTCTACACATAAATAAGTCCATACTGATATTCCTGATCATTAGGATACCGTGTACCACACAGGGAATCAATCCAGTACTCTCCAAAATTCCAGTCGTGGTACTTGTGATGCAGTAAATGATGATTGCCAATTAAGAAAGCCCAGCGAGGATCATGTCTCATCATTCCTCGTGTATTGAGGAGCACAAGAACAATTGTCCATTCCAGTGCAGTATAGTTGTAGAGGACAACTGGAAAAAACATTCCAATACCTTGAAAGGTCGATTCGACCATCGATGCGTCATACGTGTCAATAAAATTAGGAACTTGTTTTCTATGGTGTTGTTTGTGAAATGGATACCCGATCTTATGATGTAGTATTACATGCGATATATAGAACCATATATCATATGAAATAATCGAGAGGAGAATTGGTATCATTTCTAACAGATAACCGGGAATAAGTGCTGTGTCTTTAGCGACTAGTAAAGCTTCAGATTTTCAATGCGTCGAGCGAGCTCCTGTCTTCCCTGGTCTTGGATAAGTTCGATTTCCCTGACTCGCTTGAACCCTCGCTGTCTCATCTGCTGCTTATAGGCAGGATCACCTTGTAGCCTATTAATTGCATCGACCCAAGCATTCTCGTCATCGCGATCACACGCAATACCTGCACCTCCTACAGACTCAACAAGACCTTCTGCGTGACTATGGATCACAACCACACCTGACGCCATTGCCTCAACTGCAGTACGACCCCAGGTTTCTTTCAGGGAAGGCATAATCAGAATTCCAATGCGTTTGAACACGACAGTTATGTCCTTCTGATTTTCAATGAGTAATACGTTTGAATACACTTCTTTTTCATCATCTTGCTTTGAATAGGCGCCCTTAACACCCAAAAACTGTACATTTGGCATTCGTTTAGCAAGAGCATAAAATAACTCGCTGCCCTTATTTGGATTTACATTAATTAAACAGACTAGTGTGTTTCCTTGTGTATACTGACGAAGAGATGTGAATTTATCAGTATCAACATACGGAATCATTTTGAAGTGCTTATACATCGTAGGGTTTTCAGTAGCTGTATAGTCGCTATTATAGACTACTGTCACAGGAAATTGCATCTTTTGTTGAATGAGCCAATCTTGGTCTTTTACTGTATGAATAAAAACATAACACGGCTTTTTATACTTTTTGACTAATGAAAGCATGCTTGTTTCTTTTGTTCCTTGAAAAAATACAAGATCACAGTCCTTTACAATGCTGTTTGTATGTTCAGTATCAAATTTATAAATGGGAAATCCATCAAACTCTGTATAATACCATTGATTTACAACAACCGAAACCGAGTGGCCGCGAGCTCGTAAATATCGAATCGTTTCGTATGCGCTAATCTCAGATCCAGCATACGTTTTTGGTAAAAAGGAGTCGCTATGGATAACAATCTTTTTAGGATAGTTAGTCTTTGAAAACTCCTGCTTTAAAAAGACACGATTTGGTTGCTCAACATAGATGTTAAGGGAATCCTTAAAATACGGTGTTAAAAGTATACATACTAATGCTAAGATAGCTATGCCAACGAGCTCGTTAGACATTCTCTAATTTGGGACCTTTAATCTTTTTTTATGATGATAGAGTATAATGGCGACTACACGCAAGGTTGGCTCAAAGGCACAAGTCTGGCACGGGAATGCAGCTCACACCTCCGGAGGTCTGACACGCAAGGATCTGATGAAGACCAAGAAGGGTCGTATCGTAAGCAAGAAGAAGCATACGATCGGTCTGCGTAGAATCAAGACCCTACACAAGGCTGGCTACAAGCCGAAGAAGGGAACCTTCAAGCTCTTTAAGAAGTAAATAAGTAGTAAGTAGTATTATACGGATTCCGCAAGTCGCTCTGTAACTGTTCGTAAGATCCTTCGCAAATCCGATACGTGGAGTCGTAGGGCCCCATTGATTTCAGGATAAAACCACATTGGAGAAAAACCCATACGCGAATCGACCTGTGATAGGCAGAGTGACGCCCCTGACCCTCGGAGCTCTTTGTAAAGAGTCCGAAGATCAAGAGTCTGAAGGCCTGCTTTGAGAAGTGGATGAAGAGTCTGGTTAAATTTGACAAATTCGTCTTCCGTATATTCCTGGAGTGGCGGATAGAAGAGTGTTGTGGGCAGTGAAGCTGTGTGCTCGGCTGCTACAGTTCTGAGAGCAACACACGTGGCAGCAGGTGTAGACTGTGAAATGCACTTCTGCCAGAAAGCATCCGGAACCTTACACTGCGGCGTTGTGACAACTAAAATCGGCTTTTTCAAGTGCTGTAGAATGGATAACAGTAGGCTCCAATCCGTGTTAGACTCAGGAATAAACGTCAGATCCCACGGATATGAAATAAGCCACGCTTTTGCGTCTTGTTTGCTTAGTACAAGAACGGTTGTCTGGAGGGAAGGATGACCCGACAGAATCTGATCTTGAAATCCGTGAGGGAGGCAGCACAGATCTGAAGATGGAATCAGCCACTGAATGTATTTCCCTCGCAGATTCGCATCAAAGGCCTCCAGTGAAATCGTTGCCATTGTCTATTTGATCACGAGGCAAGAGTCTGCCGTAAAAAACGTAGTGCACAGATAAGATGAACGACTACCTGACGATTGTTGTCTTAGCTTTAATGATGCTTGTTCTAGATGCACCTTGGCTGTACTTACAGAGTGGCTGGGTTCAGGACTTCGTAAGTGATATTCAGGGTGGCCGATCAATGCAACTGCGTCCTTGGGCTGGCATCCCTGTGTATTTAGCACTTGGCTATCTGGTGACACAAGCTAAATCTGCACCTCGTGCCTTTTTATTGGGTCTCTGCACTTATGCGGTCTATGACTTTACCCAACTCTTTACTTTCGATAAGTATCCATTTGAATTTGCAATTGCTGATACACTATGGGGTGGCACTTTAATGGCAATTACTTGGTCTTTAGCAAGCCGCTTTGAGCTCCTTTAGAAATGAACTCCAACTCAAGATAATGCTTACGACAGACTGCCCGGTATAAATCTACCTGTCCAACCACAACAAGATCGTCTGTTATGATTGAACCGAAACTGAAGAGTGCTGGAGTTCCATTTCGGCACACCGAGCAAAAGGCCGTGAGTTTCTGAATGCGATCTGCAAGTGGAATAAGTCTAAGAATATCTCCAAAAGGCTTACGAAATCTGTCGCCATCAAGACCTGCTACAACCACCTGCTTTGCATCTTTCTCCACGGCCGTCATAACAAACTCGTAGAGATCTGGAAAGAACTGACCTTCTTCAATGAGAATTAACTGGGCTGATTTGTATTCTTCAGTTGGTAGACGATCCACTAGAGTTGCAACGCACGTTGCAGCAATGTGAATCTGATCGTGAGAACTAATACATTCAATCGTGTACCGTGTATCTATCTTAGGTTTGTATGCTACGCATATAAATCCAAGACTCTTCCAGCGTCTGTGAATTGACTGTAAAACGCTCGTTTTTCCTGCAAACATTGGACCAATGATTAATTCAAGACTCATTTGTACCTTTTTACTTTGTAGGCGGCGGGCCAATTTTTGACCTTGGTTCAAATAAACGGGTTGTGCGCCCACTGAAACAAGCCTTGCCGTTGTCTCGGCCGGCACTTAAGATCACCAGGACTACAGTTCGCCTTGATCTGACCTGCGTGTCTCGTAAATGCCTTCCAACGCGAGATCTGAATTCGATCCAGTTCAGGAATGCGACGGCCAATCCAGTATCTGCAGTACCACTGAAACCAGCCGCGCTCATCTTTATTAACTGTAGCATCTGATAATTCAGGATGTTGTGCCTTGTGTCCTTTATGTAAATGTGAAGGGACCCAACCAGATTCCTTCCAAAAGCTAAGAGGCTGACGAGAATCTACAGCCATCAGATTTACAGCAACATCAGATTTGTCTGGCCGAAGTTTATCGAGTTGAAGTGCATTCCAGTACCACTCTGCAGGAAATTCAAGTAGGCAGTCATTCAGATATTTCCCTTCAAAGGCCCCTGAAGACAAGATTTCACCCGGTGTTGCATAGGGTTTGAAGTCAGCCGCAAAATTCGTTCCAGGATCTTCAGAGAGTGTGTACGAATAGTCCTTTTCCATTTTATTCCAGACTTTAATCGTGTCGCCCTTCTTGAAGTCAGCCAAAGACCTGCCCTTTTGTTGTAGTATAGATCGCATTGTATCTGTGCTTTTGAGAGTTAGGATACGTGAGTCCATCTTACTGTAAGTACTGTAAAAAATGAAGGGCTGCTTAGCAGAATAGCAGGTATGGACAAGCTACCCACCACTCATACACCCACAAAGAAGGAGGAGCAGTTTCTAATGACACTAGGACCTAAGGACCTTGAACTCCACAAGCTCGCAGTGCAGCTTCTACAAACATCCTACCGTCCGGAATGGAGCCATATGTATCGGAAGTATCAAAAGGCAGCTGTAGCTGTAGCACAAACAGGTGCTAAAAATTGAACTTAAACGCTAGGCGGTATAGCCATTCTATCGCTAAGTTCGTATATGGCGCAGAACAATTTCTGCGTTAAAGGTATCTCTCTCACACTGCAAAAACTCCGGCGCATCGTTTCTCACGTTTCTCCCAAAACGTCTTCCTTAGCTATCCTGAGCGGATCCCGACTCCAAACTCAACTAAAACACTGGTCCAAAGCCCTTCCAAAGGTAGAACCCTTCTATGCAGTCAAATGCAACCCTGAAGAGTTTCTGCTTGAGTCATTGACGAATGCAGGAGTCAACTTTGATTGTGCAAGTCTCCGAGAGGTCGATGAAGTCAAGAGGCTAGGCTGGCCTGAGATCAATCGTTCACCTGATATCTTATATGCTCACCCCTTGAAATCTGAACACGATATTCAATCAGTAAAGGGTTATGGTGTAAATCGTACAGTTGTAGATTCGGTAGAAGAGTGCAAGAAGTTAGTTAACAATAACTGGAAGGGAGATGCGCTTCTGCGTATTGCAGTATCAGATGCGGGAAGTAAGATGCCTTTCTCGGCCAAGTTCGGTGCGAGTCGGTCAGAAGTTGAAGAGATTTGCCGGCGATCCAAGATCCCTCTTGTAGGCGTATCGTTTCACGTCGGATCGGGATGCGAAGATGATAGCCAGTATGCGAAAGCGATTGAGTATGCCTCAACGTATGTATTTGATTGTCTCAAGAAATATTCACACAACCCAAGTATTCTAGATATCGGCGGCGGATACAATCCCCGCCAATCAGCCTTTCAGTCTGCTGCTGCCGCAATTAATGGGGCATTGGCAAACATTCCAGATTCAGTCCGGGTAATTGCAGAGCCTGGACGCTACTTTGCCCAGACCAGCCAGGATCTCTTTGTGCGCGTAATAGCCAAGAAGCCTGGTCTAGGAGGAAAGGGCTGGCGCTATGTTATTGATGAGTCTGTCTACTCCCAGTTCTCGTGTATACCCTTTGACCACCAGCAGCCCGCGTGGTTTCGAATCCCTACAGATTCAAATGATACTATGTCAAGGCCAAAGGAAGAGGGTGTTCTGTTTGGTCGCACCTGCGACAGCCTTGATGTGATTGCAAAGGGGCCTATGGAGCGTCTCGAAGTCGGCGATTGGCTCTACTTTCCCTTTATGGGCGCCTACACATCATCTACAGCGTCGGAATTCAATGGATTTCCCAAGCCGAAGTTGATTCTTGATACGGACCAGGTGCTGCCTGAGGTTGAGCAAGTCTGGCCGTGGATTGATAAGTTTCACGCTAAGAATACTCTTACGTATACAAATGCATTGCCTCCAATTCTGTAAAAAAGATATTACTTAGATCAACGGGCATTTAAAATGCCAAGCGGTCTAAAATACCTATCATATTCATTACTATATAGATGGCTAGTCTAGTTTCACGTGGTAAAGACTTAGGATATACAATTCTACCCTATACGCTTGATAATCGAATTCAATTTAAACTTTTTTCTAATCCTAGCGACTATGCTCTTGGCTATATCAAATATAATGAATATACTGGTGTACGTAAGTTTACGTATACAGAGTCTGGCAAATTGATTTCAGATCATAACCATTGGTCGCTAGATATTTTAAAGGAGTTCCCGTATTGCGAGCAGAATGGACCTTGGATTCTCTACAGTTGCCCACCTGAACAAACAAGATTTGAGTTTGGTAAGCTTCTTTCAGGTGAAACTCTACATATTCATAACTGGGATACTTGGTCTGTAGTAGGAAAGAATGCTAAAGTAGCAGTCATCACTTCTTGGGAAATATTCTAAGATCTTAGATGCTATACAATAGTACGAATGGTTACTGCACTATTTGATACAGTTCTTTCAATAATTGAGTTACGACGGCTCAAGGGTCGTGGTGTCTTTGGCTCCTTGGGTTCCTTTGGTTCCTTTGGTTCCTTTACTTCGCTAATCGCTACCATTGATGTACGACGAGACGGTGCTTTTTCTACCGTCGAAGCACGGCGAGACTGCGGTAATTTAATAGACAATGGAGGTTCAGGTGCTTTTCTTCTTAAGATAAAAGCACAAGCACCACAGCAGAAAAACAGAATGCAAAATCCGAAAATAGCTGAGAGACCAATTGCAGCTTTTTCACCATCACCCATCGGAGCTTTGATGTACACAATTGTAACATTCATAGAAGGGGAAACCGATCCAGATAACGTAGATGTGAGTGTCGGATAAGCTGAACTAGATGGAGATTGCGTTGAGGTCTGTGTTGATGTTGCAGTCGTCAAACTTGTTGAAGAAGGGTTCATTGTGGAAAAAGGAGAAGCAGACTGAGATGCTGACGCAGAAGGACTGGCTGAAGGGTTGGCAGAAGGACTCGCAGAAGGACTGGCTGAAGGGCTTAGTGAAGCTACAGATGATTGCGTAATCGAGGCGCTAGCTGAAGGACTCGCCGTAGGCATTTCTGTGGGCTGTGAAGCAAGACCTAATGTACAGTAAAACGTATCCGTTGTACTAAAAAGACCAGTATTGATCAAACATCCATATCCAGATGCCTTCAGATAACAGGTATCCGAATTTACAATATCCCACGCTCCCAGTCCATAGCAGATGGTTGACGCGTGCTGTGTTATATACGCACAATCAGGAACACCCTTACCTGAAGGCGGTGCACCACTGTTGCCTTTCACAAGAGAGGCTAATGACGTGCACGAACTTGCAGAAGCCGTTTGAGCAAGTAATGAAAAAAGAATCGTCAAACGTGCCAACATTTCCTACCATTGGACTATAATTTAGTCGTATAATCCATTGTAGGAATCCATATCAGTAGTAAGTTCCTTATAGATTGGAATATTGCGAGTAGCCGGATTTGAAGCCATTGATTTAATCATCGCAACTTGTATATCAGTTAGAAGAGGTGTTTTCTTTCGTTCTTCTTGCCATCCTGTCTTTGTTATGTGCTCAAAATGAAGGACGTAGAAATTACTTAGTAAGAAGTGCAAGTGGCTTGCGAGAAATTTTTTTGCAAATTTTTCCTTATCGATTGCCTTGCGAAATACACCTTCAAAGATAAGTTCATCCATTAGAAATTTAAGATCCTTTTCTTTTTCCGAATAATCAGATATAAACTCATTCCAGATATGCAAATCGATTTGAGAATGCGAGGTATTCTTTTTAATTTCACAATAACAGGCGTTCACAAAATAACTCATATTATCTAAATCTCTAAAGATAACCTCAAATCCACTAATAAGCATTGGAATGCATCGGTTCAGAGAGTTGCGGTTAATATGAGTCTTGAGTTTTTCTGAATAGGTTGTTGGTGAGCTAAAACGATCATATAGATAGCATCTGCACATTTCACACATTGGGTTGCTTTCTACTTTGCGCTGCGGCTTGTCAAAATTTGAACCTGACTTGCCTTGAAAACTAGGTATAATGGCCAAGAGTTTCCCTCTCTTTGATTCAAAGGGTTGTGTGGAAGCTCTTGAGATCTTTGGCGATGATCTTACAGTAGTAAATGCGGCACGTGTCAGTTTCGCGAAGGAATCAAACGTAATTAGCCCTGCCGACGAGAAGCTCATTCGCTATCTTGCCAAGCACAATCATACAAGTCCATTCTTTCATCCCCAGGTACGCCTTCGACTAAAGATGCCAATCTTTGTTGCAAGAGAGTGGTATCGTCATACTGTAGGCTTTGCACGGAATGAAGTCAGCCGTCGCTACGTAGATACTCCTCCTGAATGCTACGTGCCGACTGCCAGCCATATTCGGGAGCGTGATGCGAATAAGAAGCAGGGATCGAAGGATACACCTGCTCCTGAGGCCGCTTATGCCGCTGAGCATATTCAGGATCTGACGGATTCGTGTATGATTACTTACGATAAGCTTCTAAGGGCAAATGTTGCACCTGAAGTTGCTCGGATGATTCTTCCTCAGTCAATGTATACTGAGTTTATTGAGACTGCATCTCTGTACGCCTATGCTCGTCTCTGCAAGCTACGTCTAGGAACTGATGCGCAGTGGGAGATTCGTCAGTACGCACAGGCAGTCAGTGATGCACTTGAGAAGGCGTTTCCTGTAAGCTGGCGTGCGCTCTCAGAGACATTTAACTAATTGCGATTTCTACGCGTCTTACGACTGCGATTCTTACGATTCATCTTTGTCTTATTGCGTCTGCGACGCTTGCCACCTAGTGCAGGTAGTTCGGCCACATTTGTTAATACGCGCTCAGCAATATTTTTTGTGTATGCTGGATCGATTTTAGATAATAATTGAGAATTAGGATTAGGAGTTAAAACAATACGCTGTGCGACATTACAGTTTGTTCTAAATTGCTCTTCTACCTGACCCCATTGTGCACCTCTATTAGCTGACGTATTACTAGCAGCCAACTTTTGTAGGCCGTTCTTAATACTAGGATTTTTACAAATGGCGTGAACTTCTTTTGCAGCCGCCTTTAAATTATTGCTCATTCTATTTAGTCTACAGAAATCTATAGTTTAGTACCATCCATCCAGAGTTTTGAACCCCTCCCTCTGGGCAAACTCTTTTGCCCAAGGTTCAAGAAGGCCCTGAACAACTGCCGTAGGCCTGTATGGCCACGGAGCCAAGAACACCGCATTTGGGTGAACTAGAAGCCGATCAATGCACAAATGAATTGACTTCGTAGTCATAAATAAATCCATAAAGACTTGCTGACCTTCCAGATTTTCCGCGACGTTTTTGCGTACACAGTACGATGACCACGATGGTCGCTTATCTGCATCAAGCTTATTATACTCAGCAAATGCTCGATTTTTTACAGTTCGTAGAAATGCCGTATACGTTTCAGGCCTCCAAAGAGTTGCCTGGTATGTAAATCGATATGTATCCTGTGGCCCGATAATCTTAAATTCAGGATTAGCTAAATAGGCCGAGTCATAACGAGAAGGACCAGGACAAGGCATTAACCGTATGCTCTGGATAAGATCATCGTTGCGTAGAATATCCAGAGCAGTGGTTAGCCCTACTAGATCAGGACACCGATCTGTCCAGAAATCTTCCTGCAGCGGCAGAATAAACTTGAAAAATGACAAGTACTCCATTGCTGCAATGCGACTCTCAAGAAAATCTGCATCACTTGAATTCAGAGATACATACTGTATATTCGGGAGTGTGAGAATACGCTTCACAATAGGATGATTCAAAGTGAGCTCGGTTGCAAGAAAGATTGGTACTGAAATAAGCTGCGGTGAATACCGACGTAAGCACGTTATCTGAACCTCGGCAAGCGACATATATTTCGGAGTTGTATTGATAAGAATACACCAATCGTTCATTCTATAGACTTATTGGAATCTACTTAGACCGCTGCGTTCGTAAACTACGAGGTATCTAAACTCTCCTTTAGTAATCAAGTAAGATGATCGGTCGGAATCCAAAGACAGGTGCACCTATCAAGATTATGAAGTCCGATCTTTCACTTTGGAAGGATAGAAAAACACTAGTTTATAAGACCACTGGACCTTCGACTAGCGAAGATTATCGATGGAATCGATATGATCTGGTTGTGTCAGATTGCACTGAAGAGCTAATGGCGTGGAAGCCACACGTAGTTGTTCTGACGACCTACGATCCACTCGTTGAGGCGTGGCTTGAGACAGAGGCTGCTAAGAAGATGCGTTTCATTTTGATCAGTACTAAAGTAATTGATGCTATTGGCGACGAGGCCTTTCAGGCATTTGGTCTAGGAAATGTCCTGTGCCTCGAAGAATTTCCTACGATGTTTCCTTATCTCGGAGGATCGTGGGATGGCTCAGTCGAAGATGCAGTCTTGTGTGCTGCTTTAGTTTTTCGGTATGTACGCCTTGTCGGTATAAATCCAAGGCATCCTCGTATGCTCAAGTTGCAGTTATCATCACGGTTTTCAGTCTTTAGTTCTGAAGAGATTCAGCCACCTGAGCCGCTCGTTCTCATTCAGCAGTACTACAAGCCTACACAAACTAAGCGGCAAAAGGAGCTTGACCGTTGTCTAAAGAAGAATCTCGAGAATCCATTTGTTGATAAGATTATCCTTTTTATGGAATCAAATGACATTCAGTTGCCGCACGACGAAAAGAATAAGATTCAGAAGGTGCCTCTAAAGGCGCGTCTGACGTATGCTGATTGTATTGATGCAGTACAGAAGCACGTGGGAGCAGGATCAATTGTGGCCTTTGCAAACACCGACATCTATTTGGATGCGATCACGAGTCGCACCCTATGGTCTATCGATCTACACGACACTGTACTCGCGCTTCTACGATACGAAGATGAGCTTGATCCTGCAGACGCGAAAATCTTCGGACCGCGTGCTGACTCCCAAGATACGTGGATTCTGCATAGTGATAGTATTATGGAACGTATGTGGAAACAAGACAATTTTCGCATTCCGTTTGGTCAGGCCGGCTGCGACAATGCGGTTCTTGTTGAGTTCCTGCGAGCCAAGTTTCGCATTAGCAACCCTGCATCCTCGATTCGCACATTTCACGTCCACAAGAGTGAGATTCGCAACTATGATCCGCGAAACATCGTAGACCGCGGAGTCTATATGTACGTTGAACCGACGGGTGTTCACGAGCTTGATCCTACGTATTCGTGGTCAGGCTGGGCTGAGAAGATCGTTCCTTATGAACCACTTGCTAGAAGACTAAATGCAACGAATCCCAAGATGTTGCTGACGTTCGTTGCTCAGATGAATCGCGATCCTGAGTTTCTCTGGTCTCCTGATTCACCAAATGAATATGTTCCTCCTCTAGGTCAGGATCGTCTGATTGACTTGTCTGGTGGTGTTTTTGTCAGTCCTACAGGCCTCGTCTATGGATACTCCAAGCTCTATGTTGGTGCGACAGAAGCTCAGAAGAAAGCGTGGTCTGAGAATGCAATTAGTCATCTGATGCCTGCTCAGCAGTGCGAGTCTATGATGGCATTTCCTCTAGATGAGAAATGGGTCGATCAGCCTCCGCTCTACACTCTCTTTTATCTGTCGCGTGTTCTGCTGCAGAAGAAGACACATCCTACCGCATCCTTCTGGTGTAAGAAGTCGCACAGTCTGCTACCCTCCTTTAATCTGTTCAAGTGGCCGAATCCTGGTGGCCATCTGCTTCACCACGGGCCTCAGACGCAGGCGTTTGCAGATAGTGTAGTGGGTCGCACGGCTCATTCTGTGCGTATTCAGAAGCCTGAGATTGAGGCACTGCGTTCTTCGCTTGTGGTGCCATGGACTTCTAGTATCGATGCCGCTAGGATCATTGTTCTCGTCAGAGATACTGCCCATATCAAGGATGCAATAGAAGATGAACTACGTAAGATTGCTATTAGTCTGCAGTTCACCGTACGAATTCTGGATGCGAATGCAAGCCCGACTAAGTGGCAGGATGCTCTAGAAGGTGCAAGCCACGTGGTTATCAGTACATCTGAGAAGAATCTGAAGGTGCCTGCGTGGGCATCTATGTGGATGGCACCCAAGGGTGCTTCAATCCTTGAACTTCAGGAGGATCGTGAGCCCAGTGATCAACTCGTGCATCTGAGTGCCGCTTCAGATCTGAAATGGACCCTTCTGCAGTACTCAAGATCAACCGCTGATGGATTCCGTAAATTTGTGGTTGCTGAGTTTACCAAGTGGATTGAGAAGGAAGCTGGAGTAGCGGTTAAGGTTGAGGAAGTAGCGGCAGTTCCTGGTTTACCCATTGTTTCAGTTCCTCCAAAGTCAATGCGCTATGGCTTCTTCGGACACAAGGGTGATTCCTTCAGAGAGCTTGTAGATCTTTGGGCCGAGCATGGACTCGTGCAGAAGAAGGAAGATGCAAGTCTAACACTCTGTTGGCTTGGTCCTGTGGGCACGACATTACTCTATGATCGGCCGACCTACGAGTGGCTAGATCGGACCACTGAAAAGGAGTTGGAATTCAAGCTACTTCTTGCCGGCAATCCTGCACCTATGGCTAAGAAGTCCAAGCCGTGGATTTTCTGGGCACGGCAGCCTCGTCTAGTTGAGAGTCTCGTAGAGCAGGGTGTCTGCAACAAGGGATACGATGAACGTTCTGATTCATTGGTCTTCTATGGCCGCATTGAAAATGACAAGCAGGGTCAGCACCGGCAAAATGTGGATGGTTGGAAGTCTCTGTGCTCGCAATTCTCAATGCCTGTAGGGGCTCAGCAGGCCTATGCGTTGGGGCCTGAGGAGTATCTGAAGGCACTCGCGAACTCGCGTTTCGGCTTGTCTCTGAGAGGATACGGCCCCAAGTGTAATCGTGAGATTGAACTTGTTTCAATGGGGTGTGTTCCTGTAGTGACTGAAGGAGTCGATATGGATAACTATTGTGAGCCGTTTATCAAGGATACGCATTATCTACGTGTACTGAGCCCTGAAGATGCCGGGGCTCAGATGAAGTCGGTTACAGCAGAAAAATGGCAAGAAATGTCAACTGCCTGCAAAGACTGGTGGAAGCGAAACGCAAGCGCTGAAGGATCTTGGAATAGGACAAAAGTTTTAGCGAATATTTAGAGAAACCTAGTAGAATTACAGTATGGATCTCGCAATTTGTATTGCAGTTAAAAATCGTTCAAACCTTCTTGTTGCGCAAGAAGATTCGAATGTTATGTATAAGCATTTGAAAGGGCGATTAATACCTAGCCCTTCAGAGTATTCCTGGAATACTGATATTAAGACTGATAGGTCAGTACAACTCCGTCTACTTCCTAATTTTTTATCAAGCCTCGTCGCAGTCAAGAAACCCGAAGATAAGTGGACTGTAATTCTGATTGATTATGAAAGTACAGATATCAATATTGAAATGATGTGCGAACTTATTTTAAAAGATAAGATTCCTTATTTTCTTCACGTACAGACTGGAGCAAAGTCATTTGATCGTGGTGGTGGCTTGGATATTGCAGCACAGATTGCCAAATCAAGAGGCCATACTACTCTCTTCTTCTGTGATTCTGATATGTTCTGTACAAGCCACGACATCTTTGATAAGGCAGCCGAAGTCGTTGCGACAGGCAAGTATTATTATCCAATCTGCTTCTCGTTCACGCAGGCTGACCATAAGATTGGCTTCTGGCGGGACACGGGATTCGGTATGGTCTTTATGAAGCTTGATGACTACTTTGCGACGAATCGGTGGATGCATAATCGGTCGTGGGGCTGGGAAGACCGAGCACTACACGATTCTCTACAAAAAGATCGTGTTGAGCGTTCTCAAGTTGATGGCTGGTTTCACCAGTGGCATCCAAATGATATTTCATTTAAGAATAGAGAATACGCTGAAAAGAGGCAGATGGGTCACGGTTCGGTTTACTAAAAACACCACCACTTCTTAGGTCTATTGTTCCATTCCTCCTTCATCTGGTTCTTGAATGCAACAAAATCCATATCTGAATCCGGTTCATACTGCTGAATTTTACCATCTCCATCCAAGTAATCAAAGTAGTCATAATGCGCTACGTTATCCTCATCATACATATAACACTGTATGGTAATACATGTTTCTGTGTTTGTCTTCAGATTCTCCAGTTGATGAACTTGATTCAGATTTTCCGTGATCCACGTTATGTCGCCTTTCTTGAATTTAGCGGTACTGAATTGTGGCACTGATCCAGATGAGTCGCAAAGAAAGGGAAAAAGCTTGACGTGGATTGAACCGTGCAGAACGCGAATGACGGCATTTGAAGCACCGTGATTGTGTACCGGCGAGAAGTGGCCAATCGGCCAGATCTCCATAACATACGGAACACCGGGTGATTCGCCGTTATTCTGACCAAGTGTTATCCGTAGATAGGTTTCATCAGGATTCGGCTTATCTTTACTAAATTCATTTGCCTTCTGCTGGAGTTTGGTATTGCACCAGAGCCCAGGGGTTGCAATACTGTATTCGATCGCCTTGGAAAAGTCGGGAAAGTCAGCATCATCCAGAACAAACTTAGGTCCAGCAATACAATTATAGAGCTTCTGGCCCATTGTTGACAGATTAGCCGTAGGCAAATATGATCCTTTTGCAATATCCATCATTGTTAATTCACGGGTATCCTTGAGTAAAAGAGGAACTGATACTGTTATGGGATCACGTAAAAGTCGCAGAGGCTTAAGTGATACACTTTCTTGCGGAATCTCAATTGTAGAAAGACTCTCAAGAGAAAGCTTGTTGCCCTTGAGTTGCGTGAACTTGTAGGCGTAGATTGCCGTATCTAGGCGAGCTTCACCGATACCCGCATACAATTGCTGATTCTGAGCATCCAAGCTAAACCAGTAATAGGCTCCACTCAATGAACTCAGACCCTTAGTATTTGCTGTATCAATGTATGGTTCATTCGTCTGCATATTTTTAACGACAACTGCTGACTTAGTAAATACAACTTTTAGACTTGTCTTTCTATCGGCAGAAACGATCGTAAAAATACAGGACTTTGATATGTCCTTTTGCTCGAAAAGAAAGACACCCTGTCCTTTTATAATGAGTTGTGTGGTGCTACCGCTGCACACAACTGATTTTGGATATTTGAGCATTCTATTCATTGAGTCCAAGATATTTTTTACCCCACTCAACCGTTTTTCGTATCTTCTCTTTCGGCATTGACTGATTATAAGCTCGTAAATCAAATAGCGATCCCTTAAAAAGCTCGGCCTTGTTTTCATACTGCGAGGTCGCCGAAATCCAGTTGGATTTGCCAATGTAATTATTCGTTGTGAAGGATGTCTGTGGTAAATACCCATTTGGATCTTCTACAATCATTATTCCATTAATCCAGATTTGCACTGCTGGTCTAACACCATCTCCAGAGGCTGTCGTGATGCACACGTGCGTCCACGTCTTTTTCTTAAATGCAGCTGTTGCAACTGTATGCTGCATACGCTGCTTTCCATTCCAGATCTCATATAATAATGTTGCAGTTTGCGGAAGGGCAGTTGATGTCTTATTCAGTAGCGGTCTAAGAGGTGGCAGATTTCTAGGAAAAAACTCTACTCCAGTACACGTAAAGTCATTTACATTGGCTGAGCTGGTTCTCATCAGATCAGCGGGGCTTATCTCTTCAACAGACTGTGCCCCAGAGGGTAGATTTGGTAGTACGCGTTTCTGATCTGAATCGCATTCAGCAGTTCTCAGAGTTGAACCTGTATCAATGGATGCATCTCCTTTTCCAATAATGCCAACAAAGATATTGTCTTGACCTGCGGCATTGCCAAAATCTAGGATATGTGCATTATTCGTAAATTCCTCAAAATAGACCCAGACGGACAATGCTCGCATCGTCGTTAACGTGATCACTTTGCCCAGTGAAAGATCAGGTGAATCTCCAACTCTCAAAAACTGATTCATTCCGTCAAACTTCAGACCCCGCACTATAGGAATGCGATCATCGAGAGTTGTAGTTCGTTCATCTACTCCTGACAAGAGCTGCGAAGGCAATTGTTTGACTTCTGCTTCATCAATCTTAATTTCACCTGCTGTATACAATTTCAGATTTTCAGCATAATCCTTCATATCATCAATAAAGCGATACCAAAACATAATACCCTCATAAAAATACAAGATATCTTCGATGTCAGACGGCGGTTTTGTGTCAATTGTGCTTCGTGTATCAAACGATGTCTGTAAGGCCTTATAGCATTTCGGCTCCCATCCACCTGTTGTCTTGACCACAGCACAATAATCATAACGACCATCGCCATCGACGTCTCGCATATAGTCATCACGACTTGTCTTGAATCCATTGCGAACACTCTGTGTTCTAAAGCTGACAGAGGACAGATTCTCTGTTCCACCCAGAGCACACGCAAAGAAACGATCTTTCTCATCATCTTGGCCCTTGGGTATGACCATTCTGCAAAAGTCGTGTTTGACATTCAGAGCCTGTACATCAGTATAGCCACGCACATTGCGAGGATCCTGTATGTATCCCGATTCATCCTCATCAAAGCTAACGTCTCCCCGACGAGGAAAGTAGGCCGTTACGAATGGATTATCACCGGGGCTAACAAGAAACCCCTCACGCATAAATGAAGGCCTCCAAATATCAAGAGCAAGTGTTATTAATAAAATAGCAACGACGCCATATAAGACTGTGTCCCAGGACATCTTCTAAAGAATGAATACAAGTTAGATGAAGGGCGGCCGCATTCGGGGTCAAGGTACCTATGGGTGTGTCTTTCAACCAAAGTTAAAATGCAAGAAAAAGAGGGGGGTGCCAACAGGCGAGTCAAATGATTCAATGGTCGGTAAGATAACACTGCCTCAAGATGCTGAAAATGAGCTTGCTATTGCAAATTACCTTGCAACAATTCCAGATGCAAAACTCTATACACTTGCACCTGAGCCTGAATCGTGCGAACCGCAAGCCCGGTCTAGACAGACCGAGCCAGATTTAGAAGTCTGCCAACTTCTGTCAGATACTCCTCTTGAACACACAATTCAGATTGAAATGCCGTGGGGTGGATATCCTCTGAGTCGCCTGAATCTGCATCCAAATAGTTTTGACTTTACAAAGTTTTGCGAGCAAATTTTCTCGATCGGATCCTTCCTTCTTTTGAATAATCTCTGTCATTTTGATCTCTACGGACAGAATTTCTTGTTTGATAAGAATACTGTTCCTAAGCTCATTGACTTTGGGTTTGCATTTCGAGCCGATGAAATAAGGCCCGAAGTGCTAGATGCCAGATGGCGTCAACTTGTTGCAGATCACGACACTGAGACACCCGAAGTCTCACTGATGCTCGGGATCCAGCAAGATCTACCGCCATCGTATGTAATCCACGAACTTCAGACAATGAAGCCTGCAGTTCAACGTCTTGCAGCACTCTGCAATGTCAGACCTGCAGACTGGGCAGCAGATCTTCAGCGATGGACTGAACAGTCATCAAGTTTTCAGCACGGTGATTGGACAACGTGTTGGAAACTGTATTGGCCGGGGTTTGATGCTTGGTCTATGGGAGCAATGCTTCTTCAGATTTTGGAAATTGAAGTGTCTATTCCTGAATTCAAACTCAATCCTAAGATCATTCCGATTCTCGTCGGACTCTGTAAGGCAAATCCTGCAGAACGAATGGATGCACTCGAGGCACTCAGCGCTTTAACCGACGGGTCGCACGCTTTCGTGAGCGACGGGTCCGACGGTGCTGCTTGGGTCTTGGAGAAGCAGAGACTCCGTTCTTCTTACCTCCGTTCATAACTGCAGGATCATCCTCTCGTACTTGCGCCATCGCGTGAATCGGTTGGTCGCGCGGAACACAAAAGTATCCACAGAAGTCCGTATACATCAGTGGATCCTTCGATTTCTTGTAAAGAAACAGTGCTCGGTCAGGCCGTATAATGGGTCTACCCGATGCATCCTTTAACGTCACTTCCATCGCACCCGGTTTGTGAGACCAGTCTGAATACAAAACTCCATTTTGCTTCTTTGGAGGGTTTTCCCGTAGAAAATGATAGTCTCTCTTCGGATCCACGATGAGTGCAATCTTACTCGTACCTGCAGTACACTTTTCTTCAAAGCTTGTTGCTTTTACTTTCGGATTGTCTCCCCATAAACGCGACACCATATCACCGCAACCCTTTTCCTTCTGATCTGAAAACTGCTTGAATCCTGAAGCATAGCCTGGCTGAGGAAATCCCTGATCGCACTCTGGATCATCCTTACAGGTTTTTACCAACTTGGGATCAATGGCATTGTAAGCATACATAAAACAATTATGACTCTCTCGTAGCTCTTTAATCTTATTCCACGCATCCATATCGAGTGGAGGCTCATATCCAGAGGTAGGACTGAAGTATGATTGTTTCATAGCACTATGTAATGCGCAGCACGGTTGGGCTTCCAGGGGACTCATCTGACACGTCTTGCTGCACTGACACACTGGTTTCTCTGGTAGACCTTTGAACTTGGGTAGGGCCTTGGATCCCATCTATTGTAGAGGGTGATTGTGTTCTTGGCTTCAGTCCGGGTTTAGACATATCTTGAACCCAACTGTCAATAATGGTTTTCTTATCATTTGAAAGTGTTGATAGTGCACCCACTTGTTGCCAAGGGCTTGCAGTCGTTAAGCTCGTCATTTTGTGATTAGCAGAAGATCCTACGCCTGAATCATCCGTTACTTTCCAATATTCTTCCTCCACCTGACGCATTTTAATCTTTTCAGCCATCTGAACAAAAATAAGAAACTGATTCTGATGGGTGGTAGTTAGACTTGAATCTTTTGGCGCATAACGACCACTCAAACTAATATACTGCCAGCCTTCTGATAATAGTAATTCAAGAGTTGTATGAATAAAATAGTATTTCTTTTCAAGCTTGAATAATGTAGACAGTGCATTACAAATACTAACCAATAGTGAAATCACCCAAGTTGACCAGTAGATTTGAATCTGAAAGGTCTCTGCACTAATCCACGGTGTTGTATTTTGAATATACTGAATCGATAAGAGTGCAGGAACTAGAATGCTACCAACTGTTATAACAATACGCGTAATATAAAATAAACACATTAAACGATGAGCCCGCACTCTAAATTCAACAAGTACAAGTAAGTATCGATCTTTTAATACTGAAAACTGATATTGATCAAGTTCAATGTGTTCAAAGACATCATTAAGTGCCTGTTCCGGCTGTTTTTTCCCTTTGCAACATTTTAATTGACTCGACATTCTTTCTTCCTTACTAACTGTAGAGAGATGAAAGATCTCACAGATGTTAATTGTTATTGTATTAGTTTAAAAAATCGTCCAGATCGTCGTAGATTATTTATGAATCAGTCGGCTCTAGATCTTTTACCCCCAATTCACTATATTGATGCAGTTGTAGGAAATAGTCTTAATGTTAAAAACGATGATCGAATTGGTATTCTTACCCGCGTTCAAGTTTTAACGCATTACAGAAGATCCCATTATGAAATTCACAGTAAAGGTGCTTTGGGTGCATCGTTATCCCATTTGAAAACGTGGAAAGCATTTCTAGCAAGCACTGCTGACTATGCAATAATCTTTGAAGACGATGCTGAACTTCCTCCGACCTTTTCCCTTATGGTAAGAGACTGCATTAAGCAATCGCCTCCACCGTGGGATATTTGGCTACTCGGATGGAATCACGGAACTCGAGACCACACAGCGACTCGCGATGACACCTTTAAAGAAGTTATCCAATTTGCTGGAGCCCATTGTTATCTTATTTCTCGCAAAGCAGCTAAAATACTTGTTGAGAATGCACTACCGATTGAAACGCATATTGAATATTATATGTCTAATACTGCATTTTTAAATCAACTGAAGATCATTCGTCATTCTTTACTGCATATTCCGCAAATTGATCGTGTACGCAATGTATCCGATGTAAGAAAACCTGAAGGATGTCCTGTCTGTATTGTGGATGATCATGCTGAAGCAGTGAAAGCACGTGAACTTAGTAAAAATTGAAGTGCCTGATTCATGTAAACATACTAACAAAATGACAATTCTCTATTCTTATGATTACACATTTCTAGGCGAAGGTCCTTGGTGGGGCATTCGCTGCAGTCAAACTCAGTATACACGAGTTGTACAACAAATGCAAGAAACGCGTTGTTTTGTCTATCTAACAAATGAACAAAACAATACAGTTGCAGTTGCGATTGAAGGTCCTCACAACGAAGGTGAAGACATTATCTTTGGCCCCAAGTGGCTTCTTCAGCGACTTGGCCTAGATGAGGGTGAAACAGTGTCGCTTACAATTGTAGGTCATCTGTTGCCAAAAGCTATTAGTATTAAACTCAAACCCATTGACGAAATTTCTGTAGAGGGTCCAATGTTTATCGAAGGTCTCACCGAGGCGCTCAATCAACTTGGTGTTCTGCAGAAGGGTCTTCTTTCCGCAGTCGTTGATCCTTCACTTCCTGAGATTCATCAGTTCTATATTGAAGAGCTAGAGCCAGATTCAATTTGTCTTGCAGATGGTGAGCTACGCGTTGAACTACTGCGTGCAGTCAATCGGCCTGATACTCCCATAGCTTCTGAGCCAAAGATTCTTGTTCCTGACTCTACATCCTTTGATTGGTCTACACCAATGGTTCCTGAAATGACAACTACGTCAAGTACTGGATTTGGAGGTCGTGGCAATCTTCTCGGACGCTCACGACTGGTCTAAACTAGCAGTGTCTTTATAGTCCAAATGAGCACCCAGGAGGTTCAGCTAGGCGCAGAAGCTATCTCTGACTGTATCTGTAAAGCACTTCAACGAGAGGAAGGAGCACTTATCGGACGAAATGGCTCCATTGAATTAAGTATGCTTCTGGATCCATCTACTTCATCTGCAGATCCTCGGCTTCGTATTCTTGCAACAAATGCTGGTATTTATGATATGAAAAAAGACGCACAAACTTCTTTTTTGCAGTGGCATAGGGAAACAAAATCTGCACTACTGAATACGGATGTACTCGCAATGGGTTGGTACCAACCTCTTTCAGAAAAAGAATCAAGCACATTTTCATCTTGGTCTGTGCTAGCAAAACATATTCCTTTGCGATCACTTGAACCCTATTATGTTCCAACCGAGTTTCAATGGATCAAGTATCTCAAGGGGCATAAAGTAGCTGTGGTTTCAAGCTTTACTTACTCTGCAGCAGACCAGGTTGAAAAAGGGCTCAATACAATCTGGAGTCCCCGCCTAGACTGGCCATCTGAGATTGAATGGATCTGGATTCAGACAGGTCATCCACCCTTTGTCGCAAACGGAACAAACGAGTGGCCGCCTGGTATTCACTCGTGGTCTGATGCGATTGAAATGATGGTAGAAAAGATTGTTTGGTCTGGTGCTCGATTTGCTCTTATTGGATGCGGTGGTCTAGGAATGATTCTGGCATCCAAGTTGAAGGATCGTGGTGTCATCGCACTTGTGCTTGGTGGATCCATTCAAGTTCTCTTCGGCATTAAGGGAAAGCGATGGGAAACACATTCCGTGATTGGAAAGTTCTGGAATACTCAATGGATTTGGCCAAGTCTGAAAGAAACACCTGGGAATGCTCAGAGCATTGAAGGCGGTTGTTATTGGGCTAGTAAAAATTGAAGGTGCCGGCACAAGGTAAATGGGTACAGTAGAATGGAGCCCACTAATACAATTCAGAAGAAGCGTATTGTTCGGAAGCCGAAAGCAACTACGACTGCAGATGCAGCAGAGCAAGCTAAGGTTCCCGAGAAGCCTAGCTGCCAGATTTGCCTTGAGCCTTATAATAAGGTGGCAAATACAGAAGTAAAGTGCTGTTTCTGCCAAGTGTCTAGTTGCCGCAGATGTATTCAGACATATGTGACGACCTCAACAAATGACGCGCACTGTATGCATTGTAAGCGCGCATTTGATCGCGATTTCCTCGATGATAATCTGACAGCGACCTTCCGAATGGGCGACTATAAGAATCACCGTGAGAATATTCTTCTTGATCGTGAGATTGCTCTGATGCCAGCAACACAGCATCGTGCAGAGCAGATTCGGCAGGCCGAAGTCATCGAAAAAGAGATTATGCCGCCTCTGAATGCTCAGATTACCGAACTCGCCGTCAAGCAAGCTGAGCTACAGAAGGAGATAAATAAGTTTTACGTGCAGAAAAATGAGATTGCCTACAACATTCGTCTTCTTCGCACAGGACAGGGTCAGCGGGCCAAGACTGAGAATGTCTTCATTCAGAAGTGCCCAGATTCGACATGCCGCGGATTCCTCAGCACTGCGTGGAAGTGCGGTCTCTGCAATAAGTGGGCATGTCCCGAGTGCCACGAAATCAAGGGTCTCGCAAAGGATGCTCCGCATACCTGCAAGCCTGATATTCTTGCAACGGCGAAACTCCTTGCTAAGGACAGTCGTGGATGCCCTGGATGTGGAACACTCATTACGAAGATCGAAGGCTGCGATCAGATGTGGTGCACGCAATGCAACACGGCCTTCTCCTGGAAGACTGGTCAGAAGGAAACTGGCATTATTCACAATCCGCACTTCTATGACTGGCAGCGGCGGCAGAATGGTGGAGTCGCCCCTCGTGCTCTGGGCGATGTTCCGTGTGGTGGAATCCCTCATTACTCGACGGTTCGCACAGCCGTTCGCGATCTCAAGCCTAAGGATGCAGAGATCATTATGTCCTTTCATCGTATTCTCAACCACGTCCAGCACGTGGAGATTGCACGAATGCACAATGTCTTCAATCAGAATGACAATGAAGATCTTCGTATCGAGTACCTACTCGGACACATTTCAAAGGATATTATCAAAATCACTGTACAGCAGCGTGAGAAGAAGCGTGAGAAGGAGCGCGCTGTTCGACGTGCTCTTGAAGTCCTTGTACAGGCCGGCACTGATCTAATGACGCGTATCATTGCAGAGAAGGAAGTCGATAAGAAGCTACTACTGCTTGTCGAAATTGAGGGTCTTCGTAAATTCGTCAATGAATTGCTTGCCAAGATTCACGAGCGTCTGAAGTTGTCTGTTCCGCAGTACACTGCGACCTGGAATACAGAGCACCCGTTCAGCCCAACTGCCAAGAAGGCCAAGCTTGAAAAGGAAAAGGAGGAGGCTCGTAAGCAGAGGCAGCGTGAGCTTGATGCTGCGAGGCCAGTAGCAAATCCAAATGGAACTGCACTTCCTGCTGTCATTGTTCTTCCGCCTCCTGTTCCTAATTAGGCAATAAACTTCTATACAAGGAATCTACGTGATAATCTGGGCTTGGACAATCAATCCGATCTGAAAGAAAACAATTCAATGCCTTACTATGCATATGAATCGTTACTAAAGGACGATTATCTAGCCACGGTTGCCATAAACCATCTATTTTTTTCCACTGAAATTCCATCTCTCGTATGTTATAAAGAGCACCTTCATTTTCGTAATGAACATACTTGTGCCCGCCTGTGTTTCGCGGATCAATGCCTCCAAGAAACTGTCCTACTACCAGCGAATCAAACACGCAGCCAAAGTGCTCAGAATCTTCAGATAGAAAGAAAGGATCTTTACTCGTATCTCCTACTTGAGATCGCCGATTTGGATTTGCACGATTACGCTCCTCCGAAATCACTGGCAAGTAATGCACCTCAAAAATTCTTGAATAGAGTGAAAGGCTTTGCATATCCTCATAATTGAGACCCAGTAAACACGTCATAAACATCGTAAACTGGCGCATCTCTCGACTCGACGGAATATACATAAATCCAGGATGACCTCTTGATGCATTGTCCATCACCATACGAATTGTCTGATGGCTCTGCTGAAACTTCTTCTTGAGATCATCTAAGGAGCAGTAGACCATAATATCATATTCCATTGAGATAGTGTCATTTAATGATTCGCGCATCATAAGCTCTTCAACATAGAAGAAACGTTCACGTACGTGCTTCCAATAGCCCTTACGGAATGCAGTATCTCCCGAATATCCTCTCTGAAATTCCTTATGATGTGCAGTCGGCTCTAGAGTATCTGTATAGACATAGTAAACAGTATATTGCCTATAGAGATCATCCCAAAAGCTTGCCTGTTTATGAAAGGGTTCCAGAATAATATAAATCGGTGTTGTCTTATTCCATAGACGCAGCTGATGAACACAATCTCGAATATACAAGGGAATTGACTCGCCTAGGTGGGTTAGAATAACAGAAGCCATTATCTCGTTTCCTTCAAATATCTTTAGACAGCAATTGTAGATGCCAGGTACTCCAGGCAGTATTGGAAATATACCACCAGGGCCAATTCTAACTGGTGGGCGATTAGGAAGATCAAGAAAAATTCGTAGAGTAAAGCCAAGGAAAACAAGGAAACGAGTTCCCGCTGTAATCAAAGGGACGGTCTGGCCAAAAGGCTCAATTGTCTATCTCTGCGGCGAAGCACGTACCCCTTTCGGCCCTAAGGATACAGATCTAGGTGGATCTGAGCAGGCTGTCGTTCAGCTCTCAAAACGCTGGGTGGCTGCTGGACATCCCGTTGTCGTCTATGGAAACGTAAAACCTTGCGAAGTTGATGGTGTTCATTACCGTGATTTACGGGATCTCCATCTAGCCGATACATTTGATACTGTCATCTTTTGGAGATCATTTGGTGTCAGAATGCTACCACTGGTTGAGGCCAAACACAAGTATGTTGATCTTCACGATAGCTGGGACCCAAAGAAATATGTTGCACCTGATATTTTATTGAAACAAGTTGACAAGTTCTTTGTGAAATCTAAGTACCACCGTAGCTTGTATGACTATATTCCTGACTCGCAGATTGTAGAAATTATGAATGGCGTTCAAATTGATCTGTTTGAAAAGGAATGCAAGAAAGTACATACACGAGAGCCTCACCGCCTCATTTATGCTTCAACCTATGAGCGCGGGCTTGAACCTATCTTAGAGCATACGTGGCCTCGCATTATCAAGTCAATCCCTGATGCCGAAATTCATATCTTCTATGGTCTTAATCGTCTGGCAAAAACGCCTCTCGGCAAAAAACTCAAGAAACTTTTCAAGCAAAAAGGAGTATATGAGCACGGACGTGTATCACTAGACGAAATTGCCAAACAGAAGTGTATGTCTGCACTCCATCTGTACATAAGTAATCACGAAACAGAGATTGACTGTATCAGTGTTCGCGAGTCTCTTGTTTGTGGATCAGTTCCTATACTAGGAAATGACTACGTCTTCAAGGAGCGTGATGGTGTTCACGTTCCAGGATCTACAAAGTTAGCAAGTACCTATCAAAAAGCGGCCTCTGTTGTTATTGATCTGCTTGAAGATCAAGATAAGCTTGAAAGAAAACGTGAAGAGTTAAAACACAGTGATACAATTATCTCGTGGGATACGGTTGCTGAAAAATGGCTTTCAATCATTGGATAAGTTAGTCCCGGTGCGAGAATCATTGATTAGCTTTGGCATCTCATATAGAGCCTGCGGCATTTTACTATTCTTTTGTTTACAAATTCCTGTAGTTCTATGTCGTCCTGGATCGGAAGCACTCGCTCCTTCGCTAAAAAGAAGGTACTAGAAAATGTTGAATATTTTCTCGTATCTACCGATGATTCTACGTATACAGTTGATACACTGCTTAGCTCGTTTGCAGCCTTCTTTTACGGCTCAAAAATGGGCAATCGTACCTTTTTTCTTGATTCAACGAATCTTATGCTTAGTCTATTCGTCAATAATCCTCAGTGCAATTATCTGAAGGAGCTACCTGAATCTTCAATTCAGCAGAATCCAGTCTCGCTTTTCAATTCTCTCGCGATCAAGCCGAAGTTTAGCGATCTACAGAGATCTGCAGCTGGATATTTCTTGTATGAGCAGTCGATGAATGTACTTCTTGTACAGACTCTTGAAAAGGCAGGTATTCGCTCACTCTTTGATATGGCCATTCACCTTCACTGTGATTTATCTGGAACACAGATTCCGAATTATGTCAAGGAGGTTCGTGCTTACCAGACTCGGACCAAGAAGAAGAACCTATCCATTTATGTTATGGCTGAGTCCATTGATCTGATTAAGCAGTTCGGCAGGCTTGGAGATGCCTCGTGGAAGATCAGCTCAATGACTAAGGCGCCTACGAATGACAATCGCATTAAACTCATTCAGACGCTTGCGGAGGTTAAGATTCTTACATCTCAGCCAGCGTTGATACTTGATTATATAGATCCGGTCGATCGTTTTATTACGTTAATGCACCGTGGTGGTCCGAATGGCCCCGAGTTTCTCAAGTTGATGTCAGATCAGGAGTGGTTTTTGGTTTAGTTTCTACGGTTTCGGCGTGTCCTATTTGTTCTCTTCTTCGGCATACCTTCAAGTCCCGGTAGAACCTTTCCTTCAGCGTAATGCGCAAGATGAGGATGCTCCTGATAAAACATGTAATCACCCCACGATAATTCACCCTCTTGGAGCCGAAGACCCGGTGGTGTCTTCGGCTTGCCAAACTTTCCGTGAATCGCAAGCTCAGGAACCTCTAGTTTGCCGCGGACCGAGCGTGTAGTTTTTCTTTCGTGTGAACCAGCAGGCTTGACACTGGCAAACGCACCCTGTCGCCACTCAGGTTCTGCAGACGCAATGGCCGGCTTTGATGCAGCCTTGATCTGAGCAATACCCGGGACGCGCTGCCACTCGGGTTGATCCGGGTGAGCAAAATAAATCTGACGACCATCCTTTCTCACCATACAAGGACCCCCAACCTTGTGGCCCATACATCCTTCCTCAGGATACTTGGGCGGATTCGCCGGTGTAGGAACACCCAGCATACCACCGTGGCACCACTCTCTGCAAGGAACAGGGGCACCATTCTTCATTTCAATTCTGGGATGAGCCGGTGCCCTTACTGTCTTACGAGCTGCTGACATTTCTATACTATCAATGTAAAAAATGAAACGCACTAGAAGCAACTGTTGAAGTAACAAAATGACAACCAATCCATTTATTGAGAGTTACGTGGAAAGTTCAAATTACCATGTACTTCTCAAGAGATACGCACATAAACTTATGATTACTGGTGTCTATCATTGGTCAAAACCCGTTCGTGAAGAACAATTTGATGAGGCTCGACTTTACTGTAGAGATCACCATATATCATTCAAACTCGAATCGTTTAGTGATGGAATTGAAGAAGACAGAGAAATGATTGAACGACTACCTGCCTTTCATCTCTACGTTGATGGAGAGTATGCGCTGACATTTTACCCTGAACAGATACTTGCAACTGTCGTAAAAGACTATATTATTACATATCTTGATAAGATACCCAAGCCAAAAGCTAAATGGAGCTTTACACTACCTACGATATCATTTCCAAACTTTCGTTTTAAAAGGAAGCTTGCATCATCATCGCCCGACTAAGGTCCATTCATCTAATCTTCCTCAATCTCAACTTCATCTTCTTGCTCTTCCTGCTCCTCTTCTTCAACTTGAGGTTCCTCTTCAACGTGTACTTCACGCTCTGAGCTATCTCTGTTTGTGGAAACCCAGAGTGTTCTTATTTTCGGTTTTTCTTCCTTCTTCTGCAGTGTAAGCACTCGAATCGCTCCCTGCTGTTCATAGATACGATTACTTAATCTCCGAATATCGTTCTGACTTTCAATCAGATTCCAGTGCAAAGTTTCGATCTCCAGCAGCAGAAAAAAGAGTACGATAAAAAGGAGGATCACGATCATTCTATCTGGTTTAGACAAAAGGAAACTACTCTAAAACTAGATGCCTTCAGCCACAAGGCCCTTCCAAGCAGAGTTTATTAGTGATACCCATATGAATATGTGGAAATATGACACGAAGCAAGCAATGACACTTTTTCCTGCGCTAGCCCCAACCTTAATTCTTGCCGGTGATATTGGTGATCCCGATGAGCCTACGTTGTATCGTATTCTTGATATGACAGTACGACGATACAAAAATGTTATTTATGTTCCGGGAAATCACGAATTTTATCAGAGGGAACCAAACAGCAAAAAAACACCTGCCTCTGTACTTGCTTGGTTTCAAACACTTGAAGAGAAGTGGCCCAATTTTCATTTTCTATATCGGCAATCTGAAGTAATTGATGGTGTCCGAATTATCGGTGCAACCGGCTGGACTACAGCACCAAGAAATACGGACTGGGCAAATCTGATCAGCGAAGAAGGCCGTAAGGATCGTGAATACATTGAACAAACTCTCTCCAGATCTAAAGAGCCTTGTTTAGTCGTTACTCACTATCCTCCTACGAAGCAAGTACTTCAAGAAAACTTTCTAGGCAAGTTAACTGAATATGACTATGCGCAAAGTCTCGAATATATGTTTCGTCCTCCTCTTCATACTTGGATTTTTGGACACGTTCATCAACATCATAGTATAGACTATCCTTACTCGGCCCTAACGGGCGCTGGAATTATCCGATTACTATGTAATCCTTTTGGGTATCCTGATGATGGGATCACAAGCCCAGTCTGTCAGCAGATTACCATAACTGCATCTAGATAGGCTCCGATATATGCGGTAAAATCTCTCTCTGATACGATTGATAAAAAGCAATTAAACTATCTTTGAAATTTGGTTGATCCCTAAATGCAATCGGGCGAATACTCTGTACATAATTAATCACCTGCTGCCACGTCATTCCTTTTGTCGCGATCAAAAACATACCTACAAGCGTCGCCGACCGTTGCATCCCAGCAGCGCAATGCACTAAGATTTTTTGATTCTTATTGTATTCCGTGAGCAATTTATAAACAGCCTCGTGAGACCAGAGTGTCATATTGCGAATTTCTTCCGGTTTCAAATTATCATCTACAGGAAGACGATACTGCTTCTTGATATTCGGTGAAAATGGAAGGTCTTTTGTACAATTAAATACAACCGTGATACCTTGTTCATTTAGCCAACGGTTATTGGAGGCTGCGACTTTATTACCTAGCCATAAACCCGGTATAATCTCGTGTGCATCATCTGTCATTTGATATAGTACTACCAATAAAAATGAAACCTTTCTACTGATTTTCGCGAGTAAGCACAGTATGGACAAACATCTTACACTTCATTTATACCGAGTCCAAGAGGTACTTGCCTCACTGCGCAACGCACTGACAAAACACAACTACAAAGAAACACTCTTTTGGGCCCTTGAACTCTATGATAGTGATGTCTTGTCCGAAAGCCTAGAAATGCTCTTTGGTCTTTGGTTTGATCTCTACGGTATTCCGTCTTGGAAGCTTCTGGTTCCACTCTACGAAATCCAGAAAACCGGTGAACTTGAACGTGATAAGTTCATCCATTTAATAATGGCTTGGTCTCAGGAAAAATCTCTTGATTCAACACTCGTTCAGCTTCTAGTCCGGGGCTTGAAAACTCCGACTGGTTGGGTTCCAACTTTCCCTCATTCAGCAACCTATCATAATGAGACAGAAGCAATCAATGATTGCTTGCAGAGAGGAAAGCTACTTGAGGCGTGGATCTTTGCACGATCTATGTTGCCAGAGGATCAGTGGATTCTAGTTAAGCAGTTTGTCGAGTCTACAGGAATCCAAAGTAAGAGAGATGCAGTCGCACTGCTATCTGAACTCAAGTACGGCGACCCTATTCAACGACGGGCTGCCGCGTTCTGTGTTGCCTGTCTTAATGAGAAACGCTGGACACCAACACAAATTCCATTAGATCACAATTCATTCGGACTGCAGTTAGAAACAGTTCGTCTTATGCAGCTATGGAATGAAAATGATACATTAAGAAGTCAGCGAATCTTTGCTGTCCGACCTGAGGCTATCACCTACGTCTGCCAGCGAAGCTCGTTATCCACTCAAGCCTCGACTGAAGAAGACATTATGGAAAATCTAGAAGCAACTCTTTGGGAATCACCGTATTGGAAGGAAATTATGAAGGAGTATGTCTTGGAACTTGAAGACGGATTCTCCTGGGCTTCCAGCAATCATAAGGAAGGATTTTATGATACATATTTCATCTATCCTGGTGATATTCCAGATGAGTGGTCAATTGCAGATCGCGAAAAATCTCACGGCCGAGGGCTCGGTAAAAGTGAACTTGTTGCAAAACGGCAGTATCTATGTTCTAGTATTCTACGAAATACCAAAACACTGAGCTTTTGGGAGCCGCTTGTGTTTAAAGAGGATGATGATCTTGCAATTGATATTAGTCTATACGATACATTGCCTACACTCTGCAAGTTAGAGTTTCCATTAAAGCCCGTTCATAAAGAATTTATTGAGGCTACGAAAGAGGTGCAACCTGATATAGAGATTGTAAAACATCAATCTTTGCCTCCTCAAGACGCTCATATGTCGTCACACACGGACGAAGAAGAGGACTAGATAGCCCTGGACTTTCCACCTTACAAAAGACCTTTTTCGTTGTCATATCAATAAAAAAGGTCAGAATGGTATCATCAATTCCTACAAAAATATAGGTAGTCTCATTCGGCTTCAAACACAGTTTGAGTCCGATCGGCTGTGTGGTCACATTTTTTGCCAAATCCACACGTGTCACCAAGAAGCCGATTGAGCCATCTGTAAACTTTGCTGAATCTAACGCAAACGAAGGCAAGGGAGTTAGACTGTCAGGGCGAACAATTGGCCTCACTGTACTCGCCTTTAGAGTTGACTGCTCAATTCCCATAGTTCTGTGTATGAATAGTAAAAATGTTTAGACCGTCATAGCATACGATTTTTGAAGAAGAGCTGTTATACAATAAGTTATTGTAAGCATTCGGGTGGGATCGTGTAGTTGTTCTGATATGTAATATTCTCTCGCAAGTGAGTACCACTGTTTTGTTAAGGAATGATTTGGCTCAAACCGAATCATCCGAATTAGACGAGATCTACGATCAGATGGATAGTCTATATCTTCGGCATATGAAGTAAAAAAATCAATAACGGTTTCACTTGCAGTTCCCTTCTCAAAATGAAAATGGTTCTTAATCGCTTCTATCTTTAGAATTTGGTGATACTGCACTGTAAAGTTTGTTATACTAAATTGCATTGCTCGAAAGCGATCGAGAATCCAAGAAAAATGTCCATATTTTTCAAGTTGATTTAACACTGAAAATAACTGACAAGGAGATAATGTCTTATTTGTGTAAGGATTTACTGGATCTGCTGCATCTACAAACATCCACTCAGACTGTAATAGACGCCGTTCCATTGCCTTTTTAATTGTCAATGCTTGAAAAACATAAGAGCAACGATTACTATAATCAATGATGTAAACAGGTTGTGTAGGAACTTCCATTGTAGCAATATCCTCTGTATTCTTAACATTCCGTATGCACCGCTTCAGTCGCCAATGACGAATAAATCGATTTATCTTACCAAAGAGTAATGGTAGCTTCTCTAAGAATTCACGAGCTCGAATCCAAGTAAAGATATCATTTTTTCTTGCATTCGCAATATATAACTGTACACATCGAGGACCTTTCCAGATAGATGAAAAGCATTCAAATGAATATATTTGATGATCTATCTTTTCTAAATCAATAGATGTTTCAATCAATTTAAAAATAGATTGTGAAAGAACACGATTCACTTTACTGCGAACTTCTTTATCAGCATTATATCCATCTGGCATGTGCATTCGACGACCGTGATACGGAATAAATTTACTTACAGTAAGATTTCCAACTCTTTTCAAGCGTCTAGACTGAATGACAGAAGACAGTCGACTCTTTTTTTGTTTTTTGACATTCTTTTTTATTTGCTTCTTAGTTTTTTTTGCATATTTATTCACCTTTGGGCTCCGACCAATGTGAAAAACTGGCTCATCCATTTAGTTAAGATCTGTAAAAAATGTTTAGACCTTACTCAATTTCAAAGAGGACCGCTGATGAATTTTGAATGTAGCCGCAGTAGACCCCTTCAAGACTGTAAAGGTCATTCGCCTTTCGTAAATAGGTCTCCTCATTAACGATAACACGTTGAACTTCAACACAGTTGTCTAAGCAAGGGGTTTTCAAATACTTTTCTGAACAATGGCTACTGCATAGACGCGGGGCGCATCCAAGAACTGGACATCTGCATCGAAGCCACGTTTTTCCGTACTGATTTAATGCCTGACACTGGTACTTGGTTGTTTCTTCATCAGGCAATAATACAAACTTTGTTTTTTCCTGGATTTTTAATGTCTGTAAAAGGGGTTGTACAGGGACATTTAATTCTGCAGCAATGTCTCGAGCTAGTTGAATACCCTTTGAGAAGAGAACAGCATCGAGACTTTCCCATAATAATTTTGGAATTGGATATGCGAGGTCAGAGTGTTCGGACATTTGGGTTGCTCATTCGTTTAATTGCCTAGATTTCATTTTTTTGAGCAGTTAGATGGTTTCTCCAGCTGAATGGGGTCCAAGTACCTGGGAACTTTTACACGGAATCGCAGAACGTGTCGGATTTCAAACAATCAAGATTATGGAAGAGGATGAACGAATCAGTTTACAGTATGCACTCAAACATCTTGATGAATTGCTTCCGTGTCCAATGTGTCAAGGCCACTATAAAGAATGGCTCAAGAAACGACCTGTAGATACCTGGATTAAGAAATCAGGTGGTCTCCTACAAGAAGCAATGCGACAATGGGTCTATGATCTGCACGAAAATGTAAATGGATTCAAATCAATTGTATCACCATTGACCATAGAAGACTTACCTGGCATCTATCAATCAGTTGATTTACGTGCAAAAGCTACAGTTTTAAAAGATCTCTTTCAACGAGGCCTAGCTGTCGGAGCATTCCGAGCTGAATACTGGAAGCTAACGTGGCGTCATCTAGATACAATTGTACGACTTCTGACTTAGCCAGTTGTACAGACAACTGGGTTAGATGCCGTCGCTGAATTCGGCAGAATCTGAGATAAGACACCGAATAAATCTGAAGTTCTAGCACCACACTTTCTTGAAAAGTCGTACATTCCGTAGCCGATGGACGCAGCTCCAATCGCCCCAATCAGACTTCCAGTATACCCTAATGCACCTCTTCCTTCACATCCTGACATGTAATAAAAGCGGGCACCAAGAACAAGTGCAGATAATAAACAGATAGATGTTATTAAAAAGACTGCCTGATACATACGTCGTTGCTTATTATTCGGATCAGCGTCATTTTCAGCCGGCGATGAAAAGATATCGATTGCATTTGAGATGCAGTAGCCAATGAAAAAAACTACACTCATTAACCAATAACTCGGAACAGATTCTGCTTCTCCTTCGTTTGGTCTGTAAAATGTAAGTTTAGGGCCTTCGGGAGGTACAATTCTACAGACATCCGATGTAGATTTGGTCCATCCGAAACGACCTGTTGGTGCAACCCAAGTAAAGACCTGTCCAAGTACCTTTTGCATTAAAAAAGTATAAATTGGCATCAAGGCAACTAGACCTACCGACAGATTGACGTGAGCAATGGAACCCGTAGTTGTGCTAAAAAGCAATGAGGTTGCAGCTAAGACAATTGGAAGTTGCTGTACTCCTCTGTATAAATATTCTCGTGTTCCACCCATAAGTGTACCGGCTGATACCAGGGACATCTATTGTAGAGTATCTAAAAAACAATCTGATCTATCAGTCAATGAGTTCGTGGGCAAGTTCAGCCAGTATAAAATCAAAGATCATCTATGGGTTCAAACCGACTACTGGTGGAATCTGCTCAAATCTGAATCAACTGTTTTTTTCCTATCTCTTTTGTCGCAAGAAGGATAGTCAACTGTATGTTCTTGATCATCCAAACTGTGTTAGCGAGACATTTCCTATATTTCAGAGCCTATTTCAACCTAGGGTAGGTCTACACTACGTATCTGAGCTTCCAAAAGGAACAAAGATCCTTGAACATAAACATATTCACTCAACGTTATCTGTACTATCAAATGACGACTTCAAGACTGCAGCAAAGCGATTCTTTATGCTTTTACCCACTGCTCATGAGCGAATTACAGCCGAAATCCCTGTAGAGATTTCCACAGCTACCTTTGATATTGGCCTTCACATTCGGAGTGGTGATAAAATAAGCCAGGGTGAAATGCAGTCTATTTCGGTTGAAACCTATAGAGCTGCACTGCTAAGCTGTGGTATAGCAAATCCAAAAATCTTCGTTATGACGGATAATACCGAGTTCTTAACTCAGCTCAAAGAGGCCTGTCCTTCTACGTGGACCTGGGCTTGTATGGATGAAGACAGTTCAGGCCACGTACAAAGTAAGTTTAATGAGCAAGATCAAGCGAAAAAAGAAAAAGAATTCTATCGTTTTATGGCTGAACTTTCAGTTCTACAAACAATTCCCACAGTACTTGTTACCTATTCAAGTAATGTTGGAAGGTATCTATATTTACTCTGTCCATCGACGTGTCAAATCAAAAGCCTTGACTTGCCACGATGGACCTTTTGATATTTATGACGGGGCGCAGACATACATCGGCGCCGACTGACTTGCCGCCGTGATCATCGGCAAATTCAAGATATTTACTGCAGATCGGCCAAAGATTGACTTGTTCTGCTGCACAAGTGCATAGCCTAGTAATGCACCAAACAACATCGATACAAACAGCGTTCCAAAGCCCTCGCACTGGTACGAATAGCGGAATGCTAAGATTCCAATGAGTAAGCCAATACTGAGAACACTTGCTGCAATTGTACGACCCTGTAGGTCCGAACCAAGTGTAGTAATCTCACGACTGAACTCTTGTACACACGCCATCATATAGCTGAGAATCGTCGCCATAAAGAAAATAACAGGGCTCGGAAACATCGATTCCTTACCGATGGTTTCTAACAGCGAAATCCTCTGCGAATTACCAAAAACAAATCCAGGTTGGCAGATCATCTGATTTTGACCCGCTCCACCAAGAATAGGTGTGATCCCTCCAATGAACCCCGCTGCTAGACGTTGAATGATCATCGTCTCCACCATTGTCATTAGTAAAACACCAAATGGTTGAGACAGACTCACCAAGGCTAAAATAGCCGTACCCAAGACTACACTATCCGGAAGTAAACGAATAGTCTCACCGCCAACTGGTAAGATCACTTGTTTGAGCAAAGGAACTACTGTAGTTTCCCAGAATGTGCTTTTTACATCTGCGGACATAAGGCCTATCTACAGTAAATCTATAAAGCGATGGGCATACCCTCTTACTATAAGACACTCATAACGAAGTATAAGCACGCAATCACCAGACAAACGCCACACGGTACTGCTGCACTCGTTATTGATATGAACTGTATGATCTATCACGTGCTACGTGAGCCTGCGATGGAGGTGATTGCCTACACAGAAGAAGGTCGTCTTACCTGGGAGCGTAAGCTTCAAGATGAAGTTTGCGCTTACCTGACGTTTATCTGGAGAGCTGCTGGAGCTCCGCTAAAGATGTTTGTTGCACTCGATGGAGTAGTCCCCTATGCAAAGATCAAGCAACAGCGATTTCGTCGATTCAAGTCTGCATCCCTTGGTAAAAGTCAAAGCTGGGATACAAATGCCATAACACCCGGTACGGAGTTTATGACCGCAATGGGCAATTCTTTACGAGCTGTCGGAGCCAAGCACAACTGGCAGATTAGTGATGTCTATGAGCCCGGCGAAGGTGAACACAAGGTCCTCAATTGGATTCGGCAGCAGACTACTCTGAGTGGACCCGTTCTGGTCTACGGCCTCGATGCAGATCTGATTCTTCTGTCAATCCTAGCCGGAGAACATCTAGGCCCCGGGTCGCCAGTCTATCTGATGCGTGAAGCGATGGCCTTTGGTAAACTCGTCAGAATTCCCGAAAGCAACCAAGTTGAACTCTGCTTTCTTCAGATTCCAATTCTACTCCAAAGTTTGCAGAACGGTCAGATCTGGACTCGCCAAGAACTGTACGACTATATCTTTGGAATGTCATTCTGCGGCAATGACTTTCTTCCTACCGGCCTCTCTCTGCGAATGCGAGATGACGGGCACGCTGTACTACTCGACTGCCTTCGAACTCTGTGGAAGCGTCAGATCCATCTTGTTTCTTTTGATTCTAAGGGATCTGCGTCGCTAAATAAAGATGGCCTCTACCAATTTGCGTGTTGGATGGCCCAGCAAGAGGAGCGGCTTATCACAAAGATGATTGACCGTAAAATGAAATCTCCGCTAGGCGAAGACGATGCGGATAATTTGCCACTGAAGGAAGCGGCTGAAAACCCAATGATCGTAAGTCAAACCGGTCGTCTACAGCCGGACTGGAAGCGTCAGTACTATCGAATTGGATTTGGCGAGTCATCTGTAGAAATCCGTAAATACTGGGCTGCTCAGTACTGGAATGGATTTCAGTGGATCTTTGATTATTATCTGGGACGACCTGTTGACCAAGAATACGTCTATGCTGCAGGCTATCCACCAACGTGGTCAGATCTTAAGGACTATTATGTTTTCAATCAGATTCAATGGGTTCCACGTGAGGCCCTTCAACCGAAAGAACAACTCGCACTTGTGCTGCCTTTACTGAGCTGGAATCTTCTGTTAAAGACACCCTTTCGATCAGTGCCTCAACGGCTGCCGCAGTATTGGCCCGAATCCTTCCATCTAGAGACATTCGGCAAGCGTTTTGGCTGGGAATGTGAGCCAATGATTCCTATGCTTACTCCTGAGAGACTGCGTTATGAGATGTCCCGAATGAATGACAGGATATAGAAAGGATGGGAAACCAGATATCAGCACCGATTCCAGAAGCTCATATTCGCATCTATAGAAACGTCTGTGGCTTGCAGTCTCCTGCAACGAGAGTTCAAATGTTAGAAACTCTTCTTCAAGGACAGGAATATGTCTCAAGTGCTAAATACGCTGGAATCTATGGGCCAATTCTTACTTACATGGCTGCAGTCCGTCGTGGAGATCCCGCCTTCCTCCCGGGAGAGCGATCAGCGCAAGGTGTGCCTCAACCAACAGCACAACAGCAGCGATTGCTACCATCAACTGGCGGGAGAGGACCCCAGCAGCCTGCCGAATCCCGACTCATCCATCGTAATGGAGACCCAAGCCAGCACGGTCAAGCCATCTCCTTCTTCAGCCAATGCCTCTCCATCCTAGGGCTCTCTGAAGAGGTCGCTCTTGATGAAGCGCAACTCAAGGAGGCCTATAAGAAGTCATCCCTAAGGGCTCACCCCGACAAGGGAGGATCTGAAGAAGCCTTTGACCGAGTGACCCGCGCTTACGCCTATCTCGGTGAGATTCTCCGGCGTGTTCGTGGTGGTCGTACTGAATCGGTCAATGTCTCCGCCGAGTCTCCCGCCAGTCTGACTTCCTCTCGCGAGCAAAAGTCCGACACGTGGAAAATGGCCGACCCGGTCAAACTCAATCCGAAAAATCTGAATATGGAAACCTTCAACAAAGTTTTTGAAGAAACCCGGTTACCCGATCCGGATGGAGACGGATACGGAGACTGGCTGAAAAACGAAGCGGCCGAAACTTCCGGAAAGCAAAACAAGTTTTCAGGAAAGTTCAACCGGGACGTTTTCAATTCTGCCTTTGAATCTGAAGTCAGATCCAGAACTGCAACCGGGAACCAGCAACTTTCAGTTATGCAACCTCAAGCTCTTATGATGGCTCCAACAATGGGGATTGAACTCGGTAGGGAAAAACCAGATGACTTTACGGCAGCAAATCTCAATGGCCTCAAGTTTACTGATCTTAAGAAGGCCTATACAAGTGAATCGATGTTCAGTCATCAGGTGGCCGGTGTCCAAGTTTCAGCCAAGAGCCTTGAGGCTGCCCGTACGGAACGTAAAGGAACGGTTGTTCCGCTAAATGATGCTGAGATGGCTGCTGTCGCAGAAGGTGAACGGCAACAGCAATTTCGTCAACAGCAACAGGCCAGGCGAATTGTAGATGAAGACCAAAGGATAACGGACCACTTTCAGCGTTTACAGCGCTATGTAATAACAAATCAATAGTCAGAAGAGAGACGATATGAAAGATTGGATGATGCCACTTACAATCTTGTGTATCGGAGGTGCAATACTTGGCATCGGAGCTATCGTAGGAACGAGTGTCGTGAGCAAGAATCCTTTCGAGGCGAAGAATCTGTTCGATCGGGATATGGAGAAACCCATTCTTTGGGTTTTCTACGATACTTCCATTCCGAACGCAAGGAAGTATAACGATTTTGGTTCCCGGTCAAGCCGTGCCCTCAACTTGCCATTTTTGAACTTGTGCTACGAGAGCATTGTCAAACACAACAAATCTCAGTACCGCATTGAAGTCGTGGATGGCTTGACAGGTCTTGCAGATAAGTTAGGTGGCTGGGATAAGTTGCCTGCAAAATACCAGAATCCACTCGTCACTCTTGAACCGGCTGACTTGTGCTGGATTCGGGCAGCTCTGTTATCCAAATATGGCGGTCTCTGGGTTGCTCCTGCAACAATCTGTCTGGCACCCTTTGGCCACTTACCTCAGAAGCCAGTATTCTTCGGAACGGATCCAGATGAATCCTTTGCCGGAACAGCCGGAACAGCTGTTCCGAACTTTCAGGTAGCCTGGGCTCCTTCTCCCAATAATCCCTTATGGGCCGGATGGGAAGCCAAATCTAGACAGCGCCTCAGCGCCTCTGGAGGTGGCGATACAGCAAGGAATGACCATAAATGGGAGTTCCTTGCGGTAACAGCACTCTATCCTGACATAGAAGTGCGGCCGAATGTAGAAGTCAGTCGCAAAGGTGCAGCAGGACGTCGCATACAAATTGAAGATATTCTTGCTGCAGGTCAGGATGGTGATTGGCCGTTTGAAGTGTATCCTACGTCGCAGTATGTGCCGCTACCGTGGCCTGAGTTAAGGGATCGCCGCGTCTTTGGCTGGTTCTTACGGATGTCTGAAGATCAGATTAAGGAGAGTGATCTGGTGATCCGTGATCTATTCAATCTCGCAGGCGTTTAACTTTTTACAAAAACATAACCACAGGACTGTTTTTTACAAAAACATGACACAAATATCTTGATCCATTGCCACTGTACGAGGTGTCGCAGGATGTATTTGATACACCGTGCGCTTCCTCCCCATATAATTCCGCTCATAACTCTGCAGCTTGAAGCCGTGATGCGGCAAGACGTGCTTTATAATCGTTATGACTCGGCGACCATCTAACGAATTAAAATACCTCTTGGCCTTGCACGGCAAGTAGTACGGTTCTAGCATCGGTGCCCACTTATCAAGTGTCTCTAGCTTGAGCTCCTCCATCGCAAAGGGCTTCGAGTCCTGCAGACCGGTGAAGCCTAATTCTGTAAGCATTAGCACAACTACGTCATATGCTGGGATTTCACGGAACAACTTGCTCATCCCTTTACCTTGAAGAATAAATTGTTTTTAGACGAGAATACCTTGTCTACAATAGAATGAATGAATCTATTGATTCGATTCAAACATCGATAGCATTAGGACTTTTTAATACAAAACAACAAGCAATAAATGCACATAAGAAAGCGAAACGAGTATTATTTCCACTCGAGTATAGCAATAATTTTCTAGATAACTTTCGATCAGTACGGCTATCAAGTGTACCTTATCCTACTAAAGATAGACAGAGAGGTCAAGCCGATCTTGATTCTGTAGAGTTTCATCGTCGTAAACTACGAGAAACAGGAACAACTGAACCTATATGGATTGCCCAAAAAGGCAACTTGCACATACTGTTAGATGGCGCTCATCGACTTGCTGCGGCCGCACGAGAGAATATAAAACAACTTCCTGCATATATTGTTACTGTAAAGGTCTAACTGACCAAGGCTTAACTTCATCACACGCAGCCATAAGATCTAAAATAGATGATCTTGACTGGCTATGATAAATCCAACTCTGAATCAAGAATTGCTGAATATTATACCAAGCACGATGGTCTATAATATTCATTATGACTACAGAGTGTTCCAATTCAAATAGAATGTCCTCAAATGAATATCCTAGTTCCCAAATCTTATACATCTGTTTCTGCGCCTCATCCCATTTGCAGTTCGTGAGCATTGTAAAGAGATCTCGCATCTGTGTCCAGATATGAGGATCAAAAGATTTTCTAATGTAATCTGCATCTAAAATAGCCCAACCCTCTACTTTTTTAAGAGCAAAGAGCATACGTACAATACTTTGAAATTTCATTATCGAACACATTGAGATTGTACTTAATTCATTATAGGCTTCGCTTGTATAAGATCCATCTGGAAATCCTTCACGTCTTAGAATCTCAACAAATGTATCATAGCTTGTTGTTAAATCAACTAAGATAATATGGCATCGACTTTGCAACGGTGAAATTAGCGCCTCCTGATTTTGACTGATAAAGAGGAATCGTGTTATATGATCAAATGTTTCCATTGGGCGACGAAGTGCCTGTTGACTAATAGCTGGTAGTGTATCACAGTCATCAATCAGAATCCAGCGATAGACACCCTTTCGCGGTGCTGTCCAGCGAACGTGATCATTTAGAATCTGACGAAACGTGTGAATTCCACGATCTTGGTGGCTTGAGATTTCCACCCAATACTCTTTTTGTTCCTTCTTTGAGACGTTGTGATGAGTAAAGTATGCAGTCAAAAAATCACGAGCAATCGTGGACTTTCCAGTTCCAGGAAAACCGACAAGAAATATATGAGGAGGGTTCTCAATACAGGATTCTAGTTGCTTTGTGATTGATTCCATTCCGAATAGCTCAGTATTAATTTTAATTGCCTTCGTCTCGGTAGACATCTGGAGTTTTACTGAGGAAAATCTTAGATGGGCATTACGCGTTCAGGTGGTGTGCCTAAACACTACACTTGATTAGTTCAGAAGTGGGAATGAATCCATACGATGTACTTGGTGTTCCTAGAGATGCAGACACACCTGCTATCAAATCAGCATACAAAGACTTAGCAAAACAGCATCATCCTGACAAGGGCGGTGATCCTGAAAAGTTTAAGGAATTAAGTGGCGCCTATGAGATTCTAAGCGATGAAGGTAAACGTAGACATTATGATATGACAGGGTCAACATCAGATCAGCCTGAGAATCCTTTCGGACACGGTGGATCTCCATTCGGTGATAATGGTGGATTTGGTGTTCCAGATTTCATTCAGCACATGTTTGGTGGTGGTATGTTTGGAGGTATGGGTGGCGGAATGGGAGGGCCTGGAGGTATGGGTGGCCCTGGAGGTAATCCAAATCGCAAGAAGGAAGGGAAAGCACCTGGAAAGACACAAGAAGTGCCTCTTCGTTTAGCAGATTATTACTATGGTCGCTCACTAACCATTAAGCTGGGACGTCAATCATTCTGTAAGACATGTAAGGGTTCGGGTGCTTCTTCTATGCGCAACTGTGATCCGTGTGGTGGATCAGGTATTCTAAGGCAGGTTGTGATGATGGGTCCGATGCAGATGATTAATCAGGGACCTTGCGGACACTGCCAAGGAAAGGGTCAACAGATGAGTGGCTCGTGCGGCGACTGTTCGGGCCGTGGATTCATTCCTGAGGAGAAGACACTTGAAATTAAGATTGAGCCTGGAATGATGTCAGGGAATACGATTGTTTTTGCAGGAATGTGCTCAGATCACTCTGGATATACTGAGGCTGGTGATGTAGTTGTTATGCTTCGTGAAGCTGATGAAGAGGATCTGCTTCAGAAGTGGAAGCGTGAGGGAAATCGGCTCACGACATCTATTGTAATCTCTTTGACAGAATCACTTCTTGGAACTGTAAGACTCTTACAGGGACATCCTGGATTTCCCTCTGGGGTACCTATTGAGATCCCTGCGGGAGTGCAGAATATGTGGACTACGACGGTACCAGGCTTGGGTATGCCGATACGAGGAACACCCAAGTTTGGAGATGCAAATATAACAGTTGGTGTTATGCCAACACAAGAAGAGCTAGCCACGCTACGCTCTCAGAATTTCTTACTCAAGTCGATGTTTACTGCACTACCCGAAGCGCCGAAGACCTCTGAAACGGTTCGGGTTGCGTCTTTTTCTTAGCTTATTGCTTGGGGGCAAAGGAGCTAGGGTCAGACGCAAGAGACCACTCGTAGTTCAGCTGAGCCTGCTTCTCAAGTCCGGGAGGCAGGAGCATCGCTGAATTCGTGACAACAGGGGCACCCATAAAGAGCTCAGCGCCGCCCATCTGTCTGCGGTTGCGATTGCTGCGGTTCTTGCGATTACGGTTGCTACGGTTGCTACGGTTCTTGCGATTCGTCTTGCGATTATTACGATTCTTGCGATACATCTTACGGTTGCGATTGCTGCGGCGACGACCACCCGCCTGGTCCTTCATACCCTGGATAGCAGCAATGGCTTGGTTGAGCGGGCCGATACGTGCGGCAGCATTCAGATCAGAGGGAAGCGTGCTCGCAACAACGCTGTCGGGATATGATCCAAGGCCGCCACCAACGAGCTGAATACCAGCACCACCTGTCTGCGCCGGTGCCGTATTGGTGACAATCACCGGGGCAGGCGACATATTAGTCTCAGCACCGCCGTGCTGATCTCTGTGGATGCCCGCAAACTGCTCACCCTGCGCGAAAGAATCCTTCTGGGACATCGCCATACTGGTGTCAGAAACTGACGCCGGATCGCCGCCCCACATGCAGCGGTTCTTGCGGCTTCCCTTGCGGTTCTTACGATTGCTGCGATTGCGGTTCTTACGGTTTGTCTTGCGAGTAGCCATTCTAGTTGATTGCGTGAAAAAAGATACGCATCTAATAGTAAAAAATGACAACAGAACCGGACTGGTCTAAGAAAATCTCAAACTCCAACATTTGTAATTGGTTTTTTGCATTTGCGATTGTAAATGCAGTTCTTGCCGTAGTTGGCATTCTTGGAATGGTCGCCTATGGATTTGGAGCGAAAAATCCTTCAAGTCTAACACTACTTTTGACAGCCTTTCCTACTCTTATCTCAACCGTTCACTTCTTTTTCTGGTATTTGCTCTGTAGTAGGGCATTAGATGTCTAATCCCGGATAAGGCATACCTGATTCTGCCTTGCAAATGCCTTCTCAATTGTCATAATTTCCTTTTCTTCAGTCTCTGATACTGTAAAACGCTGCGTCTGTTCAACTTCTAGGAGCACAGGCGTGATGGTATCAGGAGCGACTAAATAGATCTTCTTTTCCGGTGATCGTTTCGCAATGCGTTCAGCCATTTCCTTGTACCGTTGACTCTTTGGTCCTTGAAACACAAGGAGCGCCCCGCTTTCCTTTTCAATTCGAGCATCCCGATGGTATCCGGCTGTACGACCCTTTCCAACCCAATCAGGCTTAATAGCCTCTGTAGGGATTTTCTGACGTAGAGCCCAGCTTTCGATATATGCGCTCGATACCGGCTCCGATGGATATAGAATGCGTTCAATCTTTGAATCAAGATCATCCAAGATGGGATTCAAAATCTCATCTTGCAAAATCTGCTTTGAAATCGCATTGCGAGCACCGAGGACACCGAGAGTAGTCATTGTAGCTGCTGCAAGGTATAAACGGCATTCAAATTTTTACTTACTCGTCCTTCAGACTAGATGCCTGGATCTTGCGCTTCTGAACTGAGCCGCTGACGATGTAGATCGAGTTCTCCGTCATAATGATGAAGTCATCGCCGGCCTTGTAGATCTTCTGGATGTGGCTCGTGTACTCCTCGGAGTTCTTCACGAGCATCTTTTCCTTGCTGACAGCATCCTCGCCGAGGAATGCCTTGCCGTCAGTTGAATCCAAAAAATAGTCGAGATTGATCGGCATATCCTTCTGGATAGCGAGCTTGGCCGCACTTACGAGTGTAGCCGTAGAAGGAATTCTCTCCTGCGATCCGCCAGTCGTGATTGCCGTAGAAGTTGAAGGCGTAGAGGCATTAGGTCCGGAAGGCGCTGACATTGTCTGCCGTACATTTGGAAAACGAGTGGAGAGAGATTACGCAACCGCAACTTGGCTAGGCAGTTGTAGCTTGCGGGACAAACAGAATCTCCTTCTCGTGCGTCTGTAGGATCTCATTAAAGAACTCGTAGGCCTCATTGATCTGATCCATTTCACGCGCGCCGGTGATGATAATCTTTCCACTGCTAAATGGACTAATCGTAATACGCTTGCATTGACCATCACCATCACCGGATCCCTGACCCGTACAGCTGCTCTTACAATTGCAGATTCCTGGCCTCAGCATATCACCCTTCTTGTTATAGTAGTACTTGGTATTGACACCCTGATAGATTGTGCTCTCGTGGCTACTGAAGAGATTGTAAGTGTTGCTTAGAATCTTATGGAGCTTCTCCTGGTAAATCTGGCGATTAATGCTATAGTCGCTATTAATGAGCTGTACACGATACTTGGTCATTCCTGCTGACAATCCTCCTTCAGCAAACACCTGAGGATCCTTAGCCTTGATCTCGGCAAGAACATACTGAATGGTTGCCTGACTGAACTCCGTACTAGGAACACCCGTCATCTGAATGCCTCCATTTGCAAAGAGCTTGATATTCACTTCTTTCCACCCGCGCTCTTCAGAAACCTTCTTTCGGACTACAAGTGTTGCCTGATTGAAGAATGTCTTCTCTGTCACCTTGCGCTTTGTCAGAATATCACGCGTAGAGGAGCCAATCACCTTCTTCTCGTATTCCATCTTTAGAAACCCTTCTCCTGGATATCCGAATGGAATCGCCCAGATGGGAAAGGAATCAAATAGACGCTGAAGGTTGATTCCACATCCTGCGTGGCACGTAGTCACCATTGTAGAAATTCGCAGAGGTGAAATTGTTAATTCAGACGCCATTTTATACCGTGGTTTAGGCTGGCTGGCCATTCATTTTTTGAACCGTGGCATTCATAAAGCCACTCCAAATATTTTCCATTGTATCAATTGCAGACTCTTTTGTTATCCAGGGAGACAAATTCGGATCACATAATTCAATCCACTTTTTCCATAAGTTAAATGCTGTATTTGTTACGAGTGAAAGAGTAAGCATATGACATCCAAATGTTTGTAGAGACATTTCATTATAACACTCTTCCCAAAATGCTTTACGTTGGCTTGGATGAAGCGTCATAAGACTACAGAGCCATTTTGTTGCTTTTTGTGTATCTTTCGGATTCAGTAAGAAGAATCTGAAATCACTTCTACGTAGCCTTACATCAAATTTACCTGGAGAAAGTGTATCTGGTTTTACAACTGATAGGCGTTTTCTTAATACAATTTCTGATAATGGATCAAATCGAAGAATAAAAAAGCGCGTTCTTAACGACGGATGAATCTTACAAAGTGAATTACATAGGAAAAAGACTAAAATTTCTGTAGTGGGCTTTTCTAACAATGGCCTGAGCGCAAGCTGAGCTGGTTCAGTTAATGTTTCAACCTCATCAAAAATGATTACCTTTGGTTTATCTGAATAGCCGAATAAACCACTACCTGCAGATTCTGCAAAAGGATAGACCTTGGACCGAATGGCTTCGAGGCTTCTCTCGTCGCTGGCATTAAGAAAGAGTGCGCGGCCGACACGTTCAAGAGGTGTCTTGTAGAATTGACTCACAATGTTCCAGGCAGCTGTTGTTTTACCGCAGCCTGGAGGGCCTACAAAAATACAGTGCTGAAATGAGCTAGTATTTTGTATCATTGCATCAAGACAACGTTCAACTCTGGATTTTTCTTCTATCTCCGAAGTCATCTATATGCTTGTTCACTTGTCTGCGTTAAGTGCTTTTATTTGTTCTGAACCTAAACGTGAAGCGACTGATTTTCTTCTAGAAATGCCCAAGGCTGCTACCAGTAAGACTGCTAAATCGAAGAAGGCTAGTGTATCTGTTCCTGAGGTTGTTCCTGCTGTCGAGCCTGTGGTTGAGGTCGAGCCTGTGGTTGAGGTCGAGCCTGTGGTCGAGCCTGAGCCTGTGGTCGAGCCTGAGCCTGTTGTAGCTGCAAAGGTCAAGAAGACTCCTGGTGCTAAGCGTGTTCCTAAAAACAAGCAAATTTCAGTTGTTGCAACTGTGTCAGCAAACGGAGATATTCAGGGCTCGTTTAGTCCCGAGCCGCGCAGGCCTCTCATTGCACACCTACCATTCCGCACATCAGAAGTACAATTCCAGGATGGGCCTTTAATCTATGACCCACGTCCCCCTGTTGTTCCGCAGCCCTATGACGCCAATGAGGATGATCTCTTTCAGAGCGGCGTTGAACATCTGGCTGCATTTGATGATGATGCCAAGACATCAGTCTCAATTCAGGACTCTGCAAACCAGACGCCCTCAGTTGTAATCAAGGAACCTGTAGTTGAGCAGGCGCCTATCAAGGCCTTCAAGACTCTTGATATGATGATTGAGTACAAGGTAGCAAATGAAACACAGACACTTCCAGAATCTGTATGTGCTGCCTGCTTTTGGTGTGCAGGTACATTTGAAGGTCGCCCAGTTGTTCTGCCGACAAAGGAGGAGTATGGCGTGTACACGGTCTATGGCAATTTCTGCACAGTTCCTTGTTCTCTATCCTATCTTTTGAATGAGCAGGTGGATCCACAGGTCCGCTGGGAGCGTCAGGCTTTGATGCACAGGATGTATAAGCAGTCTGAACCAATTCAACCTGCACCTCCTCGTGAGAGCCTACGCTTCTTTGGTGGTGCTTTAACGCACGATCAGTTTCGTTCAATTATTGAGAAGCGTCAGATTCGCATCGATAGTCATCTACCACCAGTGATCAGTATTCTGGCAACTCTTGATACGAAGCCGATTGACTTCTATGAGACATCGCTGCGCAATACAACGGCTACAGGCGCCGGCTTAGAAATCACAAAGCCTATGGAAGCTGGGCTCCGTTTGAAGCGCTCCAAGCCTCTGAAGGATAAGGAAAGTACATTGGATGCAGTTATGAATTTACAGGTACGGGCAAAAAATTGAGTGGCTGCCGGTCAAATGAAACTACTATAGAATGTATTCCGCTCTGAGAAATGCACAGAGTGAAATGAACAATATGCTCTTGAAGTTCGGCGAGGAAGTAATTGCAAAGAGCGCTCCGTCTGAGACTACGCGATCGATTGATCCTGGTATTCTTCAGCAGCGGGATCAGGATGCACTTGAGTCGATTCAGTCATCAATGGATGCACAGTTTACGGCGCTTGCGTCAATGATCGAGCGTCTGAATGGAACGATGTCAAAGATTGTTAGCTTGCTCGAGAAGCAGTCTGAAAGCAAGGATAAGGGAATTGTCGTCTCAATGGATCAGACAATTCCCAATCTGCAGCAGTACAGTCAGCCGCAGGATCTTCGCACAATCAGGGTCGAGCACACTGCATCTGCTGTGGTACTTCCTTCTATGGTACTTCCTCCTGTGGTGCTCCCTGCAGCTGTAGTTGCGCCTACTGCTGCTTCACTTCCTACATTTAATGATGAGGAGGAAGAGGTTGAGGAGGAGGTTGAGGTTGAGGAGGAGGTCGAGGTCGAGGAGGAAGAGGTTGAAGTTGAGGTTGAGGAAGAAGAGGAAGCCGTTGAGGAGTGGACCTATAAGGGTCGCTCCTATTTCAAGAGTACTGATCACAAGGTCTATGCAGTAGATTCCGATGGTGATCCTGGCGAGCTACTCGGTATTTACGATCCTGTAAAGAATCTTGTAAGGAAGGCATAAAAAATTACCTAAACTAGATGCATCTTTGCCACACTGCACTTTTATCATTTGCGTTTACAATTGTACTAACAGGATTTGAATTAGCGTATAAAAACTATACTGCATCTTTTATTCATTTTAGTTTAGGATCTATAATATCTATATTCTTTTTTGCTCTCTGCCATATGGGTAAAGAAGTTGTTAACTGGTTCTTTATAACTATTTTTATCATTATTAGTCTATCGAGCTGGCTAATTTATACGGCTCAAACAATACAAAACAATCAAATTGACATCTATAATCGATCTCAATGTAATGAACTCGTTACTACAATCACACCTCCGCCTACACCTACACCTACACCTACACCTACACCTACACCTACACCACCTCCTAGCTGCAAAGCCCCTCCAGTAAAAAAATGCTGTAAGCCCTGCTGCTAGTCGGTCTAATGCGGATTCTATATTTCTATACAGGTATCTATGAAAGTAGATAAAATGTATGGCCTACTTTTGAATTGGGTCCCTTGGATTTACAATCGTATCCTCTACGGTTCAGATAAGGGATATAGGGTAATAACAAATATCTACAGAACAGCTACGACACCGATTGAATACTACTTTGTTCTACAATCAAGAGTGCCCATAAGTTCATCAAGCTTTTCATTGGATTCAATCCCTGAAGAACACTACAAATGGACGGCAACACTTGGTCCTGCACGATTCATTCATCAAAAGGAGCCTACGGCCTCTATCTTCTTAAAAAACTGTTCGTGGCTAGGCCTCTCAATCACGCTACCTGAAACGGGTACGCTCGATCTGTCTGATTGGATCAGTGAAGTCAAGTATTCAGGCCCTCAAGAGCCAACCCCACTTGAGCTATTTACGCTTTGGTGTATTGATACGGGTAAGCCCTACTTTTTATATGTGAATGAAACGACAAAAGTTGATTTGATAGATGAACTTGGAGAGATCGTTGTTAGAAGGCTTATAGCCGAACCACCTTCTTTAGAACAGAATGCCGGTCAAGTTACTGGATCCTATACCGACAGGTCCTTGGACTCTCTATTTTCACCAAGCGGATGCTGAAAAGTGGACTCTTGATACGTTTCAGAAAGTGCATACCTGCACTACTTATGAAGATGTGTTAACTATTATTGAGGAAGTAGGTCAGAATCGTTTCAAGAATGGTCTTCCTTTTTTTATGCGTGGAGACATTTTGCCTCTGTGGGAGAATCATCAGAATATCCGTGGCGGCAGCTACAGTATGAAGGTACCTTCAGATATTGTTAAGGAAGTATTTACTACACAGATCCTTCACGCAATGTCAGGTGAAATTTTCAAGCACCCTGAGAATCAGTGTATGGGTGTGAGTATGAGCCCGAAGAAGGGAACCTTTAATATTCTCAAGATTTGGAATGCCAACGCTGAAAAATACGATTCTATTGAAGGTCTGAATTTCGTAGATTCACGTTGCAGTGAGTCTGAGGTACTCTATACTCCGCACGTACAGAAGCGTATGTAGATTTAGATGCAACACGGTTGTTTACACATTGGACAAAGACGATTGGATAATGGATTTGTAAGCCATTTTTCAATAGACTCCTTCTCAAAGACGTGGCCACAGGAGGATACTACAGAGGATAGTGTAATTGGCTCGAAACTAATCGAACAGGTATCACCGTTTTGAATTGCAGCATTAAGAATTAACTGTTTCACGTGCTTAGGAAGAAGGCAACTGATCGGAGAGTAAGACCTTTGAAAGAACTTTTTGAAAGGTAGAGTCTTTTCAGGATTCTCAAAACACAGAATTGGAAGAGCAGTAAACACACGCCCATCGGGGCGAAGAATACTTGCATTCAAGTCGGCGAATCTCCACGCGGCATCAAGAATCGTATCTCCATCCCACCAACGGATTAGTGTCTTTTCAAGCATCTTTGAAGTTGCGGGTATAGGATTAATACTTTGAACTGTGTGGAGTTCTGCAGGACTGATCTTATAATATCTAAGTACATCAGTCTTTATCTTTTTTGTGTAAAAGAGTTGGTACAGACCTTGCGACTTTTCAACAATGAAGAGTTGGGGCATTGACATTTCTTAGACTGTACAAAGTAAACGGTAGCCAAAAAAATGGAAGTACACTGTTCAATTTTTTTGACTTGTTGGCACTCTAAAGTGTGAAGGATCGACACTCCTTCTTACACACAGGACACTGTTTCTTTGATTTTTCATTTGCTAGCCAAGTAGCGATTGCATTCTTTTCAAAGAGATGAAAGCAAGATGTGATCGCACCGTTGGAAACATCAATCTCTTCTGTTGTTATGGGACACGTAGACCCTTGAATCGCTGCATCTCGTAGTAGTGCAAGGACTGCGTGAGTAGGAATTTCAATTGGCTTTACTTCAATCTTAACTCTGAGCTTATTTACATCTTCGCGAAGAGGTACCCAGGATGACTCGTGCTTAATAATATCTGAATCCAGAAAGGCAGCAGGAGTTACTGTTAGAACAGGATAGAACTCATTTTCATACCGTAGACACTCGCTTGTATACTTCCAACGACACTCGTGATCCGTCTGACCTCGAGGCTTTTTTAGCTTAACTGTGTGAACCCGATGATTACTTGCTGCTTCTGCATTCAGATTCACTCGAAGAAGAGGATAGAAGCGATTTCGATTTGGAAGCCGAGTAATTCGAAAGGATGTCTGGCCTTCAATTGCCTGTGAATTCAGTAAATAGAATCCGTTAACAAGTTGTCCATTCATTGAACGCATACTCCTGATACAAAATGTCGTTGGAATATTCGGGCCAACCACAGTTGGCTGATAGATCTCTTGGTCATTCTGAGATGGTTGTACTGCTACTTGCATTACTGGTGCTACAGGTTGTAGAGCAGGAAAACCAACCCCGATAGGTTCAAAATTCATCTTGATGTTGTGGTATTTATAAAATACGCAAATATCAATTTTTACACCTACTCCTTCTTGTTCTTGATAGGCGCCAGCACTAGCTTGACCTCACCTAGATTCGCAACCATATATCTTAAGATCAATGGATAATCGTTCTTCAGATAGAGCTCGATAGACGGGCATAGTGTCGTGCACTTGGTGAATAGAACCAAGTGCTTCAACTGGAAGATTCCCTGTACAATCTCATTGGTCGTCCCCTTTGTCTGAACCTTCATTGATGCCTGATTATCTGCGATGATCGTCTCCTGCTCTGCAAAGTCGCCGACACATCTGAAGATCAGATTGCTGCCACTGCTCGTAATCTCCATCTTTTCACCGAGTACATTCATATCGCGGCAGATCTTCTGGAAATCCGCACTGTGCATATGAATGATACTCGTGAAATTCAGACTAGGAATACTGATATCTTCGACATCTGTATCGAACAACTTCAGAAAGAAGTTTGTCACCTGCGACTTTTCCGTGTTCTCCATCCGAATACCGAGCTTATTCGGATTATTCGCCGGCAGATACAAAGTCAGACTGTCATTATTGCCCATCGTCTTAATGAGCTTGAAAAGGTAGATCATATTCACGCCGAGAACGTGCTTGACAGGGCAGTAGTACGTCTCAAACCGATCTGAGTGAAGTCTCAGATAGACGAGCACCGTGTGCGTCTCATCAACCGCTACGATCTTGATGCCCTGGCTGTCAAATTCCAGATTCGCCTCAGTAAGAATCTCTTTCAGCGCCTCAATCAACGTGCGAAAAGCACCTGATTGCACAGTTTTTACCTCAAAAAGGTTGCCATTCGAGTTTGGTGTAGCCTTGGCAACGACTGACATATTCTTCTTGTCCGTGGTGTTCTGTCTTTAGGCGAAATACCGCAAACTGCGTGCCGGGTAAGCCGACTCAGTAAAAATCACGTATGACATACTCAGCTATGATTCCCTGTTTTTTCAGATCCGAAAAGAGTTCGTGCAACCACGCTGTCATCCCTCTTTTATGTCTTGAACCTCCATAGAATTGGACTTCATATCGGCGATTAATCGCCTTTGGATTTGTTTCTTCAAAGAGATTTGATACCTTGAGCGTATTAGGTATATAGCCGTGGCGACTATAATACCAGCCATAAGGCAAGTCCTTATAGTCCCACGACTTGATTTGTTTACCTTGTTCAAATTGATAAAAAACGTAAAGTACACCTCGATCGGTCATTCTCTAACTTCTATCCATACTTGTCCTTTAATGGTCTAAACCCTCTGTTAAATCTACTGTCCAGATGGACTCTTTGGTCAATAATAAAGTGTTAGATACTCTTTATGGTATTATCCGTTCACCTGAACAACGCCTATTTGAACGCGCTCCAAAAATTCATCTTTTTATTACGCATTATAACACAATTCAATATCTACAGAAATGCTTGAATTCCGTTTTCGAGCAAACTTGTACAATACCCTTTCAGGCAACGCTGGTTGATGATGCAAGTCCAGATCCCTATACTACTGAATTTTTAGATGAGTGGCAAAAGAAAGAGCCTACTAGATTAGTGATCGTACGAAATAAGCAGCGTGTAGGCAAGGGTGCAAATCTATTTCGCTGTCTAGATGCAGCAGGATGTGATCCTGAAGATATTGTTTGCGTCCTAGATGGAGATGATTGGCTCGCGTCGCCATATTCTCTTCAGACTGTGATAGAACGCTACCAGAATACAAATTGCTGGGTCGCATACGGATCGTATCTACAGTCTAGCGGGCATACTGGATGCTGTACAGTTCCACTATCAGAAGCACACTTTACATCTGAAAAGGCGGGTCGTGGATTTCGTGAGTGCAGTTGGATTTTTAGTCATCTGTTTACTGCAAAGGCGTTTTTGTGGAATAAGCTGCCAAAAGATCTGAATATATTTAATGGTAAACAAACAATGTTTACTGCAGACCAGGTCTTTAATATTCCTCTTGCTGAAATGGCAGGATCAAATCGTCTTGAGTGTATTAATCAAGTGCTAATGATTTATAATAATGAAAATCCAATGAATGATTGTAAAATAGATTATAATGAACAGACATCCGTTGATATTCAGAATCGCCAACGCCCTGCTTTTAAGGCTCTTAAATCAAAGAAGCCTTATGATATTTCAATTGTGATTCCATGTAAGGGACGTAGACCGTTGCTTGAAACAACAATCAAAGTGTTGAAGCACGAGATAGCAAATACGAATCTGCGTGTTGCAATCACCTTGGTTGAACATACGGATAGTATTGAATTCAAGGAGTATGCATTTACTGAAGGCCTCGGATGGATTCATATTCCAATGACGGGTGGATCAGGATCCCCTCTAGGGCAATTTAATCGCGGCCTCTGTTTTGATATCGGTCATCTGTATGGTCCTCCTTGCAAGTATTATATGATGCACGACAGCGACTTGCTGGTCCCTGATAACTTTTTTAATAAAGTAAATGTGTATTTTAATCGTGGAACCATTGCTCTTCAGCCTTATTCAGATCGCTTTGTCTGGCAAACGAATCAAGAATTTAGCGAGAAGCTACAGACCGATCTGTCCATTTTTTATGCTGGCGTGGATGAACAGAGTGTATGTACACGAAGTGTGCCTGGTGCAAAAGGGGGCAGTTTTATTCTTAAGTCTGACCTCTTTACAAATGTGGGCGGCTACGACCCCCAAGTCTTTTGGGGATATGCTCCAGAAGATCAACTCTTTTGGTTGAAGGTAGAATCGATCACTTCAGTTGACTATGCTGATACACCGCGGATACCAATGCTTCACTTATGGCATCCAAATGCTGCAACAAAAAATCCCTTGCTTGCTGAAATGGATATGTTAAATATGTATATTAAACAGCAGTATAGTTCAGAACTAAAGCCTTATATTCAAGCAAAGTCTATGCAGTACACAAGGGCATTTGAAAATATACAAACGAGTGCATTCAAATCCTAGAATTGCTAGTCTAAATACTTATCTGCATTAAAATATAAATGGATTTTTTAGTCGACATTGATAAATTAGATATACTCTATACTATAATAAATAACAAGGATGAACAAGTTATACTAGAACCATTTGAACTAGAGAAGCCATACGATATCTTATTAGTAATACCTTGTAAGGGTCGCCGAGTATTGCTAGAAACTACTGTAAAGGTATTGAAAACAGAGATAGCGAAAACGACTCTAGAGATTGCGATTGTGATTGTAGAACATAGTGAGGTACCTGAATTCAAAGACTATTCTAAAAAAGAAGGGTTTGGTTGGATTCATATTCCAATCTTTGGTGGTCTTGGCTTTCCTCTTGGGCAATTCAATCGTAGTCTATGTTTTGATATTGGATTTCTTTATGGTCCTCCTTGTAAGTATTATATGATGCACGATAATGACTTGCTTGTTCCTGATCATTTCTTTGATAAAGTAAAGACCTATCTTGATCGTGGTTCAGTGGCATTACAGCCTTATTCAGATCGATTTGTTTGGCAAACAAGCAAGGAATTTAGCGAAACGATTCAGGCAGATCTATCCATATTTTACGCGGGTCTTGATGAAACAATAGTCTGTACACCCAATGGATATGGTGGAAAGGGCAGTAGTATCCTAGTAAAAAGTGAGTTATATGTGCAAGTAGGTGGATATGACCCTCATTTATTTTGGGGATATGCACCTGAGGATCAGTTTTTTTGGACTAAACTTGAATGTATGACTTCAATTGAAACTGCAGAAAATCCTAGGATTCCTTTTATACATTTATGGCATCCAAATGCAGGATCAACTAATCCTTTACTTAATAAAATGGAGGGTTTTATTGAAGTTATTAAAACACTATCTTCTTCTGAAGTAGTAGCATACATTCAGAAAAAGTCAGATCATTTTAGAATGTTATTTGAAAAGACTAACTGATTTATTATTTTTTATGTATAATAAACTGTGTTTGTTCAATTGTAAATTCATAATTCAATATAGCTTTAGCCTTAACTACAGCTGTATAGGTTCCATACTTACCCCAACAGACTGGATAATCACCTCTCATAATATTTCCATCTGCATCGTGTTCATTTAGATCAGTACTATATACATCATCGCCACAAAGATATCCACCTTTTTTTACTTTTGGATACCAAACAAGAATATCTAGTAAAACAGATTGGAACTCGTGATTACCATCAATGTATACGAAATCCAAACTTTCATCTTTAAATTGTAATGCTGCATCATTTGATGTTTTTCGTATAAATTCGACCCTGTCTCCAAATTCTAAAAATCGTCTACAGACTCCATTATATTTATCATTAAATTGTTCTTGTGTTAATGAATTTATAGCATCAGGGTAAATTGAATCATCAAAATGTTTATAAGGATCAACACAATATAATTTTGAACATTCGGTTTGGGTTAGTAATTCATATGCAAAGTTTCCTTCCCAAGTACCAACTTCTACAAAAATACCATTCATTGATATTGCTTTCGTCAAGGAAGGCTTCTGAATTGCGTGCATACTACAGTTAGACCTACATACTTTAGACTTCCACATAAAATGTATTTGCCTGAACATTGCGATTTCGTAAGTGATAATGAGCTGTTAGATATGTCTTTTCAGAATATTCTGGAACATTTGGACTGATGTCCCAAGTGATACCATTTGTTAACCTTATGATTGGTCTATGAAATGTTAACATAAAATTAAAATACAGATCATATTCGCTATACTCAAGTCTATTATTTTGTTTTGCTACTTGCAACATTAATTTCCAAAATGGTACGTGTACTGAAGTTTTATGATAATATTCTACGCGATCAAATAGATTCTGTAGAATATGCTTTTGAAATAGCATTTGATGACATATACCTGATAGAGTATTCTTATAAATACGAATATCTGGTAAAAGTAGTTTCATATGTGTCCTGTAGTCATTATTTATTTCATTGCTTACAGGATAATAGGCTAGTGTATCTTTAATTGGAGTATAGTTATTGTAAAATACAGTTTCAGAATCAACTATTAAAATATTTGAAGATATATTTTTAATTACTTTGTATGAATATAATTTAAGAAGTTGTTGGTACCACCATCCTTGCGCCCTTTCGTGATTTCCTGGATGATTCCTGTTTCCAAAGATTTCCTCAGCAACATCTTGAATGCTAAATGGATAGGTTGTTTCATCTACAAATATACCTTCTGTAAGTTTGTGTTTTAAATTTGGATGACATACAATATAAATAGTGCCTAGCATTGATATATTTTTCTTTACTCCTTTTATAACAAGATTTAATGTATCTATATCTTTTAAACATGTTGGTATGACAACATCGATTGTTAAAGGTACTCTATAATTATTTAAAAGACTAAACCATCTATGAGTTACAATAATCTCAAACTTATCAGTGTGCTTTTTTAGAAGTTGTTTCACCATTTCTTGATCATCATCTACTAAATGATTTGAATAATAGGAAAGAACCAATTTATGATATTCATCATAGTACCACTCAACCAACTCATTAGGGCAGAAAAACTCAGAACCAAATAAATCTGGATTGTTAGTAGGCCCATTTTTTACAGCTTCAAGTGGAGTTAAGATTTGGTCGACAGTAAAGTGATTTTTTGATGCATATGTAATCTTATTTCCTAACTTTGTAAAGTCTAGTTGTTCTGGAAAATCGTGAGTCCTAATACAGCCAAAATCTATCCAAGCATAATGACTATAGGTAGGAAACATTTCTTTTGCTCGTTTTAAAAACCAGACTTTATTGTGATTAACGCAGTTATAGCCAGGCTTATTTACCTCAGGGTCATTTCTATCTTTTATTAAAGCACGGAAGTCTGCTGATTCCATTATCTCTTTTTCTTTGTCAATAAAGCGTAGAAATGTATCTTGTTCATTGTATAAATATGTATTATAGAATTCACATTCATTATGCAAGATACTTTCAATCTCTTTATCACAAAAGCATATAAGTCGTATCGGCATACTAGATAGATTTTTAAACCATTGAATATATTCTTTTACAGACCGTTCAAAGTTAACCCAGGAGTCTCTCTGTAAATTTTTAAATGCAGTTACAAAGAGAACCGTATTTTTTTCATAAGAACTGGAAAGAATATTGATACTCTCTCCATACCCATGACCAATCTGATGGAATAAATTGGGAAAATCATTATAGATATATGTTAAAAGAATTTGATCAGTGTATAACTTAGTAGGTTCAATATATTTATCCATGTAAAGACGATAAAGAGTAGCTATAAGATCTATAATTGATTTATGTAGTATATAGAATGTTCCAGAAATGAAATGATACGTATGCCCTAGTTTAGTAGGTTCATACACTGAGCCATCCGATGATGTAAATATAAATTTATTTTTGGGTAAAAGAGATAGTTTGGTAGCATTAGGAAATACCTCTAAAGAGGGTGCTTTATCTCGAAGTGAACAAATACCAGCATCAATCCAAGCAAAAAACTCGGTATTAAAAAGATTAAGATCCTTAGCTTTTTCTAAAAAAAATATTTTTTCATTCCAGAGTATATTCAATTCTACAGATGGACAGTGTCGAGGAAAACTTTTCATTTGATCTTTGTATTTATACGAGTAAAAGTCTTCTAGTTCGAATTCAATATACTGCGTAGGTAAATCTCTGCGATATGTGGATACAAGTTCAATTGTTTCTTTAGTTCCAAAAAACACATAAGGACAGTTAACTTGAAGAGTAGTTTCAAACCATTTTAAAAAATCATCACTATTATGTTTATTAGGTATTTTCCAATACCCTGAAACACAAGTTAATGTATGCATTACATTTATACATTTGCTAGACTCTTAGACCCTTCAGATTTAATTCTTTTTATCATTCTTAAATAACTTATAACCAGAATAGATCGTTGCAGGAACAATGCCTGCCGCATTTTGTAAAAACGAGCCCATTACACTCGGATAAAAACCACCTACCTTTAGATTCTTACGATTCCTCCGATTCCTCTGTGTCTTTCTTCTGCGTCCACCTCTAAGAACTGCGCTCGTGGGATTCAAGACAGGGCGTGCCAAGCCGGGCTCAGAAATCTGGACATTAGTTCCTGCAGATGCAGAAGGCTCCTTATACGAAGGAGTCGTATAAGATAAAGGAAATCCCGCGCCTGTCGGTAGCCCGCCTCCTGCGTATGTACGCATATGGCGTCTAGATTTGCGGCTTCTAGATTTACGCTGTGTTCTTCTCTTACTTCTAGTCTGCTTCATTCTATTGGTATACAATGAAAAAGAGTTCTGAATAAAAAAGGCAATCCAAAAATTGACCCGTGAACTCCCCCCTTAGCCAGGTATGGCAGACCAATATAAGAAGCACACGCACCGTGAGCACATCCTCGAACTTCCTGATACCTATGTCGGTTCAACGGAGACACACGAGGAGGTGCGTTGGGTCTATAATGCAGAGACGAACAAGATGATGCACCAAAAGGTCGCATTCAATCCTGGCTACTACAAGATCTTTGATGAGATCATTGTAAATGCTCGTGATGCGCTTGTTCGCTCGCAGACTGCAAGTGCGACAGGAGCACAACCGATCAAGCACATTGAGATCACTGTTGGCCGCACTACATCCGGTGCAGTTCTCATCGAGGTTGAAAATGACGGTGATGGCATTCCTATCGCCATTCACCAGGAGCACAAGGTCTACGCGCCTGAGCTCATCTTTGGCCACCTCCTGACGAGTGGCAATTACGACAAGACCGAGGAGAAGATCGTCGGTGGCAAGAACGGCTATGGTGCGAAGCTAACGAACATCTTTAGCAACCGCTTTACTTTGTCCACTCGCAATCCAGCGTCAGGTCAGAAGTATACGCAGACGTGGACTGATCATATGGCAGTCTGCGGAAAGCCGTCGATCGTAAAGGACAAGTCTGCCAAGGGGTTCGTCAAGATCTCATATGAGCCTGACGTAAGCCGATTTCCTGGTCTAGATCTTGCTGCTATGGAAAAGGTTCTTCACACAAGAGCAATTGAACTAGCCGCAATGGCCGGTAAGGATGTTAAGATCAGCTGGCAAGGCACAGTTGTACCGACGAACACCTTTGAAAAGTTCATCAATCTCTTTGTTCGCGACGGCAGCAGCCACGCCTATGAGCGCTGCGGCGATCGCTGGGAAATCGGTGCAGTACTTGCAAAGAATCTCTTTGCTGAGGATGACTCACCTGACGACCGGCATATCTCCTTCGTCAACGGCATCAATACGCGAAAGGGTGGCAAGCACGTCGAGACGGTTCTTCGTGTTGTACTTGGCAACTTCTCTGAGATTGCAAAGAAGAAGCGCATCGATATCAAGCCGAGTCAGCTGAAGGATACGGTTGTCTTCTTTATCAACTCTACAATCGTAAATCCTTCATTTGACAGCCAGACGAAGGAAACATTGACGACACCCGCCGCCAAGTTTGGCTCCGTGTTCAAGTCAGACAAGCTAGCCGATTCACTCATCAAGATTGGCTTGCTTGAGGAGGCTCAGGCAATTCTCGATGCCAAGGCTGCGAAGGATGCAAAGAAGACGGATGGTACGAAGCGCAAGACCCTGCGTGGTCTTCCTAAACTGGAGGATGCACTGTGGGCCGGCACGGCTAAGAGCAATGAGTGCACACTCATTCTCACTGAGGGAGACTCAGCTGCAGCGTCTGCTATCGCAGGCCTTGCAGTTGTCGGGCGTGAAAAGTGGGGTGTCTTTCCTCTTCGAGGTAAGATGCTCAACGTAAAGGACATCAGTCAGGACAAGTTCAACAAGAATGAGGAACTGACTGCGATCAAGAAGATTCTGGGCCTGGAGCAAGGCAAGGTCTACACTGACATCAAGACACTGAGGTATGGTCGTGTTATGATTATGACTGACCAGGATCACGATGGCAGCCATATCAAGGGTCTGCTAATGAACTTCTTTCACACCTTCTGGCTCTCACTGCTGAAGCGGGATTTCCTCTGTTGCCTTGCGACTCCGCTACTCAAGATGACCAAGCGCAATGATGTCCGTTCATTCTACAGCCAGTCTGAGTTTGAGGCCTGGCGCGAAGCTGAGAAGGCAACAAAGGGTGATGATGCTCTGAAGGGTTGGATGATCAAGTATTACAAGGGATTGGGCACGAGTACACCGCAGGAGGCTCGTGAGTGGTTCAAGAATCTGTTCGATATGAAGTATCTGTGGGATCAGGACAGTGATGAGTCGCTCTGCCTAGCCTTCTCGAAGAAGCGTGCAGATGACCGTAAGGAGTGGCTCAACACATTTGATCCTCGTCGTATGCTCTCTGTAAGCAAGGGTGGATCAATTCCGTACAGCCGCTTCATCAATGATGAGCTCATTCATTTCAGCAACGCTGATAATCTGAGATCGCTTCCGCACGTGATGGATGGCCTCAAGCCGTCCCAGCGCAAGATTCTCTTCTGTTGCTTGAAGCGCAACCTCAAGTCTGAAATCAAGGTGGCCCAGCTTGCGGGCTACGTTTCAGAGCACGCTGCCTATCACCACGGTGAAGCGTCTCTCAATTCGACCATCACGGGGATGGCGCAGAACTTTGTCGGCAGCAACAACATCAATCTGCTGATGCCGATTGGGCAGTTTGGCTCTCGACTGATGGGTGGCCAGGATGCAGCTCAGCCGAGGTATATTCACACGCAGATGGAACCCATCGTAGATGCTCTGTTTCGCAAGGAGGATGCAAGCATTCTCAAGTATATTGACGATGACGGTCAGGTCGTAGAGCCAGAGTATTATCAGCCTGTGGTTCCTCTGCTCGTCATCAATGGTGCAGTCGGTATCGGCACTGGCTTTAGTGCAAATATCCCTCCGCATAACCCTAGCGATGTAATCGCTCTGTTGCGGGACCGTCTGAATCTGAGCCGCTCAACACTTGCAGGACTTGTTCTGCAGCCGTGGTGGTACGGATTCAAGGGAACTATCAATCGGCCTACAGAGACGAGCTGGACGACGAAGGGTAAGGCGACGTGGGATGATAGCAAGTACACGATCACGGTGACAGAACTTCCTGTCGGAACGTGGACCAAGGACTACAAGGGCTATCTCGATACTCTCTGTACGGGTGATGAGGTCAAGGGTACCAAGCCAATCCTCAAGTCATTTGATGACCTGTATAATGACGTGGAGGTCAAGTTTATCCTCTACTTCGAATCAGATGTGTACTTTGAAATGCGATCCGATCCGGCCGCTGCTGAGAAGATGCTACAGCTCAGCTCAACGTGGCACACGACCAATATGGTCTGCTTCAACAACGAGATGAAGATTAAGCGCTACGGGACGGTGGGTGATATGATGGAGGAGTACTATCAGACTCGCCTCACCGGCTACGAGACTCGTAAGACTCTTGAAATCGGACGCCTTGAGCGGGAACTGGTCGAGTTCGATGCCAAGGCTCGATTCCTGCTAGCGCTCCTTGAGGACCGTATGGATCTACGGCGTCGTTCAGATGAGGAGATTGTTGAGGCACTAAAGGCTGAGAATCTACCGGCACTTGATGATCTTACGGATCCAGATTCAGTGGATTCGTATGAGTATCTACTACGGATGCGGATGGACCGGGTAAAGTCTTCGGCAGTGGAGGAGGCGCGAAAGCACGTGGAGGCTGCACAGGCTGCACTTGAGACACTCAAGAGCACTACAGCAACGACTCTGTGGCTACGCGACTTGGAGCAGTTTGAGAAGTCTTGGGTAGCCTTGCAGGCTGCACGCGAGGCTGCTGCGTCCGGGGCACCCCTCAAGAAGTCGGAGGCCAAGCGTGTTCTCAAGGTGAAGGCCAATTAGACAAAAGGATTGAGAGGAAGCGACTTTGTTCCAGCAGAACTGAGGCTTACGGAGCGCGCTAAAGGCACTGGCATATGGCTGATGTCATTCAAATAATAATTATAGTGATCAACTGCTGACATAATGTGCGGAACTGACCAATTAGCAACAAGAGTATTCAATGAATGAATCTGATCTGCAACACCGTACGGCAAGTTCTGCGCGTACTGTAAATACATTGTCCGCATAATGATTGTAAGTTCATCTACGGACTGATCATCAATAATGTATTTTTTCGGTCCAGACTTCTCATAGACTTGCTTCCGAATCAGATTCTGGATTACGATCACGTTTGACCTACTGAAAAAAGCAGATGCAAGCGGTGTCACTTCCCAGTTTCCACGAAGAGCATCTGCGGCAAAAGAGTCTTCTACGGAGGTTCTGTAAGTGAAACCAGGAACTGCGGCAGATCCAGAGGCCGATGCAGACGGAGATAGATTCACGCGTCCATTCATTCCATTATCCGGTAGAGGGTTCGTATTTGGTAGAACCATTGAGCTTTGCTTTTGGAAGTCCTGGATGTCCATTCTGTTTGGAGGTTAGTTTCCCTACGGCGAAAAAAGCGATACTTTATGGAATAATCTAAATTATTTTCTAGGCCGGAGGTATAACAAATGTCATCTCCTTCCAGTGCTCGTGGTATACGCAATCAGGCGCGCGGCTATTTTATCCCTCTCGCTGACGTTTCTGCGAAGGTTCTCGCCTACACGCCTGGCTCAGGCGCGGGTGGCTCATACCTCAACGGCAGCTTTGCCCTGGCGCCGTGGGCGTCTGGCGGCTCGGCTCCCTCCAGATACACCTCCACGATCTCCACGATCGGTGCGGGCGGTGTCCTCCGCGACATCGGCAAGACGGTTGTCTCCGCCGGCCGCGTCTTCCGCAAGATCCAGCTCCTCGTCCCTACGGTCTCCACGTTCGGCATTGGTGGACCGGCACCTGGTGCCACGGCCAACACGGACTTCCTCACCGGCTACATCGAGCTCCACAGCGCCGGCATCACGGATGACTTCCCTGGCGGCACGACCCCTGCGCAGGTCGCGTACTACCCGACACTCTATTAAACAGGCAGTCAACTGCAATAAAAGTTAATTAAAAACATAATTTTAATCAGTAGTACTGACTAAAATTATAGATCAACAAATAAAAAAATCTAACGAACAGGTATAATAAAAGATGTTGTCTATGGCTTCTGGTAATGCAGCGGGTCCTCGCAATCAAGCTCGTGGCTATTATGTTCCTCTAGGAACGGGTGTTCCTGGCAAGATCCTCAGCTACACCCCTGGCTCAGGCTCCGGTGGTTCAGCTGTTAAGGGATCATTTACTACGGCCACTTGGGCGGCGGGTGGTACGGCGCCGTCTCCCTACACATCCACAATCTCAACGACCGGTGCGGGTGTTCTCCGCGACCTCGGGCAGACGGTTGTCTCTGCCGGCCGCGTGTTCCGTAGAATTCAATTAATCTGCCCGACCGTTTCTACGTTCGGCGTGTCTGGTACGGGTGCGGTAAACACTGCGCGTAACGATTACCTCACCGGCTACATCGAGCTCCACAGTGCGGCCATCGCGGATGACTACCCTGGTGGCACTGGCCCCCCGCAGGTTGCCTTCTACCCGGTTGTATACTAAGCAAAAAGTAAACTTTAAAAACTAAATTTAGACAGTTATAGTCTCTATATTTAGTTAAAAATAAACAATCAAATAAAATCATTGTCGAGCATAGATAGAATGGGTAATGCTCAGAGCTCCAAAACCGCTGCTAGCGGAGACATTGTGATCTTAGGAGTAAATCTAAATACAGTTAACTACTGGTATGTATTCTATATACTCTTCTCTATTGCAGTTGTTGCAGGAGGCTCATATTCTCTGTATTCCTCTGCAACTCTCGGCAAAACAATTATTTACGCAGTTGGCGCAAGTCTTGTTATGGTCTTCTTTGGAATGAGATGGTTTGGAAATATTCCTGAAAAATCTAATGTCTGGCCACCGACAATAAATACGTGTCCGGATTATCTAACCCATAATGGTACTGGATGTGTTGATTATTTAGGGGTATCTAGCCAAGTGGGTGGTTTTCCAAAGTCAACTAAGACAACAGTTCAATATTTTGGTGGATCCACGACTCCAGGACCCTATACATCAACAACGGTGAATACGGCTATCACCGCAGCTGATACAGGAAGGCTTCAAGCAATTTGTGATGCTTGCTCTAGTGGTGGCCTAACCTGGGAAGGTATCTACGATGGAGATACCTGCCTTGTTCTCAATCGTTTCCAGGCTACGAAGCAATTCGCGAAGGCAACCAAATGCACACCGTAATAGACTGAGGTCTAAACACAATCAAAGAATTCCGTTAAAGAATCAATGTCCTATGCACACCTTCATCCGAGTGTCGAAGATTTACTCAGACGATGGTTGAAAACACCAGATACTGCAGCCTTTTTGCTTGTAGGACCTCCAGGAGTCGGTAAAACGACCCTTGCTCGAGAAATCCTGAAAGAGAATGGCTATCGTATTGTTGAACTGAATGCAAGCCACACACGTAGTGGGCAGGCATTCAAGAAGCAGATTATTCCTTTACTTACGCAAAAGTCTGTTCTAGAAGCAATGTCTCCGACGAGCAATAAGCATAAGTTGGCAGTTCTACTTGACGAGATTGATGGTCTTAGTCTCGGTGAAAAAGGTGGTCTCAGTGAGCTCCTTGACTATATGCGCAGCTGGAAAGCTGGTCAGACGACTCATCCACTTCTTCTGATCTGTAATGAAATCAAGGGTCGTGCCTATCAACATATTGTTCGCCTGAGTACTTACGTGCCGATGGAATTCCCTTCAAGCAGCGTTCAGAAATGGTTGGGTGTTCAGATTCGCCCCGAAGTACTTGCATCTGCAGACCTACGTGTTATTTTGAGATCTATTCAGGGCTGCGACTCGGCAAGTATTAACCTACAGCAAGGATCTGGTGGAGAACCCCCTGAACTTACAATGGAAGAAGGTGAGACAGAAGAACCTAGTACAGATATTCTGAAATTTAGTCATTCGTGTCTCTATGACTTCTGGGACCCTCTTATCATTCCCGAAGTGGAAAACAATCTAGGAAATCTGTCAGGTCTCTGTGTTCACGAAAATATTCATAAGCGTCTAGCATCTGTTCCAGAAGCGTGGAATCACTACAAGGAATTTCTGACGTTATTCGATCTGAGCGACAAGGCAGATTACTGGGCCTTTTTCTATCAGAACTGGAATCTGCTACGACCGAGTTTTCAGCTGAAACTTAAGATTACAAATGGATTTCTATCTGAATATCCTGTTGATACAGTTCCCAGTCCTGCACAACTCCAATTTACTCAAGTTCTCACTCGCCAATCATCCATGTACAATACGTGGAAACAGATGATTCAGTTTTCTGATGAAAAAGGTTGTATGATTGAAGAAATTCCTGAATTACTAACGCAGACAACCGCTGCAAATGCAGGTATCAAGTTGTCAACGAGTCAAGCGCGAAAGATTGATTCAATGAGTATTCCTAAGCAGCTTTGTTCCTACAAGTAGAGTAGAATGGTAAAGAAATATCAGATTCACGATAATTTTGCTAGACCCTTTGAAGTAACCGTAGATGGCAAAACAGTATCCATTGTAAAAGGAAAGTATAATGAGACTAAAGATGAGTATGAATACAATAAAGAAGTTAAGATCTATCAGATCGATAACATCTGGATTGGAAAGAGTTCAGGGCCACCATACGCAGATCACACTAAATCCCAGGCTAAATTATTTATTGGAAACTCAATTCTTCTTCAGATTGCAGCTAAACGCTATGTCTATATAGGTGAATCGATTTACGAATTCGATATGGAAGATGAAGTCGAAAAGTACTTTTCGCTTATTGGAAATAATGATGTTCCGTATCCGATTTTGCGGGGCTCAAAAAACGTCTATTTTATGCTCGACCGAAAATACATTCCACGTTGTGAATTTCCTGATCTACAAACAGACAAGGAGTGGGAAAATGCGTATAGTGTGTTCTACGGTGTCTGGGATCCTGTACATCACGTACGACAGGGATCCTTTGAAAAGATGGCAAAGAAAATGAAGCATATCAAAATAATTGCCAAGCGTGAATTTTAGATAATCACCTGACTCTCTTCCTCGTGCAATAATCGTATTAAATTCAGTGGTGCTGTTCGCCCTAGTCGCATAGCACGACCGACAATCTGACGCTCCTCTTCCTTTCGCATCGCGTGCATTAGAACTACGTGAGTTGCAGACTTCAGATCCATCCCTACACCCGCAGTAGTCGAGTTCATCAGTAAAATCTTGACTTCACCCTTCTCAAACTGGCTGAGAACATTGGAGACGTGATCTTTATTGCCACGTACGGTTGCAACGCGATAGCCACGCTCAATGAGTGTTCCCTCAATCTCATTGAACGGATTATCATAGCGATTAAAGACTAGAAACCGGCCACCACTCGAATCTGTTATACACTTGAGTAGTGCATCCTTCTTTTTGAGAAGCTTCGGAACAATCGGTGCAGCCTTTGCATTTGTTTTAGTCTTCGTCTCGCCAATTTCTATGCTACAAAGTTTCGTATAATCCAAATCGGCACGACACAAAGGGCAGTTCGCCTTTCTCTGTAAGCACGCAACAATACAGACACCGCAAAAGATACGTGAACAGCACTTTACAAATGTCGGCGTCTTCGGCTCGTCATAACAGATGGCGCAGATCTCATTCTTTGCATTCGTGATGCGCTCCTTCAGATTTGAGATCTGTTCCTTGAGTGATGCAATTCGTGTCTGCAGTGATGAGATTGCAGCCTCCTTGAGTTGAGGAGTACTGTAAGGCATTGTTTCCTTGAATGCAAGCGTCTTTTCAAGACGTTCCAGATCACTCTCACGTGAAGCACAGACTGCTGCAATCAATGAGCTCTGATTTTCTGCAGTTGCTCCTAGACGCTGGAGTGCAGACTGCACATCGCCCGCGTGCAGCAGCTCCTGAATTTCGGGGCTAACAAAGTTCGACACAAGCCGATGAACAATCGTCGACTCGCAGAGAATTCTTTGTTCAAAAATAGGCGGTGTTCTCCAACTCTGCTCCATAAATGCATTTGAAGAACGTAGCACTAGATAGCCACGTGAAGGATGTTTTGTTAGAAATGGCGCAAAGAAGTTATGACTTTTAATATCATACCGCGCATAGTAATTGTGGCCATTTGTTGCCTGATCCTGCTGTAAGAGAATCGCAAGTTCAGGATGAATTCCATTTGAAATCTGACGATTCAGAAATGTCTCAGACATATACATATAGAGACCGTGAAACAGCAGATTTGACCACGTTGCTGTCATACCCCAGTAAAAATTCGCCTTTGGCATCGCAGTCGTCGAAGTAAATTGTACATTATCAATTTCATCAAAGACAATGCGAGACCACTGCATTGTTTCGTGCACTCGCTTTTCCATAAAATGTTTAATAATCGTATTTGACATTAACGTTATATCACGTGTCTTTGCATTCGCGATAAAATCAGGCTTTTCTAAAGCCTTTGTCGTGCGAACTTCTACAAACGATAGACCTGTTTGCTTCGTGATGGTATGCTTCCACTGATGAAAAAGAGTATGCGGAACAATAATGAGAGTCGCACCTGAGCAATCTGTAGTTGAAACCGGCTTATGGCTCCAGAACATTGATTTTGACAAGGAATGAATACGAGAATAGACTTTGGCTGCTTGCTGTGCCTTTGCTTTCATATGTGCTATATATCCAAGCATCATCAGAGTCTTACCTGATCCGACTTTATCGCCTAAAATTGCAAATTGACTATAATGCTGCTCAGCCCCAATGCGAAATCCATTAATACATGCAAATTCTTTCTCTTCCATCGCAGAAATCATTGCAAGCTGGTGAGGATGAAGAGGTACTTTAATATCTGCTGATTGACTCGCTACTGATGATTCGCTCGTCAATGAATAAGTTAATGGTTGTTGATACACATCTAACATCATTGCAACCGATTCATCTTGCGGCATTGTGCAAACACTTCTAATTCTTGGGTCTTTTTCGTGTTTAGACCTCAGAGAGACGAAAAGAAGTTAAAGACTTCAGGATCCTTAATAAAATTCTTTAATGTAAGAGTTGTCCTTTTAATCAATGGATTCTCTGCCGCCCTCAGAATAGACTTATCAAATGTGTTGTCGCTATGGCTCATCACAAGCATCACACTCATCGGATTTAATTGGATCAGCTGATTCTTATAAGACTCCAAGAACGACTTTTCTTCTGCAAAGGCAACTGCCTCGTCGTACGTATGCTTTGCAGCATACCGTTTGCGCCAAGCCATCGTGCCATTCGTCGCATGTGTCGGACCATACGGTCCAATCTTAAAGATTTCCTTGGTATCTGTAAAATACATAAACACTTCCGAGGATCCAGCCAGATCTACAAACGGTTTTGAACGTAGTGCAGCAACTGCAGCAGAAACTCTATCAGGGAAATAAAAATCATCATCATCGAAGGCAACAAGTATCTCCCCCTTGGCCTCGCGGTTCAGACGGTTCCTTTTTTCGCCCAGTGTCTGCTTCTCCTCACTGCGAATGTAAATCGTTAGTGGGAGCCGGTGCTGCGCTTCATCAATCAGATCACCGACAGGCTCTTGGCCGTCATCGTACACGATCCATTCCATACGATCTCTCGGATATGTCTGAGTTTCAATCATACGAATCAGAGTTGGAATGAAGCGTCTGCGATTATAGGTTGGTGTTACAATGCTTACAAGAGGCAAGGACATTTCTGTAGATAGAATACTAGTGATTCTTAGACCGCTGCTTTACTATCTGTCACTTTCGGAGGTTGAGCTAAAGGTGCAGTTCTCTGAAATGCTTCAAGATAGCTTTGCGCAACCTTTGCTCGTGCATCAATGCTACCCTGATCTTCCTTGTAGCAAAAGGGAGACAAGAAAAAGATCTCCAAATCTCCATTTGGGACATAGGTACTAAGCGGTAGAAATCCCCACATTGGTACTGGTATGTTAAAGTAATACAGATTCAAGATGTACTTAACAATTAAAATCGGCGACAGAATACATCCATACATAAATGAAACAAGACGACCTGCAGGTGAGTATCCAATATCTTGATTTGCTGCAATATGTCCACCATACAGGGCAACTGCGATACACGTAATAACAATAAAGGTTGTTAGAATTCCTTGGGATGATTGTGCAAGAAATCCTGATATGCTTGCTTTACTCCGGGCGGAAAGTTTTGCAGCCTCATCTTTAGCATCTTGTTCTGCCTTTGCTTTTGCCGCGGCGTCTGCGGCTGTCGCCACCTTATTTTTTGCAACACGCGCATCTTGCTCTGCCTGTTTAGCCTTTTCTTTAGCATATGCATCTGCTTTTGGATCTGATACCGCAGTATTAACCATATAAGAAATTTTATTACTAAGGCTTGTTATAAAACTCATCTACTCTTATCTTTAATTTAGAAGAAAGAGTAGATGTCCGCAGACTATACTGTTGTAGTACCATCGTATAAAAGAGCAGAGGGGTGCCGTGATAAGACTTTGGCCGTTTTACATGAATACCGTATTCCAAAGGAGAATAACTACGTTGTTGTTGCTGATAAGGAGCAAAAGAAGGAATATGAAGCGGTCCTTGATCCGAAAACCTACAAGGAGATTCTAGTGGGCGTTCCTGGACTTCCTCAAGTTCGTAATTGGATCTTTGATCACTTTCCTAAGGGTACTCCACTTGTATCTCTAGATGATGATGTATCTGGATTTATCGAATACGATGCAAGTCAAAAAAGACACGAGCGAAAACTGAAAAGTCTGAAGGGTATTATCGAGCGCGGATTCAAAGAATGCAAAAAGGCCGAGTGCCGCTTCTGGGGCGTCTATCCGAGTGCAAATGGATTCTTTATGAAACCAACGGTCACGACAGATCTTAAGTTTTGTGTAGGTCCTTTCTGGGGCTGCTTTAATCCAGGTAAGGAAGTGCGTATTGACATCGGTCAAGGTGAAAAGGAAGATTACCAAAGAACATTGCAATTTTTTATTAAAGATGGCGCTATTGTCCGTCTTAATTTTGTTGCACCGAAGACTGCCGTTTACAAGACGCCTGGAGGGCTGCAATTTGGTAATCGTTTCAAACGTGAGCATAAGACGATTAAAGCGATGATGAAGCGATGGCCTGGTTGGATAAAAGAAAACCCCACCAGAAAATCTAAAATGCCTGAAATACGACTCAAAAATCCAAATCTGGAATCTGAAAAAGCCAAAAATACCACACGTAAAAAGAAGAAAGACTAAGTCGCATATTTTTCTAATATGCGAGTTTATGTCGCATATTTGACTCCACCCATACCTCCTTCAATAACCAAGAAGTTCAGACTTTCCACATAAATAAGAAAATCAAATGTATAATTTGTTCCAGCAGCCTGAGGCCAAGGATCCAGATCAATCTGAAAATTCTTAACACGACTGGTATTCAATGATCCACTCGGCTTCATCCACCTGGATGTGTCTAACGCAAAACTGTAAATAACTAATCCTTTCGGAAATACTCCCGCGGCGTATCTCCAAGAGGATAACTCGTGAAAATACTGAGTTGGCTTAACTTCCTGAATTTCATTTCCATCGCATAAAACGCGCAACTGTCGAATAATATCCTGTTGTGATCCTGCAATCAATAGACCAGAGTTGCCTAGACCTGCCAATCCTGTACTGTACACAGTACCGATTGCAGTATAAGGTGCAGTAGTCTGTGAAAACCAATTTGTAAAGTTGGTCCACGTATTCAGATTCAGAATCATATCGCTACGCCGAGGCAGAAGTAGTAAACGAGGAACTGGATTGTGAGTGTACAGATTCAGATTCTGCCGGCTTGTGATTTGCGGAAAGGAATAGCGTGTGACTTGTCGAACTGGATAGGTTAATGTTTGACTAGCAAAGGTATTTCGTTCTTCATCTGTCAGATATACATAGGTTGCCTGAATATAGGCATTTAGGGGCCAAGTACTGAGGGTAGGTGTTGCGTATCCAAAATCAACCAAATAGTTATTCAGGTAATTTTCAGGCGTAGTGGTTGTCACATAGTTTAAATTACCAGTCTGAATCTGCTGTGTAGATGTAAGTACGCGATATCCAGGACGAACACGATATCCAGAAGGATCCAAGATTGTAAATAAATCCTGAACTGGTCTGAGTGTTAGCTGGAGATAGCATTCGTGATACTGAAGTGCAACGAGAGGTAAGGCTAAACTCGGATTCTGCGTAAACCAGAAAGAGAGTGGCACAGTGATCTGCTGACCCGGAATCGAAGGTGCATTTGTCTGCACTGAGATAGTTGAATCATTATTCTGTGCAACAGTCGGATAGAGCGTCCTAGAACGGACAACTGAGTTTGTTGGCACGCCGGAGTAAGCACCGTTTGCTGGATCATTTAGTTCTGGAATATCACCGATAAGCTCCTGCCACTTATTGTATTGAGTTTCATCTTGATCGGTTTGTGCAGTTGCAATCAAGTAGTCGCTATCAAATTCTTGTATTTCTGTACCACCTACGAGAAATGTTGCATCCTGTATAAGATGAGCACCAATATACCGATTCCACTTGAACTCATACTGACTAGGACGGACGCTTGGATTCACAAACTTGCTGTAAATATCCGGAAGCGTAAATGTTAGATACAAGTCGGAGAGTAGATCCGCAATTCGTTGAATCTTTACTTGAAGCTTAATAGGTGCATCCCACTGCAATTCTCCAGGACCATCCACTTGAAGGGTCGCAGATTCAAAGGCAAAATGACTGTATTTTTTCAAAACAAGATAGAAATAAGTAAAATCAGGGTTTCCACTCAAAAGTACATTCTGAGAACCGTAGGCTACTAAAACATATAAACCTCCTCCTGTCATGACAACTCTTCTTGCTGTTGTGAAACAAGATGAGTTCTCATTTAAACCGAGAATCGGAAAGCTCCGATTCTCAGTTGGTCTGCTCTTTGACTTTGTCAATGAGCTTAAACCGAAAAGCGGATCATCCCGCAAAAAAACTTACTTATTCGTCCACCATTGATCAATCAAATAGGGTGAGATGCTCATACTCGGGCCCGCAATCTTCGGAGAAGGACCCATATTCATCAGTGTCTGGATCTCAGTATAGGTCAGAGCATAAGAGAAGTAAAATACACGACTTACCATACCTGACGCAGATCCCGCAAACACAAGATTACTTCCAGCTCCGGGACTTGTCATTAGTGAAAGAGCAGAATCATCCGTATCATTCTTTAGAGAACTAGTCGTTGTTGAATTGAGTGTAAATTTTCTAGAGCTGAACAGTGATACATCTCCGTAGTTCTGGTAAGGCGGTGTATTGCCAGCCAAGGCCATCTTCGTCTTGAGATTTCCGTTGATGTAGATAAGAAGTTGATTTCCCTTGCACGACACAACCAAGTGAAACCACTTCTCAACAGGAATATTCTCAATATCACAAAAGTTATTCCACGTCGAATAAGAATTCATATAGACACGCAGAGTATTCGCATTACCATGCACAAAGATACCAGGTCCCATCAAAGGATATGCCTTAGAGTATCCCTTGTGTAAGATATGATAGAGAGCGGAGTTGCCATCTCTGAATGTAGAGCTCTGAATGTAGCAAAACATTGCATAACTGAATTCAACACCGGAGCGCTGATTATCCGAAGTATACACTGTTTGTGCAATAGGACTTGCCGGGTTTTGAACTGCTGTATAAGAAAGAGATCCGGAAGGATATGTATCAGGGAACAATTCAACACGATCACGGAACATTCCCAAGTAGGACTTGTACAAATACTCAGCGAAAAGCAGCGTAAAGTAAATAATAGCAACTAACGCAACTCCAGTTAGCACTTGCGACAGCGGATCAGTACCACCAAAGGATACACCCGTACTGGGAAAGCTATTCGTTTTTACAGCACCATTATTTGCGGCCTGCATACTCTCTAACTATCATTAGGATTGTAAAAAAGACATTTTTTAAGGTCTTTTTTATAATTTAGTTGAATGGGAGTCTTAACTAGGTGTGCTTCCAGAAGCGATCGTCTCACCATTACGTTTGAGTGAGAAGGAATACTGACCGGGATCGAAATACTTGAGGAACTGTGTCCAGATTGATGTATCCTCAGGTCCATTATTGTACAAAGCCCAGACACGATCAGGAGTATACGCAAAGTTGGCAGCGTTGATCTGGCCGATGAGGCCGCCGAAACCATTGGGGCCACCGACCTTCATTTTATAGGTTGATCCATTTCCATCTACATCAAACATCGAACCAAGAACAACACTGCGAGTGAGCTTGCCGTCCATATATACATCAAGACGACGACCACTGAGAACCACGCAGACGTGCACCCACTTCTGGAGGTCAACCGCCTGTAAGTCTCCTTGCAAGAAATCTTGTTCTCCATCTGAGTAAGGACTTGCTTGTCCTGCATTAAGGGTACCCTGTATACTAGCATTCGTACCTGTGCCCGTAAACAACATAGGATTTTTACTATTCGGACTTTGAGTGGATACACGGATACCCATTTTATTGGTGCTCGCACCCATGTACATCTGGAGCGTGTTAAAATTTCCACCGCCACCATCAATTGTTAAGAATGTCTTATTCTTATTTGCATTAATTCCCCAGTTAGCAACATAAATCCAAATACTGACTGAATATTCACCACCCTTATAAATTGCAGGTATTTGAGAGGATCCTGCAACAGCATTTGTTCCTGACCCTGAGGATGGTTGTACTTTAAATTCACTTGCAGTTGCATCTTGCCCAGGCAGCCCACCTGATGAGTTGGAAAACACAACCATATCCGCCTTTTCAGCAGCACCATTCAGGTACTTGTATAAGTAATATAGGCATACGCACAGGATAACAATGCCAGCTAGCATCATAATGATTCTTCCAGGACCTGTTGTCATGGCTCCGACTGCAGAGTTCATTCGATTCTATTCATGTTAGAAGAATTATAGCGTGGCTGGTAAAATACCCATTGATCTAAGCATATGAAGTCTGCCAGGTTTCATAAGGATTTGGCTTCTTGGGTTCAGTGCAAAGTCCACCCGGGCACCCAATGCCAAGCCAAGGAACTGTTGAAAACAATCTATCTATACCAATTGCATCTGAAGAAACACTATAGGGTTTTCCATCTGTGCCCGCCTGTTGAGAAATTAGGGAGTAGATATCCTGTGTCGAAAGAGCAACTGAGTATAAAACCATATTTGTTATACTTCCATCGAGGCGACCAGTAGAGTCTCCAATCTTTAGAGGTTGAGTTGTATCCTTTTCGGGCATACCAGTTGTGCACGTATAGGCCGCCGTTAGTTTACCATTTAGATAAACCTTGAATCGAGCAGACTGTTTGACAATGGCAACCGATGTCCACCGCTGGAGATCAATATTGTAAAGTTCAACTACTTCATTTCCTGTATTGGTTTTAATAACAAGTTGAGCAGGTGCAGATTCTTCACCGCGACTTGCATCGGGGGCAACGAGTAGATTTAACTTTAGTACACCACTACCAAAAGTGAGTGCCGTAGCATATTCATTTCCAACCCGAGCTGTACGATCCTTAATCGTTGGATTTATGAAAAAAAACAAGGTAGATCCAGATGTGCCATACCACGACTTATCCAATTGCTCAGCTGTAGCAACAGATGTATCTTCAGATAATAAAACTGATAGTTTGTTTGAATTAGGAATGGGTACTAGAATACTACTATTTTCACGTTTACCTACTGTACCAAAAGTGTATCTTACAATTAAATAAATAACAAGAAGGACTACACCAAGCCCTAACACGAGATATACCGTGTTCATCTACCGGTAGATGCTAATTTAGACTCATCAAATCGAAATTTCATTATAGTAATGAAATTTTGAGTAATGAAATTTTGACTTTACGATGTCGATGCAAAGGATTTAACTTCTATTAATGTATCCATTCTTGAAAGTAATTCTTCAGCTGACGGTACATATCCAAATGTGCGTAAGTTCATAGCCTGAATGCCTTTTCCATAGGCTATACTATTAATTGTAATTGCTGAAGGAGGGAGTAAAACATCATTATTTTTTAATTGTAATGCAGGATAACTAGCATCAAACTGAACTGTTGAATACAATTTACCATTCAAGTAAGCTTCCATATAGGTTGGTTTTACAACAACACCAATGCGGAAGGGTGTATGAACAGGAACATTTTCAAGTAGAGCTGCCTTAGGATTTGCCCGCAAATCACCTGAAAATGATTTTACATAGACTGTATTAATTGAATTATCTAGACTAATCTGAAGTTTAGGAGAAGCCAACGATCCAATGATAAAAAAGATACGCTCCTTACTTGTATTTCCTGTAGTAGGAATTCGTGGTTGAGGAAATTCATCATCAATATTAACATCAATTGTGATAGCGTAGTATTCCTGACCTTCAAGTACAGTACAGTAGGGTTCGGTTGTATTTTTAGATGGAGGTACTCCGATTGTTACCGTTTGCACACTAGATGATGTTGACCAGAACGCCTGTGTCTTGTCAATGCCGGGTAAAGAGTAAGGAAGCCTCTTAAATACAGGTGTTATCCATTGGTCAATGGCAAGTACAAGGAGGCCAATTGCTAAAAGAGTTGCAATAAAGTACATAACATATCTCATTATGGTTGTAGCCATAGTCCCTGTAGGCAACCGGGAGGTTGCTTCAATCGCAGCACGACTCGCAGCCGCTGCTGCAGGACCTCCTACAGGCTTACCAATTTCCTTTCCAAGTGTTTTTGTATCTTTTAGAACTTGTGCAATCTTTTGGGCCCTTGATGCGTCCATCTCTAGCAGCGACTAAGAATGAATTATTCAATGTTTTCTGTCTTTCTTTTCTTCTTTCGTGTCAGGGTTCCTTTTTTAGGATCGTAGCCAATTTTCTTGTAGTAGGGAAGTGAATCCTTCGGATTACAGTCCTTCAGCTTCTCACGCAGATAGCAAACAAAGGATAAGCGACTGTATTTCTTATCAACACCCTGCGTTCCTGTTTCCTTATTATTTAAGTAAATATCAGGGAGCTTATTGTTGTATGCCTTATCTTCAGGTGTCTCACGCATTTCCGTATTGCAGTGCCACTCGTGAACATCCATCGCTAAGAAATCACCCGTGCGAATATTGAAGCCGATCTTATATCTTGGAAACAACGTAAATCCGCCGTGATACTTGCCGCGTTCAATCGCCGATAGATTACCGAATCCTTCCCTCAGATCTCCATCGTCCATATGAAGCGCAGTACGGAAATTGCGATTCATTGTGACCGACGAGAAGGCCGTGTCGCCAATGCGATATTCGGGCCTCTCATTTGCCTGTTTGAGCTGAACCTTGTGCCTATCGGGAACAAGTTTCTTGAATAAGTCATCAATCGCCTCGATGTATGGAATTCCTTCCTTGTATTCGTCAAAATACTTTTGCGTATACGAGGTCAGACGACAGGGCAAGCCCATAAAAGGAGTGCGCTCAAAATAACCCAGAACACTGCTGAATACGTTATTATTTACACGCATTTTACTGAGTTTACCATTTTGCTCGTACTGCGCAGACCACTTATTCACACTCTTCGGCTTTCTCTTGGTCCAGTACTTGCTCTTCAAATCAATCGGGCCGGCAGCAGCCCCACGATTTCTGGAGGCTGAGGCCGCATTGTAGAAATTGGACCACGCCTTCTCAATGAGTTCCTTCGGGATGACGTTTTTGCGAAAGCGAGCAACGAGAACTTTGCCTCCAGGAGCATCTTCATTCTCAGCCCAGACATCAATATCTTCGTCGTAAATTGTGTCAGCCTCCTTCTCTGAGAAATACGTACCCTCGCGTGCCTTCATTTGGTCATTCGTAAGCTTTGCTTTCAGAACAACTGTCTTCACACCGTTTACTTTTGGTTCGTGAGTTGGTTTAGTAGGTATCTGTAGTCCTTCCATTAGGGCCTCGGGGTCGATTCCCATTCTGCTTAGACTTTATCTTTTAATAGACCAAAGTACAAGACACCTCCAACAACAGCTGCAACCGCAAGACCTGCACAAGCACCCTTGTAGATTGCCTGCTGATCTGCCTCCATAAAGTCATTGGCTGTGATCACAGGAGATCTGCCTCTTGCACCAAGCCTGGAGTAGTACTGGATCACTTCAGTTTCAGTTAGCTTGCGTTTACCCAACATCTCATTGACCTCATTGTGCAGGTCGATAGTCCAACGAAATAGGTCCTTTCTCGAGTCGAGCGAAGGTCCAATGGGTATTTTCGCTAAATGCGACGTATAATGATTTCTGCAGATAGGACACGGAATCAGCATCTGCAGTGATTCAAAGTACTCCTTTGCAGCCTTCTTTTCTCCATAGTTCGGCTCCATAGGATATCCCAATGCAACAATGTGAATCGAATGCCAAAAGAACGGTCCCCATACTTCAGGCGGAATCTGCATTCTATCTGTCAAACAAGTCAGAAAAAGGATTTGCTATGTGGAGCGCGCCTATTCAATACTATCAGCCCACTTATAGCCATTTACGCTACTACCAAGTAAGAAGGCATTCTAAAATGTCATTACAACAAACATCAACAAATGAATTTTCACCTACACACAGTTCTACATGTTCAAATTGTGGAACATCCGGACACGGGTTTCGTCAATGTATAGAACCTGTCTCGTCGTACGGTGTTCTTGTTTTTCGTTTTATAGGAAGATCTCAAGAATGGTCGCCTACACGAGAATTTTGTGCACCTACCCGAAGCCCTACTGGTCTGCATAACGTGGAACCTCAAGTCCTTATGATACAGCGTAAAGATAGTCTTGGTTTTATGGATATTCTTCGCGGAAAATACAAAATTAATGACCCTGACTATATTCGTAAACAACTTCGCGGAACAACAAAAAAAGAACGTGAAAGCCTTCTCAACGACGATTTTGATACAATTTGGCAAAATCTGTGGGGATCTGATGCAGAGTCAAGCCAGCGATATGCACACGATAGGCAAATCTCAAAGCAAAAATTATCAGATATACGCAAGGGTGTCGAGACAAATAAGGGTGAATCCTATACACTAGCTGATCTTCTCCGGCAAGAGCCTGTTGTCTACGAAACACCTGAGTGGGGGTTTCCTAAAGGTCGTCGCGACCCCTATGAAACCGATATCCAATGTGCATATCGTGAACTCAAAGAAGAAACAAGCATTCTTGAAGATGAATTATGGAAAGTAATGAATATTGCTCCATTCGTGGAAACATTTTATGGATCCAACGACGTTCACTATCGTCATACATACTACATTGCTCAGTATATCGGAAGTCGTAATATTTCATTTGATGCTCTCAATAATGAAATGGTAAAAGAAATTGGATCTCTTGCTTGGAAATCAATGGATGATGCCCTTCTTTTATTGAGACCTGATAATCTTGAGAAACGAGGCATTCTAATTCAGCTTGCAACACTCTTTCGGAATTTCACTCCAATTTATCGCGAAGAGCTCATTGGTATGCCTATGCATCCAATTCAAGATCTAAGCGGTTCTATTGTACACAGTTCTGCGACAAGAACTTCTGAACAAAATCAAAATACAGGAAGAGAACAGCAGGACCTCTATGTCTTTAGAAGCCAGAACCAGAGAAGTGGATCAGTTTGTGGAAGAATGGAAAGATCAAGACGATTTTTCGGAGAGAGACAAACTCATCGCCGAATTCCAGACGTACGCGGCGGACAAGAAGGCGGCCACCATCAGGAGACTACAGGGACTTCAGCCTCAGGAGCCGCCGGCAGTGGTGGCGGGGGCAGTAGTAGTGCCTCAGGCAACAACGGATCGCGAGGACGAGGGAGGTTTATATCCGGATATCGCAGACACCCAGTTTCTTACGAAGTTGCTCCGCAAGAGGGAGATTCGGGAGAGCCTTCAGTCGAAACTAACGAATAGGGACCTTCAAGAAGATTCCTGCAAAACACAGGAATTTGAGTACACTCCTACGCAGCGATTTGTCTCGCAATTTCTGTCGCCGAATACACCCTACAATGGAATGCTTTTGTATCACGGAGTAGGCGTAGGTAAAACGTGCACTGCAGTCTTAACTGCAGAATCATTCTTAGAACTAAGCCCTAAAAATAAGGTTTTTATTCTAGCACCTCCAGCTATTCAGGATGGATTTTATCGGACTATCTTTGATATCAATCGAGTCAAACTAGGAACAGAAGCAGATGATCTGAATGAACACGAGGGATGTACTGGAAATCGCTATCTGGAACTAACTCAGACACAGTACGAGCGTGAAAAGAAAGATATTGAATTTCGTGTGAATAAATTGATCAAGAAACGCTACGCGATTATGGGGTACGTTGCCTTTCGCAATATGGTGCGTGATATTCTAGATCAGATTCCTAAAAATCTTGCACCTGAGCGTAAACTTGTTCAAGAAACCCGCCTACTGCAAAAAGCGCTAAGCGGCTGTCTGATTATTGTAGACGAAGCCCACAATTTGCGCACTGTGAGCGATGAGGCAGATGAAGACGATGATGCAGTAGATGATGCAGATGATGAGAAAAATGATGCATCCGCGGGTAAAAAGCTAACACCTTTTCTTAAGCGCGTATTGAATCTGTGCGAAGGCAATAAGCTTCTACTGATGACTGCAACCCCTATGTACAATAGCTATCTTGAAATTATTAATCTACTTGAGTTCTTGCAAATTGTTGATAAGGTAGAGGAGGATAAGAGAATTCGTAAAAGCGATATACAATTTACAGAAACGGGTGAGTTAACGCCTGCATCTGAACAAAAAATTATTGAAATCTCAAATTCACGCGTCTCGTATATGCGTGGTGAGAATCCAAAGGCATTTCCTGCTCGCCTAGATCCACCTGAGGCGATGAGAGTTCGAACCTGGCCTTCTCAAACACCAAATGGTATTCCATTAACAAATGCACTCGAAAAGCAAAATGCGATGCGTCTACCCCTTGTTAAATGTGAACTCAACGGTGAATCCTTAACGGTTTTGCAAACTGAGACTGACCGTCTTATAAAGGCAAAGGGACTAGGTATTCGTACAATTGATTCTCTTTTGCAAGCCGGCAACTGCATCTTTCCTGGAGCAACGATGGATTCACGCTATGGCAGCCAGGGATTTGGAAATTGGTTTGCGGTTCGTGGTATTCCTGGATCCTTCGAAAGCACACGTCTTTCGACACTACCGCAGTATACGCCTGCAAATGCCGATACAGAATATGGGTGGATGATTAATTCTGAGAGTCATCTCAAACAGTACAGTCCAAAGTTTTTTAATGTGCTCCAAACCATTCAAAAATCGGAAGGTATCTCGTTCGTCTACAGCCGCTTTGTCGAGAACGGCGCGATCATCTTTTGTCTTCTGCTCGAGGCAAACGGATATACTCCGTGGGGGCGATCTGCACCCTTGTTCAGCAAGGGCGCAGTCTCACCTGGAGGTCGTCAATGCTCAAAGTGCAGTCGTAAAGAAGTAGGCCATCCTTCTGATAACCATAAGTTTAGTCCAGCTTTCTATGCGTTGCTGACAGCGAGTGATGTAAAAACTGGCGACAAGCAGTCTCTTCCCTTATCACCCAACAATACTCGGGTTATCCAGGTGGCTCGTGATCCTAGCAATGTAGATGGCGGTAAGATTAAGGTGATTGTTGGCTCACAGGTTGCAGGTGAAGGTCTCGACTTGAAAGCCATTCGGGATGTGCATATCTTGGAAGGCTGGTTTCACTTATCCAAGGAGGAGCAGATTGTAGGTCGCGGTATTCGCTATTGCAGTCATCAAATGCTAAAAGATAAGCGAAAGCATAACTGCACAATTCACTTGTATGTCAATACATTTCCTGCAGCCTTGAACAAGGAAACAATTGATCTGTACTCGTATCGCAAAGCGATGAATAAAGCTGTTCTGGTTGGAAATGTGAGCCGAGCACTCAAGCGTGGTGCTGTAGATTGCAATTTGAATCACGATATCGTTCTCATTTCTGGACTTTCGAAAGTCAAAATGACAACGAGTTTGAACCCTGACAAAGAAATCGAAGTGGATTTGAACGATCGAGACTACACGCCAATCTGCGACTGGTCTACCTGCTCATTCGAGTGCAAGCCATCTGTCCCTGTTGCAACTTTACCTGAAGATACATCTACCTATGATCTATTTGCAGCCCGTTTTATGGAGCATAATTTGATTGCAACACTCAAGCGAATCTTCAAAGAACAGACATTTTACAAATGGGAAGACTTGGCAACACTCTTTTCTGACATTCCTAGACAGACCCTCATCAGCTTATTAATGAGGTCAGTCGATAATCCTTCAATCGTGCTTGAAAATGGAGAATGGCAAGGACATCTTGTACTGCGGAATCATCTTTTTCTGTTTCAACCGACTAGCATTAAGGATCAGTCAATTCCGATTGCCTTGCGATATGGACAGTATCCTGTAAAGCGTGATTCGTATGATCCAATTATTTCAGCACCTGTTGCTGCTCCTCCTGTTGCTGCTAAACCTATAGCTGTAGTACCTCGTCTTCCTTCAGCAGCTGCAGCTGCTACGGTTGCAGGGCCAGCAGCACCTGGACCTGCTGTACCAGATGAAGTACCGCCGCAAGAAGTTCCCGAATTTGTTGCACAAGGCCTCGCTGTAGATCAGCCCGCCCCTGAAAAGGCTGTAATAACACAATTCTGGGCTCTATCCAATCAGTGGATTGATTCGTGGACCGCACCATTTCCTGAAACCATACCGGCCGACTATGACGCAAGCATACTCAAAATTGCAGGGAATGATGCAGATCGCCGTGATAATATCAAAACTCGTCTGACCAAGCTTCAGTGGTGGGCAAAGTCCATTCACTCAGCGGGTCAAGATGCATCTGCAATTGCAGATCTGAAAAAGGCTGCACGGCAATATATTTGGGATCTCTTTCTCAAGCCAACTGAGCAATATCAATTGTTTTCTGAAGACGCACCGTATCTTGAAGAGGCCATTGATCCTGAACAAACCATTCGTGCCGGCGCAGGCCCTTCAGCCATAACAGCCTTCAGATATCTGGATCCTATCAGCCACGAGCCAGTCTATCTGTGCAATGAGGCAGTCTGTCCTCCATCCATTCTCAATGTATTCAAGTCATCCAAAACAGATCCGGTAGTTAATGCAGTCGCTGATCAAACCACTACAGGTGAGATCTATGGAACACTAGTTCCTTGGGAGCGTTCTTACATCTTCAAGACGAATGCACCAAAACCGAAAGGAAAGGAACCTGGTGGCGGCGCAGCGTGTGCCATCGTAAGTACAGTGAGCGGACACAAGAAGAAGTTAGTAGAAATTGGTGATATTCTAGCTCGCTTTAGTGAAGGTAAGCGGTTCGATCTAACCGAAGAACAATTCAAGAGTGGCCGCAAGTTGCAAGGCGCACCGAATTTTTGTGCATTGATGGAGATTGTGTTGCGTTGGATGGATATACGGCGATTAAGATATGGTGGTCTTCGATTCTTTTATCGCCCTCTTTCAGCCTATTACTCAAAACACAAAAGTAAAAAGTAGGGGTCAAAAATTGATATCTAAGGCATATCCACTAGAGTAGTAAGAAGGATGGCAGGAATGGAATCTGAAGCATTCTTTCAAGAAAAAGTCTATCTGACACCTCTCGATCTCCGTTCAGAGATAACCTCGATCGATGTTATCCTGCTGGCTAAGTTGAAGGCGCGTCTAGAGCAAAAGTGTTCCACTCACGGCTACGTGCTACCAGGAACTCTGGAGATCCTAACACGCAGTGCGGGCAGTGTAGACTCTGGACGCTTTTCCGGTGATTGGGCCTTTCTCGTCAAGGCCAAGGGGCGTGTACTTCATCCGCCTGAAGGAACTGAAGTGGAGGTTGAGGTACTCAAGTCAAACAAGATGGGTATTTATGCTGTATATGAGAATGCAATTCGTTTGATGGTTCCTCGTGATCTCCATTTGGGTGATGATGACTTTGATCAGCTTAAGGTGGGTGATCGCATTCGGGTTGAGATTCAGAAGTCTCGCTTTCAGCTCAAGGACCCGTTCATCGTCAGTGTGGGTATCTTCCGGGGCTTATCTGGATCAACGGGTGGTCCACGCCTTGAAGTTTCACCACCGGCCGAAACACTGGCGACAAAGGATACTGAAGAGACACCTCAGGCTGAGGATGATGAAGAAGAAGAGGAAGAAGAGGAAGCTGCGGAAGAGGAGGAAGATGGTCAATAAATCAACAAGTAGAGATGTCTTCTTTAACGAAAGAGGAGTATGAAATACGTAAGCTTTTTTGCAAGGAGATGGAGACATTATCTAGATCCGAACTTGAAGAAATATATAGAATTCTGCGCCGTGAAAATGGTGAATTCAGTGAGAATTCAAATGGAATCTTTTTTGATGTTGGCTCTCTTCCGGCATCTGTGTTTGAAGCACTTGCAAAGTTTGTAGAGTTTTGTAAGTCTAATGCTAAGGATCTTGAGCAAAGAAGTAAGATTATTACTGAGATGGGAATCAAATCTGAGCAGTAAATTTAACTGTACCCAGTCTAACTGTACCCAGTCTAAACCCCTATCGCGTATTTTATGTAATATGGCAAGCGTAGTACCTCAAAGTCTGATCCAGTTGTGTACTTCACACCCGGATCGCACATTTTCAGTTGACAAGTCTCATAAATCTGGTATTCAGAATCAAGCTCTTGATACTCAAGATAAGGCACCTCGATGGGGTCTTACCACCTACACCCTTGAGCCTCGTCATCCTCTCAGCATTTGGCTGACCTTCAAGGATCCGCTCTATCGCGTCTCTCCTCCTCCTCTTCGCCAGCGCCTGCTGCTTGATGCAACCACCGAGTGGCAGCAGCGGTGTGAAACTCTCGATTTTCCTCGCAACTACGGACGAAAGAAGGCACTTGAAGGCTTCGGTTCAATTAAGCCTGAAAGAGATCAGGCTAGAGCAGCACTGATTGCAATGGAGCGCTATGTTTCAGCCGATCAGGCACTTCTCTGGATTCTGTGGAATGACACTAACAAGAAGCTAAGCTTTCTAGATGATAAGGCATTTCCTCGAGAGACTGGCTACACTACAATTTGGATTATGCGTGAGCCGATGATGGATCAGGTATGGGATGCGAGTACCTGGTCTCCTAGCCATCTTGTTCAGTGGATCCAAGATCAGGAGCGTGCAGGCTTTGATGTTGAATGGCCTCAGCCTCATCCGTCTACGTCTGTAAAGACATTATCTGCAGAGTACACTGCGATGGGGCTCAATCCTGCAGGCTTGTCAAAGGATGACCTTCGCAAGAAGGTCGGGCGTGCTAAGGCTATCAAGGTGCTTGGACAGGTGTAGTTACGCCTAACGAGTAGGTACGCCTAACGAGTAGGTACGCCTAACGAGTAGGTACGCCTAACGAGTAGGTACGCCTAACGAGTAGGTACGCCTAACGAGTAGGTACGCCTAAAGTTGAATACCTACCCCAAAACAGAAGGGGTACTATGGATATCCGTAAACCCGAATATGAGAACCTCAAACGTCTTGTACAAGAATGGATCGACCATCCCGAACAGGAGCTAGAAGCTACATTCGGTGTTGGCGGTGCCGTAAGTGCAACAACGTTTGCAGCTATCGCTAAGCGCCTGAAAAATCGCGGCTATACGTCGATTACTCAGGAGGATCGTCTTAATATCATAACCCAGGCCAACGTACGTATTAGTATGAATGGTATTGGCGTTATTCAGCAGTACTGCCGCGACGACCGCCTCAACGGAAAGAAGTTTACTGCGATGATCAAGCAGCGTACTGCAACAAATGCGAACCTTGATCTTCAGGAGTACAATGTACGTGTTAAGATGCGCGGAGAAGTCGAGATCAACGAGAACAGCAGTGAAATGGTTGCCCTACTGGATCAGTGGGCCACAACCGATAAGGCGTTCCGAATTCTCCGGCGTTGGACCTTTCGCGGCGAAGGCCTGCGGTTTGATCTTTCAATGGTCCGATCAAGCCGCAAGGATGCTCGCGGAAATTATCGTTGGGTCAAGAAGTTTCTTCAGCAAGACATTTCGAAGGACCTTCCGATCTACGAAGTGGAAGTGGAGATGGAGCGAATGGAGGGAGACACTGCGACTGCAGCCGTAAGTCGTCTGATTAAAGGTATCGGCGAGGTCCTCAGGGGCATTCAGAAGAATAGTCTCCTGATCAGCAATACAACGAAGCGTCAAGTCATCCAGTCCTACCAAGGACTTACGAAGACGGATAAGTTTCGGGGTGCTGCGACAATGACTCTCGAACTCCAGAATATGCTATCGCTCGTGGAGCCCGGAACACCCAATGTTCGTGAGGGCTACAACGTAACCGATAAGGCTGATGGTCTCCGTACAATGGGGTTCGTCGATGCGAAGGGTCATCTTTACTTGATTGATGGTGCACTCAACGTCTATGAAACCGGTCTAGTCAATACGGCCTGTGCAACGTCTCTTGTTGATGGTGAGTGGATTACGAAGAACAGCGCCGATGAATCTGTTCATATGTTCTGTATGTTTGATATCTACATCGCTGCCGGTGCAAGAGATGTGCATAAGCTTCCCTTCTTTGATGGCAAGCCGGGAGCTGCCTATCGCTACAATGAAATGAAGCTCTGGGAAAAAGCCTGGAATACCCCTGCTGACGTAAAGGAAGTCATCAAGGGACTCACTGCAAAGACTCGTCTAGCTGTAAGTCTTAAGAAGTTTCGATTCGGCAAATCTGGTGATACAAGTATCTTTACTGCGGCATCTGAGATGCTTGATGCACCGCACGTCTACACGACAGATGGCCTCATCTTCACAAAGAATGATATGCCTCTGCCTGATATTCCGATGGCGCCTTTCCGCCAACAGTTCAAGTGGAAGCCTGCTCACGACAACACGATTGACTTTATGGTTGTCACCGAGAAGGTACCAGGAACAACTGCGGATGCAGTCTATGACGGTATTCATCCGTCCTCTGGCAAGGCCATTCGATACAAGTCGCTGCGTCTGCACGTGGGTTCACGTAATGATCCATCTACTGTGAATCCGCGCGAAACTGTGCTAATGAACTTGCCGCTTCCGAGTGCTGGAAAGGGCAAAGGCGGCCCTTCCGTGTACAGACCAGTTCTCTTTCACCCTCGTGAATTCTCTGATTCGATGGCAAATACCTGCTACATTGAAGTTGTACGAGAGCTAGAGTCCGGTGAGGAGTATGCATACTGCGAAGTGTCAGGTGAGCCAATCACCGACAAGAGCATTGTAGAAATCTTCTACGATCCGAGTCGCCCTCCTGGCTGGCGCTGGGTTCCGAAGCTGGTCCGCACAGATAAGACTGAGCGTCTTCTCCGCGGTGAACTCGGCCGCACGCTGAACAGCGATGAGACAGCTCAGTCTATCTGGAACAGCATTCACGAGCCCATAACACTATCAATGATTCGTACAGGTGCTGAGGAGCCAACAAAGGCTGAACTTGATGACATTAGTACATTGGAGTCAGAGCGTGCTGCGATTTCCCAGCGTTATATGGACCGCAAGGCGCCTGCAAAGGACTTGAACAAGGTGCGCGGTCTGCGCGACTTCCACAACAAGTACATCAAGGAAGTTGTTCTTTATGGAACCGTTATGCAGCGGGCTAATCTTGCTCTACTCGATATTGGCGTCGGTAAGGCTGTCGATATTCAGAAGTGGCGTCGCGTCAATGCGGGTGCTGTTTTGGGTATTGATATCGCCGGCGACAGTATCAATAATCCGAATGACGGCGCCTACAAGCGTCTGATGGATACGATGGATAAGAACGGCCGAGAGTCAGTTCTGCCAATGGCATTCGCAATCGGAGATGGCAGCAAGAATTTCGTGTCAGGCGAGGCCGGTGCGACACCTGAAGACTCCACAATTCTCCGATCAGTCTTTGGTCAAATCAAGGCAGAGGGCGCAGTTCCACCCTATATTGATACGCAGCTCGCAAGTCGTTTCAAGGCGGGTGCTGATGTTATCAGCTGTATGTTTGCAGTTCACTACTTCTTCGCATCGAAGGAGATGTTCGATGGATTTCTGCAGAACATTGCACAAACATTAAAGGTCGGCGGCTACTTTATCGGCTGCTGCTTTGACGGCGAGAAGACCTTTGAGTTTCTACGAGGACGCGAGGCTCGTCAGGGAATTGATGCAGATACGGTTCTCTGGACAATTACACGTAAGTATGATTCGGATGAAATTCCTCCTGGTGATGAGGCATTTGGAATGGCAATTGATGTAAACTTCATTAGCATTGGCGCTGAGCACCGCGAGTACTTGGTTCCTCTGCAGCTTCTGAAAGAAAAGATGCGCACCATCGGCTGCGAACTGTGCCCTGATGCTGATCTGAAGTCAATGGGTCTAGAGGCCTGTACAAATATGTTTGGATCCTCGTGGGATATGGCGGCGAAGAAGGGTCGACGCTTTCCGATGTCAGAGGCTGTTAAGCAGTTCTCATTTCTGAGCCGCTGGTTTATCTTCAAGCGTGTAGGCGAGTCTGCACCTTCAGATGGTGTTGCGGGAGAGCGTGCTGTAATCGCAGAGCCTACCGATGGTCTGCCTGAGGAAGAGGGTGTTGATTTGTCTGAAGCTGCAGTCGCTTCTGGAACAGCTGTTGCTCCTGCTGTTGTTGCGGCTGCACCTCCTGCAGCTCCTGCAGGCAATCGTAAGTATGCAGCTGCGGAAGTCCTCCAGTTTTACCAGGAGGCAACACTTCAGGATCGTCTCAAGATTGGAAATCAGTACGCAATGCGACACATTGCCCCTGGAACTCTCTTTCCTATCTCAGATCCTGCAGATCCTACTCAGGTGTATCCGTCAATCGAGCACTTTATGGCCGGTATGCGCTACAAGTATGCAACCGATAAGCCGACACTCGCAACGGCTATCTTTGGTCAGGAGAGCCCGATTATTCACCAGAAGTTTGAGAACCTGAGAAGGGCCGAAATGGGTCCTACACAGAAGCCACTTCATCCCAATCGCGATGCACAACTTCTAAGTGAAGAAGTTAAGGCAGTTCACGCTGAAATGAAGCCGGCTGCGATGAAGAAGCACAATGCCAAGTTTGATGAAGTCAAGTGGAATGGTGTTAAGGAAGGACTCCTCGAAGAGGCTGTCAAGCAGCGGTATGCGAAAGATCAGGACTTTAGAACAATTCTCGAGGCTGCAAAGCAGCAGGGAAAGACACTGCTGTTTTACACTGGATCTGCCTCGAGTGAATATGGTGGTAAGCGTACTGCTGAAAGTGTTATTGAAGGCGAGAATAAGCTCGGTAAGATGATGATGAAGGTAGCCGGGTTTGCGTAGTCTAATAATTTAATTACGATTACGACGGGTCTTACGAGTAGACCTTGTCTTACGCTTTGTATTTTTCAAGTAAGTAAAATTTCTATTGCTCAAGACTTTTCTGGTATTAAAAGCCTTGATTGTATTTAAATTAATCTTAAAATCCTTAACCAAGTGCTTCATTGCACGGATTACAACGCCGTGGAGACGCAGTAGATCCTCCTTATGCATAGAATACTTAGGATCATTCACAAGTTCATAGATTGCATCTTTCAAGTAAGCCATACCATTCACTGTGCTCAATGCATAGCTGTACTGAAGATCAGGATCTTCAACGGACACAATACGACCCACGTGCTCAAGTTCTGAATTTGCCCACTCAAACACTCCCTTTACTGTCGGGTGATACTGTTTCGGGGAAGCCATTTCTACTGTATAGACATAAATTTGAATTGCCTGCCCTAGGTTTATTACACAAACCAAATGCCACAGCCTTGGCAAACTCTCGCCTTTCTGAACAAACATCCGCGTGATAAGCATGTGCGATTCGTTGAAAAGACTCACACGTACTACATTCGAGGCAAGAGTGAAGGCTATGTCTCAACGACCGGATTCGTTCACGCATTCTTTCCTCATTTCGATGCAGATGCCGTCATCAAACAAATGATGGCATCTCCTAACTGGCCAAAGAGTAAGTATTTTGGTAAGACTGCTGAAGAAATTGCAAACGAGTGGTCAACCAGTGGTGCAGAGTCATCAGGCAAGGGAACAAATATGCATTTGGCAATTGAGCAATGGCTAAATGGCGCAACCGAACTTATTGATCCTACTGTAATTGATACAGCAGAGTGGCAGTATTTCCAGAACTTCTGGCGCGACTATTATGAAAAGCTCGAACCGTATCGTATGGAGTGGGAAGTCTTTGATGAGGATCATAAGCTTTCAGGCAGTATTGATGCAGTCTTCAAGAATAAGGAAGATGGAACCTATGTTATCTATGATTGGAAGCGCAGTAAGGAGATTAAGATGAAGGCCTACAAGGGAGAGGCTGGATATGCACCTCTAGACCATCTTGAGAATGTCAACTACTGGCATTACACAATGCAGCTCAATGTCTACAAGTGGTTTCTTGAGACACATTATGGCCTCAAGATATCTGGACTCTATTTGATTATTCTACATCCGAATAATAAGAACTATGTGCGGTATCAGCTTAATATTCTGGATGACGAAGTTCAGTCAATGCTAGAGTGCCGTCTGGAGGCAATCAAGGAAGGTAAAGGAAATCCTATTGTTCTTCCAGGTGAACCGTGTCTTCTAGATGATTGATGTAGACTAGGGAGCCTGTTGCCCTTAGACCCTGGCTCCTAGGGAGCTTGCGGCCCTTAGACCGTAGCTCCTATGGAGCTTGCGGATGTTGCTCTTCAGAATATATCATTACATAATATTTTTCCAAATCAATGGTTTCAATATAAAATACAGTCCGTCTATGTACTCCATAAATAGGTTTGATTCCAGTAATTATTTTATCTGTATCAAGAAATAACTGTGGAACATTTAACATCTTAGGTGATAATCTTGAATTTAGATATTGTTCATACTTAATTGCATCCATTTTTGTCATTGTATACTCATTTGCATATATTTTTGCACCTTCTGTTATGGCCTTACGCCGAAGTAAACCTATGTTAGATTCCCCCTTAAGAGTTAGCCAGATAATATCAAATTCAGAGTCTGTAAATGAATCAAGCAACTCTTTACATTTCTCATATGTCTTTGGTCCACACTTGCAAGTATCGTGTAGAAATAGAAACCACGAATCATAGGGAATCAGTTTATTCTCTAGCAACAAGTTGACTCCAATCCAAGATCCATATTCATAGATATTTCTATCAAGATAGACTTCGATGTGGCCATCAGGAAACACAGTAAAGGATTCTTCCTTTTCTTTCTGATAGATTAAAATTACTTTAGTTTTCCACTGTTCAGGAAGAGACTGTAGTAGAAGATCTAGAGCTACTTTATAAGATCGTAGTGTAGGAATTACAACATACAAAGAATCCATTAGTTATTTGACTTTTTTTACTTTAGATCTCTTTTACTTTAGTCCTAGTTTCCTTAGAGCCTCTGGAACTGCATTGAGTGGAATCTTGACTGTATAGGTTCCTCTAACTGAGATCCATCCAGGAACACCATCCACTGGCATTAGGATAATTGCCTCGGTAGAATCTTTAGCTCTTGCAAGCATACGTCCCGCTGCTTCCTCGCTTGGAATATAGAGAACCTGCACCTTCGCAGTTAATGCAATCTCCTTAATCTGTTTTGCACCAAGTTCCATTTCTTGAATTTCATTACGACCCATTGCCTGTGTCAAGAATAAATAAGGTTGATCGGGTGTTGTTGTAGGATTCCAGACTAAATTCTGCGCCTTAGGATCAGTTCCAGTCGGATCTAAAATACGTTTTAGCAAAGGAGGTAATACTCGTGTATCTTGTCTTACCATCTGTGGAACAGGCTCGAACTGCTCATCAAAGAACTTTGGCATCTCCTTCTCAGGTGTCATCCACTCGGTTCTCAAGTATTCCCACCACATATTCCAGTCAGGTGTACCTTCAGGGATGATGAGCTGGTCGCCAATCTGCTGCTTTTCTCTGCGAATGGTCAAACGAGGAATTTCCTTTTGAAAAATCTCATTGCGTTTTGTTGCATAGCGAATGAGTTCATCCACGAGTCTCAAATACAAAAGTCGTGGAACTGAATACGCCAGCCTCGGTTCCTGACTCTCAGGCGTGCGAATCTTGCACGGCTTATCAGGATCCTGTGTCCACTGGCACCGCCCATTGTTTTCACATTCTGTATGATCTAGATCTGTGCAGTCAACCCGTAAGAATCCGACTTCGCCCTTGACATCTGCATCTTTTACAGGCTTCAGCCACTTCATTACCTCACCCTCCAGTAAGATATCTAAGCGCTTACGCTTTTCAAAGAGTGGCAAAGTATTTGACTTTAGAACAGGTTCCATCTGAGCTCGCTTATCCTTACCTGCACCCATTGCCAGCCAATTACTGAACGTCAGACGCAAATGCTGATAAATATCATTAAGCTCATCCTGCGCATCCTTCAGCTGTAGCTTTTGAAACGTCTTATCCTTCTTTTCATCTACCGCAGATGCCATTCTAAATGCACGCTCTCGCGACTTACTGTCATATGCGATTGTACGATTAATGTCCCATTCAAGATCATCAATATCAACCACGCGATATCCTGCAACGGTTGCAGAATCACGCGGTTCTTTTGCAGGGATGATAAAGCCATTCGCAAGACGAATGCCTACGATCTTACCCGTATCTCTTGCTCTCGCAAGATATTTAGGCTCATATCCAGCATACTGCGAAAAAATTGGAAGAATATTCTCCTTATAGAATTTGATGATATCATCTGCCGCGGCAGGATCAAAATCATCCCAGTCCAAGTATAGACGCCGTTCAAAGTGAATCGATCCGTCATCTGCGATAGGGAGCACAGCAAGTTCAGATTTACCAGCGCGAGCCCTATACGTCAATCCAACCAAGTGGTTGTAAGAATCTCGCACAATTCCATTCGGATTTACACGCACTGCTGTTATGAGCTCATTTGCTCCAATCAAGCCATTTGGATCCATACCAAATTGGCTTGTAAAGGGGCCTCTATTGATGGACCCACATTCGCGAAAGAATTCTGAAACTCGCTTCTGAACAATCGGCGGCCACTTTTTCTCTTCAGATCGCTGAAACAACAATGTAGGCTTATGACGTTGATTTTCAACGACAACATCAGTAGAAGGTTCAATATAGAAGAGTGGTTCCCAGCCCAGATTTCTGTAAGATTTCCTATCGGGTGCTGAGCGGTCCCTTATGATTTCTGTGTAGTGAATGATAAAAGAGATATCTGCATTCTGTTGCCCTTCACTCAATGGATAAGGCGGGCATCGTACACGGTCAAACTTGACTTCACGACTAAATTCAGTCTTGTCGCCTTTCTTGACTAGAGAATCTTCAACTGTCACTTCGAGAATAATAAATAGGATTCCACGCGTCATCAATACTCCAGGTTCACTCAGTGCTTGATAGAAGACACGCATATCCTTGCGTTGTTCAGGATCAACCAAGTATTCCTGAAAACATTCGAACGAATTCATCAGACGTTCGATCGCAGGAATATTACTTGCCTTCAACTCGTCAATTCCTACACGTGTTGCAATCCACGTCCGCATATTATTCTGTGTCTTCTTTTCACACTTGTTGTAGAACTCGTTAACTAGATTTCCACCGTTGAGCTGTAAGAAATTCTTAGGAGTCATACGCGCTTCAATGAAGCGTGTTGCCTCTTGTGCATTGTTCTGATAGCCTAGGTATGGTGCTAACGCTGAAAACAGCGACAAATTTCTCTGATTTGAGTGATTCTCGGTTGCAACACGAAGAAATCCCTTTGCAGTCGCCTTGAGCTTACGTACAATCTCAAGACGATCTTGAAAACTCGGTGAATTGGAATCCTGCTCAAAGTAGGCATCTAACACCTGAGGTAAAAGACCAACCTGAGGGCCGCTTTTCGGGTCATCTGCTGCAGAGGTGGGAACAATAATATCTAACGGAATCTTATTGGCGTCAACAATTGACTTTGTACTTGCTCCGTAAAGAACACGATAGTAATTCGGAACATATCCCTTGATCGGTGCAGCCTTTGATTGTTCTTGCGGTTCTGGCTCAGGGGCCATCGCTTGTAAAAGAAGATCAGCTTGAGCTGGGCCTTCTTGTTGTTGAACTACAACAGGTTTTGGTGCAACTGCAACAGGCTTTGCTGCAAGTGCACTCGCTTTCAGTCCAAGCCGTGTGAACTCAGGATCATTCGGATCAAAGCGATCTTCAGGATCAATGAAACAGCAAGGAAGTGCAAGTCCATCGGGAGTTTTACGCTTGAGAAATCCAATGTAAATCTGACGCTCAGAATCTGAACTCGGCTGCTGTTTGCGCTGTAGCACTGTCTTATTTGCATCACGCGCCTTCAATTTCATATCCTCTTCTTCAATCAGTGTTCCCCTGCAGAAAGGGCACGTATTTGCAGGTTTAGGACTGCCCTTACGATCTACAGTTTTTTTAAAATCCTTGTAGCGTACAAGCAGACGATCACGGATACAGAATAGACGCGGGCAGAAATAGTAGTGCAGCTTTCTAGCACTGGATCCATACCGAACAATTGTTATCACTTCAGGTCTCTCGGCACTCGGATAAGTAAGCCCATCCAGCGTACTTGTTTCGTCATTTTGCTTTTTTGGCTGTTTCTTCAGAAATTTCTTTGAATCCTTGTCATTCGGATAGACAATGAATTCCATATCGTCATCATTTTCATAGATACGCCGCATTTCATTGAACTCTTCAGTATCTAGAACGATCGGCTGGCGTGATACGTTTGCTGCACAGTGAGTAACATAACCCTTTTCTTTCTGCTCCTTTGCATAATTAAAGATGGCAGGGTCTGCGATTTTTAGACGATCAATGTAATATTTAGCGAGGCCGATTGCCTTTACATCTGCAGGTTTACCGAAGGCTGCCTTTTCTTCTGCGTCTCTTTCTATCACTTGTGCTGCAGGTGCTGCTGGTGCTGCTGGTGCTGCTTGAGGAGCTGCTGCTTGTTGAGCCCCACGTAAAAAGTCAGGAACATTTTCAGTATTCGGAAATGCAACCTCCTCCTCTTCTTCTGTGTTGGCTACGCCTATCGCACCACGCAAGAACTCAGGAACATCATCTTCATCAGGAAAGGCAACCTCTTCCTCCTCCTCTTCAGCCGGCAACGCAACAGGAGGCTGAATTGCTTGAATTGATCTCTCTGCGGCTGCAGCTGCAACTACCGCCTGCGGGCTCATCTCGCATCGCTGCTTTGAGAAACGATCCGCCGGCCCCGTTATGAAAAGGCCCAGTAGTTGCTTGAGAAGACCAAAATGTTCAAAACTCTGTATACGAGACACGTGAAATGTGTAAATCGGATGCTGTGCAAAAATAGCAATATCGATTCCAGGATTCTTGTTCAAAATAAAATCCTTTGTTTCAGGAACTGCCAATGAATACTCATTGCGCTGTGCAATCCACGCAACAATTATCTTTCTTGCATCTTCAAGTGGAATCTGAAACTCTGCAGCTACTAAACGACCCCACTTCTCAATCTCGCTCGATCCAGAAACTGCTTCACGCGCCTGCAGCTGTGTTAAAAATGTAAAGACACGATCTTCTGTAAAATAATTGCTGACACCCTTGAACCGAAGTGCAATGAGCGGTTGCTCATCGAGAAGTGGCGGAATTTCCTGAAATACTGAAGAAAAGCAAGGTAAACGCTGGACCAGCATTTCTCGCGTCACTCGCGTATCTTCACGCATTAGTCGCAAGCGAAAGACAACATCCGCCTGTCCAAGAGCCGGTTGAAGTAGTAAATACGGTAATGTATCCATAGCCTTCTCAATCATCTCAGGTGCTTCCTGTAGGTCCGTATCAGGATCCAATAGACGCTTCTGCTTCGGCGGTAGCAGTATAAGATCAGCTGTGCCGTCGTGAAAAATACGATGTGTTGCGAAAATCGGTATTTCTTCGCCCACCATTGATTCCTGAATCAGCAATTTGATCGAGGCAAATTCAAATCCAGGATTCGGATTCTTATCCTGCCTCCAGGTCTTGAGAACACTCGCATTCGGCAAATCTGGAATTGGCTGCTCACCTAGAATACGAAGTTTCGATAACGGCGTTCCAGATGAAGGGAAAAATCGCAGATACGGTCTCTCGTGAATGGCACGAGTTCCAAAGAAGAGCGGTGCAACACCGTCCCATCCTTCAGGCGCCTTGGACCACCACAAACGCATAAGCTTAATGCCATTTAGAACAGGAAGTTTCAGTTCGCCTCCCAGTGTTTCATAGAGCTCATCCAAATAGGCGAGTTTATCCAGATTCTTCTTGCATTCTTTTGCCTGATTCACCAAGTCAGCGTTCGAAAGGCCTTCCGCGCTCGGTAAAACGCCCGAAATGACAAATGGAAAATAGGGCTTGATGCGACCCAGAACATCGCGAGGGCCAAGAGGTCTCGGTGCAATAATCTTGTCAATCAGATCCACATAGAGAAAGATATAGAGTTCAGGAATCTGCTTACCTTCTTCGAGGCGAAAGACATCACTCAAACTCATCCGAATACGATTGTCCATTGTTAACGCCTTTTCACCTCCAGCTGAGTCTACAAATCTTGGATCCGGTTTTCCAGTCATCAAACTCAGAGGATTTACAAGTGAAAGTACATCCTTACGTTCAGATCCTCCAGCGGTAAGCCACACTAGATCAACCGGCTTGTACTGAGTCGGTATACCCGCTGAATCTAGCTCTTCTCCTTTCGCCAAAAAGACGAGTGGGGGCGAAAACTGAGGATTCTTCTCTTTCAGATTCCAAAGTGCCAGCTTCACTTCGTGAAGGGAAAACCACGAAGGTAGCGGTCCAAGTGTGATTTTTTCAGTTGTGGTAGCTCCAGTAGCAGAAATTCTTATAAGATGAAGGGTTACCGTCTGGGTTAGCAGCGGTTTGATTTCTTCATTTGATAAGAAAGATGAAAACTGCGTCCTTAGAGACATCTTAATTCCCACTGAGGAATTACATTGTTCCGATTTTCAGTAGGCCTCCATTTTCGCCCTGTATCTTATCCTTCTTAGGATCATACTGAGGTTGATCGGTTATGCGTTCACCACAGTATGACACCGGATGTGCTTTGAAGTCCTGGTACTTGTAAATATTGATAGCTTCTGCCTCACGAAGAAGCCAACCAAAGTTATTCCAGAACTCAGGGCCGTGGCTTTTTGCCGTTGCCGGTGTGATGACGTGTGCCATTTCGTGTAGTGCAACAAACACCATAACGTTTTCATTAACAAGTTGTTCGTTGTCATCATCTTTCTGACGTAGACAGAGGTGGATGCTATCTCCTTTATTTACACTGTAGCTGACGTGTTCTGCATCAGGCGTGGCTTCGTAAAAACGCTTAGGATCAGCCTCAAACTTTTCATTTAACTGGATGACTTGCACTTTACCAGGATATCTCTGCCGGAGTGTATCAATAAGGCTTTGAAGCTTCCCCCGAACTGATGCCAGCAAATCAGCGGCTTTCTGCTTGTCAGGTAAGTCGCGGACATTATAATTCAAACCATCCACCTTGCTTTTTACTTGTACAATTGGATACGACGATGTTGCATTGTGAAAGGTAGTCCAAATTCCTGATAGGACACTATCCATCTAAAACCGTACGAGATCTTACAAGACTTCATATGGTTTTGTAATTGTGATAATTTATGAGATTTCCAAAGAGCGGCGGTTCGTGTCGGGCTCGATCGTGCTCTGGTTGAACACGGACACTGCAACCTGCGGATTCGGGGGCTCTGAGCGGAGCTGGTAGTTGGCATTGCGCATTGACTGACCGACGGTGTTGATACCGATCAAAGCACCCGCAGACAAGAAGTTCTTACCCTTGAGTGAGCCAGTGCCCATAGGGTTCTGCTGGGCCCATACACTGTTTGTATCCTTAGGGAGGAGTTCACCCGGTGTTAGCTGATCACGCGGGTAGCAGCCCTCAGGTGTCTCAGCATTACCGAACTCAGAAGGGCCCTCATAGCCCGTTAGGCTGGTGAAGCCCTCATTTCCAGAAGAAGCAACATGAGGATTTTGCATGACTCCTGCCCGATCTACTGCACCCGATCCACCGGGGAAGTTGGCAGGCTGGCTGCCGAGAGAGGCCGATGAGAGTGTGGAAGCTTGGAACCCGTATTTGCGGGGCATTAGACCACCAAGCGTAGGGTCAATTAGATAAACGGCCAGAACGATCAGGCCAACAGCAAACAAGCCTAATAGGATATCACGAGAGTTGATACCTGCCATTGGAGATTCTGTCAGTGATGGATAAAAAAGATAATTTAGTGAATTCATTCACTCTCATCGCCATCCTCATCCTCATCTTCATCCTCCGAATCCGGGGGCATCCGACCCGTAGCCTCAAAATACTGCATTCTGATTTGCTCGGCTTCAACACGTGCCTTGGCGGCCCGGAGGCGTGTAAGTAAATACTCCTCGTGACTCGCTGCCCGATCAGCCCGTAGCGCAACAGGCGGAAGATTACTCTCGGCAATTGATTCTTCTCCATCTGACTCAGAATCTTCAAAGTAGATTCCCTGCTGGGCCTGCGACTGCTGTAGGGGTTGAACAGGTGTCCAGACCAGCGTAAGTACCTTAGGATTCATAAAGACTGATGAAACATAGGCCTGTGATTCTTCAGTCACCTGAGGCATATTTGAAAACAGGTGCTTGACACGCTTCATAAGCTGCTCGTGCGAAGGCAACTTAGCAAACCAATGATTATCACCACCTTCCTTGAGCAAGATATGCAAAAGCGCGCTAACAACTTCAAGAACCTGCTCCTCATTCTCAAAAGTCAAAGATGCAGATGAATCCCTCTTCAAATTAGCACGAGAGAGTACAGATTCACTGTAAGCCTTTGATACCGTAAGCTTGTATTGTGATTCACTTGATATCCACTCAGGTGCCGTAAAGACAGTAGACATTCTGCGGTCTTTATCGTTTCTCGAGTTTAGACCGCCTCCGTAGATGGTATCTATGGCCAAAAAAGAGTCAACATCAAAAAAAGACGTGCCCGGGACTATGATTTATTCAATTCTTGATCGCGCAGTTCAATTCTTTCAAGATCAGAAAAATAGAGAACGCATTCAAATCCACTGTATTGATCCTCTACTTCGACACATTTTAGACCGTATGTTCCCTTACATTATTTTGACCTGTATCCTGTTTTCACTCATTTTGTTAATGTCCTTTACCACCGTAAGCTTACTTATCTTTCAAATGCGGCAACCGCCTCTAGTCGCGGCAGCTCTATCCACAATTAATCCGGTCTCACTGTAATGAACAATAATGACCTAGCACATAATGTCAGAGGGTGGGTTCACTATGACAATATGTGTGCTGCACTTCAAAAGCAAATTATGAATGCACGAAAACAACGAGATGGCTTTGAAGAGCAAGTTCAAATACTTCTTGAAAAAAACGCTATGACAAATGCAGTCATTCAAATCTCCGGAGGTCAATTACAGCTTCAGGAAGAAAAGACTACGTCGGGACTTACAATGAAAAGTCTCCACGAATCCATTGATCAGTACTTCAAGTCGCACCCTGAATTGCCGAACAAAACGAACGAACTTGTCACCTTTATCCGAGATAGGCGTGCAGTCAGTACCGCTGTACGGCTTAAAAAATTGAAAGCTGCGGCACCCCCTGCTCAAGTATAGTCGTGTAGTACTTTATAGACAGTATGTCTAGTATTCATATTGTGTCTCGCAGCACCCGTGTATCTCTTGACCACTGGCTGCGGGCCGAGGTCTATGTCGGCTTGGGGTACGAAAAGGGAAGTAAGAAGGATGCAGTTCTTAACTTCTTCTTTAATGGCTTGTCCCCGTGGATTCAGTCGATTGGATACAAGTGGTCTCGCACGGAAGATGAAATTGCCATTAAGTTCATTAAGTTTTGCTACGAAGCAGAATATACGTTAACAAAGAAGCGCAACTTTACACTTATGAATCCAGAGCCAAATCACAGGAATTACTTAGAAGATCGGGATACATTTGACTACTTTGTATCAACGGATCGCTTTCTTGAGTTCCTTGATCAATGGCAAGGAACTCTTCCTATTGTTGGAAGTCGTCTAGAAAACTATCTAGTTGAATTCTGCTATGTCTGGGTTGATGTGCAATCAGGGCAGCCTGGAACGTGGACACAGAAGACTCTTGATGGTGATATGGATTCAGATGAGGAGGATGCCCATAATGGGAATCTTCCTGATATGTATGCAAACCGTCGAAAGAACGACTTGTACTAGCGTACTACGTCGTTAGGAAACGACTTGTACTAACGACTTTACTAGCGTACTACGTCATTCAATTTATGAACTTAACCATTTGCCAGAATTAAATGGCAAAATACCTAATGATTCAGCTTGTTCCTTGAACTGCTGAACCTTATTTTCAAATGCTAGACCCTGCGACGTGAGAGGCCGTGTGGCACCTGACGTGATAGAGGTTGCGTCGTGAGTCGATTGTCTAGGTTTAGGGCCAATGCATGTCACACCATACTTCAACTCAGGATTGTCAAAGTATCCACCATTTAGACCCGGTTTACCGCAAGCACCGCGCTGCTCGGCCGGTCCCTGTTGCAATGTGTCATATGTATCCTGTTGCGTAGGATAGACTGCCATCTGACCCTTTACCCAACCATAATTGCACCAATCAGCACCCTTCTGCCACGCTGCCTTCACCTGATCATATGTCGCGAGTTCAGCCCCGAGTGCCTTGCAAAGCGGTGCAGCATCATAGTACGAAAAGTTATTAGAGCTCACTGAAAAGACCTCTTTTGCCGGAGAAATCACCTTTTCAACAACTGCATCAAATCCTGAAGGCGGATTTGAACTTGCCTCCTGCGGAGGCATAGGTGGTGCAGTAGGCGCCGTTTCATTCGTTTCTTTTGTATCGGATGTAGGAGCAGGAGGTGTATTCGGATTAAAATACTGCTGTATACTCGTTGTCCAATTCTGAACTGAATTCATAAAAGGCTCGTAATAGAAGGCGAACAAGACAAGAAAAAGCAGAAGAAATCCAATAAACCAAGTTAAAGGTGAACCAAATGATCCTCCCGCATTTGCTGTATTTGCTGCATTTGTAGCAAATGCAGATCCAGCATTTGCAGCCGGTGCTAATCCAAGTGAGCCGAGACCTGAATTAACAGCATTATTAACTGAGTTATATGCGTTTGTCGCGGCCTTATTGAGCGACTTTGCATTTGATGAAATAACATTAGATGCCATAGGCACTAGGCTATTAAACTTCTGAACAGTGCTGTTCATCTCTAACTACTACAACTAAGTAATAATAGAAGCATCTTTCAACTGTTGTTTTAGCAAGGGTAAACGTGCTTCGATTTGATCCAAAAAGGAACAAACACTTATATCATCGTAATGCCTATTCAAGTATTCAGTTGTTGCCGGATTACAAGCACCAAACGATAGAATTTGTGGAAATCCAATGCACTCTCCAGTCTCAGTATTCCACAATGGCTTTTGCGAATGAATAAGCACCGATTTTGATTGAAATCCTATAGCTTGTAGAATCCAATTTGCTGAATGTACTTTTTGGCTTATTTTTAATGTATCTTTCATTGAAAGAAGTGTAAAGCGCTTTCCATAGTCTCCTCGTAAAATTGCATCAGCGATATCTGCAGATTCCTTTTTAATACCACCGTAGTATCCATTTCGCTCATATTTGAATGGAGTATCACCGCGATAAAATCCAGTTATATCTACATCATTAATTGACAGTAAATGTTTGATAATAAGTGTTCCACTGTGTGATAGACCAACCACGATTACTTTCTGACCGGGTAGAACCATACGTTTAAGTTGATCCGGATCAAGACCTATAGAAAGAGGAATAGAAGGGACACCGTAGTCATCTTGCCGGGGCTCCATTCCAGTGCAAACACAGAGAATACTTGTTTGTAAAGGTGGGCGAGTACTCGAAAACTGAATTGTCCAAAGTTTTGTATCAGCGTTCCACTCAAGGTTTCGCGCAGTATCGTAAATTGCAGTACATTCTTTTACTCGCTCGTGGCCCTTACGTTGAATATCAGTTGCGATATCAACTACAGGCAAACAATCTGTAGATTTTCCGCGCTTAGATATCCATAGACCTATTTCACTCCAGTCATCAATTGCACCCTCTTGCGATAGGCGATCGACCTTTTGACCGATCGTCGTATTGCTTTGAATCGCGGAATACTTGCACATTAGATCGCCTCCACAGAAATCGGAGTCGATTACCGTTATCTTATTACCTTTTACGAACTCAAGAAGTTGGCATAAAAGAAGTTGTCCAGAAATACCGAATCCAAGAATTGTAATTGGTGAAACACTCATCCTCTACCCGCAAATATCAAATAAAGTAGCAAAGCTGTTTTATTTGAATCTGTATTTTCCGCATTCTGTGGTCTGTCTTTTTGAAGGCAGCGCATTTATACGCTGTCTTTTTGAAGGCAGCGCATTTATACGCTGTCTTTTTGAAGGCAGCGCATTTATACGCTGTCTTTTTGAAGGCAGCGCATTTATA